CAAAGAATAGCGGTTCAAGGAATAGCGGTTTATGTAATAGCGGTTCATATAATAGCGGTTCATGTAATAGCGGTTCAAGGAATAGCGGTTCAAGGAATAGCGGTTTATGTAATAGCGGTTCATATAATAGCGGTTCATGTAATAGCGGTTCAAGGAATAGCGGTTCAAGGAATAGCGGTTCAAGGAATAGCGGTTCATGTAATAGCGGTTCATATAATAGCGGTTCATGTAATAGCGGTTCATATAATAGCGGTTCATGGAATAGCGGTTCATATAATAGCGGTTCATGTAATAGCGGTTCATATAATAGCGGATTTTTCAATTCCAACGAACCGAATGTCAGAATGTTTAATAAAATGACAAAAAAGAAAAGAGATGAAATTGTCATTCCTTCTTGGTGCTATTTTGATTTAACTGTTTGGGTGTCACATGATACTGCTACAGAAGAAGAAAAAGAAGTACACAAAAAGGAAATTGAAACTTGCGGTGGATATTTGAAAACTCTTGAATATAAAGAAGCGTGGAAATTGGCTTGGGATAAAGCAAGCAAAGAAGAACACAAACAGTTATTGAAACTTCCGAACTGGAACAACGAAGTATTCAAAGAGATAACTGGAATAGACGCAGAAGCAGAAATTGCAAAGGAGTAAATATATGGAACAGATAATGCAAGCCATTAAACTATTATGCCGAGAAACTTCATTCAGTAAAAATCTTTTTGTTAGGAGATAAAAGAAAATGAATGACCTTAAAGGAATAATTGAAGATTGTAACAAGAGCGACCTTATAAGCGATAAGGTAATTAAAAAGATTATCGAAATAATCGGACAAGAAGAGTGGCAAGAATTACACGATGAAAACAACGATGTTTGTACAACAATGGGAGAATTGATAATTACTCTCAAAGGAATTACAGAACTTGAAAAAGAAAACGCAGAACTAAAAGAAGTTCACGAAAGTGACAAAAGGTCTTTAGCCTTAATTGCGAAAAAAGGTGCAGACTTTGAAAAGGCTTATAACGAAGCAGAGGAACTCTTAGACAAGCAGATTGAAGCAACATATAAGGTGGTTGAGGAAAACAAGGAACTGAAAGAAAAATTAGGCGATGTTCAAATGCAAAAGGCAGGAGAAAAATCAGACCTTGTATGGAAATTGAAAACTGCAAATGAACAGAAAGCAGAACAACTCACCTATGCCAAAACAATCATACAAGACCTGTTAGACAATACAGACGAGTATGCAAGACAGAGAGCAGAAGATTTTTTGAAGGAGAATAAATAATTATGACCGACAAAGAAGAAATCAAGTTTGCAATCAGATACTTAAAGCAGGGACTTAAAAGCAAGCGGACACCACCATTGTATGAAGAACTTATGAATGAACTGGGGGTTTGAAAAGAAACCAGAAGAAATAAAATGTGCGAACTGTGTGCATTTTACCGAACTCTATGAGTTATGTTGTTACAGTATGGGCGATGAAGATTATGATTGCAGAGGTAGAGAATATAAGTCAAAGAAAAAGGAGATAAAAGAAAATGACTAAAGAATACGAAATGGAATATTCAAGAGAAGATGAACTCATAGAACAAATTGCAAACCTTGAAAAGGAAAATAAGGATTTATTTATGGATTTAGAATTTGACCCACTTGATTATATACTACCTCCACCAATTATAGATGATAAACAGATTTTTATTCGCCGTGACGGGGGTGTTGTACCGCCAAAGTTTGAAGCAATTATTACAGACTTAGGAACAAGCGAAAAGAAAAAATCATTCTTTAAGAGGTTATGGCAGAAATTAAAAAGTTTACTTTTAAGGCGGAAACTAAAATAAAAGGAGTTAGATAAATGACAAAAGAATTACCGAGAATAGACCCTTCAAAATACACAGTTACGGAAAAAGGAAATGTAATCAAGCCAGAAAAAGTAATTGAACTCCCAATAAAAGGGAAAGTAAATGTTACACTTAGCAAGAAGAATAAAAGAGGTTTTGAAATAACAAAAGAAGAAGAACTTGAAAAAGAAAATCTAATATTATATCAACATGACGGATGGTGTGATTTTTATAAAAAAGAAATAATAATTGAAAAAACTTTATTTGAAAATGAAAATTTTTATAAAAGAGGGTATGAAGTTTTAAGACATGAAATAATTCATGCTTTTATATTTGAAAGTGGATTAAATGTAAATTGTGATTGGGCAAAAAATGAAGAATTGGTTGATTGGATTGCTTTACAGTTTCCAAAATTAAATAAATGTATGGAGAAGTTATTATGAGAATACCAAATGATATAAATAAAATTCCAATTTGGAATGTAAAGACTAACGATGGAGAATGATATATGATTGCTTTATTTTGGGATAACGAAAGAAAAGTTCCTCTTAGATTATCTGAAGTTATATCAATTCAAATTGCTTATAGAAAAGATACAAAATCTCCATTTTCTGAACGAATGAATTTTGAAGGATTTGGGATTCAAGATGCTATTTCATCTAGTGAGTTGTGTTGGGTAGTTAGATATGGAAATGTTAATAATACTATCGCTTTACCAATAAATCAATTTAGAATTGAAGGAATTGTTGATGAAAATAAAAGTGATGAGATTAAAAAAGGAAATTATGATGTTGACATGAGTAATTTGTTTAAAATAGAATTTTGAGGTATGATATGAAAGAAGAAAGTAGAAAAATACTTGATGAATTGATAAGAGAACATTCTTGCAGATACACAAGACCTAGTGGTTTGAGTGATTATGAATATATGGCTTTTGTTAAAAAACTTAAAAAGTCTTATCAGAGATGTATTAATCATTTGGACAAATGTTGTTTTAAAGGAGAATAATATGAATGTTTCTTGGAATACTTTATCAGAAAAGAATATAAAAATTGATGTGTTGAAATATGAAAAATATTTTAAAGAAAATGAAAATACTGTATTTGAATTAAAGGATTTTAATTACATAAATAAGTCTAAAAAATATAGATTATTAAAGAAATATGCAAAACAGAAAGGATTCAAATATATAAAACGAATGTATTTACCTACTAAAGTTTTAATGCTTGAATCAACAAAAGATATAAAATCACAAATTGATATGATAGGAGAATAATATGCTTGAACTTATAAAATTTGAAGCAAAAGGATTTGGTTGTTTTAAAGATGAAACAATTTTTGATTTTCAAAGTGGTATAAACATGATTGTTGCTGAAAATGGTAATAGAATTTTAGAAATGGACTATTACAGAAGTTGATATTAATGAGATAAAACAACCTACAATTATATGTTCAAACTTTCATGCGGGATAAAGAATAATTTGACATTAAATATAAATGATATTATATTAATTATGTGACTTGATTTTTAAGTTCATGTTTACCTCTTTTGAAATCCGTTCTGAAATATGAACGGATTTCTTTTTTTTTATTTAATTAATTATAAAACTTGAATGTTATGTTTTATCGTGTTATTATTATATCTACTATTTAATCTTGTTGGAGGTTCATATTAATGAAAGTAAGAAAATGTAATGGAAATGAAGAAGATTTCCATCTAAGTAAAATCTTTAATGCCGTTAAATTGGCAAATAATTCTGTAGAAAAAGAAAAAAGAATGACTGATGAAAAAATAAATCAAGTTGTAGATTTTGTGCAGAAAAAAATTAAAAATTATTCAACAATCGATGTTAATACAATTCATGATTTTGTAGAAAAAGCATTGATGAATAAAAATCAATATGATGTTGCAAAAGCATATGTTTTATATAGAAATAATAAAAAGAAAGATAAAAAGTATGATGATGATGAATTAAAAATCATTTCAATTTGTGATTCTACTAATGAAGATGTTAGTGGGGATAATGCGAATAAAAAACCAACATTATTGAGTACACAACGTGATTATATTGCAGGTACAAAATGTAAAACTATCGGTAGAAAAATGTTACCTAAAGAAGTAACAAAAGAACATGATGTTGGAATGATTCATTTTCATGATATGGATTATTCACCATTACAGAATATGTCTAATTGTTGTTTGATGAATACATTTGATATGTTTACAAATAATTTTGCTATGGGAGATGTAAAAATAGATTCTGCTCATTCATTTAGTACGGCATGTAATCATTTAGCACAAATAACTTTACATGTAAGTTCAAGTCAATATGGTGGTGCTACATATTCATGGGCATCAACACTTTATGCTTTACAGAAATCAAGAGAAACAATTACAAAAAGAATTTATGATAGATGTTCTTCATTTTTAACAGAAGAGCAAATGCAAAAATTTATTGATGAAGATTTAAAAAAAGAAATTACTCGTGGTATACAAACATTCCAATATCAAACATTGACAATGAGTAGTGCTAATGGTCAAACTCCTTTTTTAAGTGTAAATCTTTGTTTAGCAGAAGCGATGACAAAACAAGAACAAAAAGACCTTGTTATGATTATCGAAGAAGTTTTAAGACAAAGAACTGAAGGTGTAAAAGACAGAAAAGGTAGAATCATTTCACCATTATTTCCAAAACTTCTTTATTGGATTTGTGACGGATTAAATGTTGAGGAATCAGACCCATATTATTATCTGAATAAATTGGCATGTGATTGTGAGGTAAAACGTATGCAACCTGATATTCTTTCAGAAAAGAAATGTCGTGAAGCAAAAGAAGGTCAAATCATCCCGAATATGGGATGCAGAAGTTTCCTTACTCCATATTGGGGAAAGAAAACTTATGTGGAAAAAGATGGAAAAATTCAACATGCAGAGATTTCATCAATTCTTAACTATGGAATAAATTGGGAAATTCTTGATAAACCTAATTTAAAATATATTTGTCGTTCTCTTGAACCAAAATCATTGAAAGAATTGTGGGAAACTGTTTGTAAAAAATTAGATAGAAATTCTAAAGAAAGTGGAGATATTGAATTTGCAGATTGGAAGATAGTTTATAATTATCTTGGTAATACTGCTAGAATTTTAACAGTTTCTTTTGATTCAGAAAAAAATGAATATTCAATTAAAACATTAGAACCTAAAACATATGGTCGATGGAATCAAGGTGTAGTAACAATTAATCTCCCTTATGTAGCATTAAAATCAAAATTGGATAATAGAGATTTTTATGAAGTATTAGATTATGGACTTGAAATTTGCCGTAAGGGATTACAAGAACGACATAAGAGTATTAAAAAGATTAGAGCAGAAAATGCTCCTATTCTTTGGATGAATGGTGGACTTGCTAGATTGAACCCTCAAGATAATCTTGATTCAATGCTTGAAAATGACGTTGATTACACTACAATTTCTTTGGGATATGTTGGATTATACGAAACTTGTATGTGTTTAATTGGTAAGTCTAATACTACTAAAGAAGGTATTAAACTTTCTAAAGAAATCATGAAATATATGAATGATAAATGTACTGAATGGAAAGTTGCTGATAAAATTCCTTATTCTATTTATGGAACTCCCGAGGAAAGTACAACTGAAAAATTTGCAAAAGCATTAAAAAAACTCGCAGATGGTGAATTAATTGTTGGAGTTACAGACCATGATTATGTTTGTAATAGTTATCATGTAAATCCTGCAGAAAAAATCGATGCGTTTACTAAACTCAAACTCGAAGGTGAATATCTTGCTCTTTCAAAAGGTGGGGCAGTATCTTATGTTGAATGTGGTACGTCATTGGTAACAAATAAAAAAGCAATTCTTCAATTGATGAAATACATGTATGATAATATTCTTTATGCAGAATTTAATTTCAGAAATGAAGGTTCTTGTGATGAATGTGGATATGAAGGTGAATTGAGCATTATTAATGATAATGGAAAATTATTATGTCAATGTCCAAAATGTTTAAATAAAAATCAAAAAAAATTATCATATTTCGTGCGATTGTGTGGCTATCTAGGTCAAATTTCAAGAGGTATCAATGAAAATTCAATGAATACAAACCAAGGTCGTTTGAGCGATATTAAAAATCGAGTTATACATTTGGGTGATTAAATTTTTTGTTAAAAAGATAGAGGACAGTAGGATGCAAGCAAAGATTTAATTATCGAACAAAATCATTAATTATATTGATTTTTATATAAATATTTATTTATAATTGATTAAATTATAATCCCTAAAGAGATAATAAATCTTTAGGGATTAATCATAGGGATTATATGAAATACGCAGAAATAAAAGAAAATGATACAGTTAATTGTATGGAAGGAATTACAGTATCTTTATTTATGAGTGGTTGTCCACATCATTGTAAAAACTGTTTTAATCAAATAACATGGAATCCAAATTATGGTACAGAAATTGAGATTGATAAACTTTGTGATGAGTTAAATAATTTGATTAATGCTTATAATGTTCATCGTGATTTTTCTATATTAGGTGGTGAACCTTTAGCAGAATATAATAGAAAAAATACTCAATATATCATTCAACAAATTAAATATAAAAATCCAAATATTTTAATATATCTGTGGAGTGGATATACTTTGGGAGAATTACAATTGATGAATGATGATTCAATAAATTATATTTTATCAAGTGTCGATTATTTAATAGATGGTAGATTTGAAGATGATAAAAAAGATTTGAAATTAAAAATGAGAGGTAGTTCAAATCAAAATGTTTATCAACGAATAAATGGAAAATTAAACTTAATTAATGTTTAATTTAAATGGTTATTCTGTTTTAGAATAACCTTTTATTTTTTTATTGAATATATCCATTTTAAACAGACGGCTTGATTGAACAATGGCAAACGTATATTGCTTCTATAGCTGATGTAGTTACTCCATGTAATTTATTTGTAGAGTATTCTAATACAAGATATTTCGTTGCAGTTACAGAAGATAACTGTGAAGATACTTTTAACAGTATATCAACTAAGAAAGGAACTGTGCTAATAGTACAAAATAAAACAAAATCTACTTTTGATGTGTTACATTATGAGTATTATGTAACATCTCAATATATAGGAGTTATGTGTATTGGATATTAATAGCCTTTGGCTATCCATGTTCCATTAGAAATGGAAGCATCTCCATATAATTGATTCCATTGTGTTTCAGAAATTGCTCTAGGAAATTCTCTATATTGAGGTTTATCTGCACTGTTTGAATTAAAGACACAACTAAACATAGGAATTGTCGTATATACTATTAAAAAATTTCTAGCAATATTAGAATAATTAAATGTCCCCCATTGTTCAATCAAGCCGTCTGTTTAGATTGTATATACAATTAACTATTTTATTATAAATAAAGATAAAGGAGTTTTAGACTATGGGTTCAACAAATTTAGGTAATCAGACATTAACTTTTGATTTTAAACAAGAAGGTACATCTGAAGGATTTAATAAAATTATGTACAATTTGATACCTAAAGGAATTATTAAAGGTGGAGAATTAACAAAATTAACAGATTCTACCGTTTCAATTTCTCCTTTTCTTTGTTTCTTTGAAGATACTTCCGTTGAAACGGGTACTAGATTAGAAACTTCATCTGATGTTTCTGTATCGGTTTCACAAGCAAACAATTATATTGTAGGTAGATTTAATTGGTTAAATATTGAAGATAATTATATGGATTTCTTAGGTGTATCTTCTAGCAATATTCAACCTACAGATTTAATTTTTGGTAGAGCAATTTATGATACATTAGGTGTTTTACAGAATTTTGATGTTAGTGAAAAAAGTTGGTCAAGAGAATATTATGAAAATTTTAAGAGTGATTATCCAAATTTCCATGTTATGTATAATCCAACAGATTCTAGTAAAATTATCATAAATAAAGGTTCTGCTTTTATTAATGGAAATTTAGTAACATTATCATCACCTTATATATTACAATATTCAGATTTAAATGTTACTAATTCAAGAAAAGATTTAGTTGTTATTGATGAATCGTCATCTATTAGCATTATTAAAGGTGATGATAGCGTAACACCTACTGTTCCAAAATGTCCACAAAATAAATTAATTTTAGCAGTAATTACATTACCATCAAATCCTTCTACAATCGAAGGTACTTATATTCAAAATATTTATTCAAATAATCCATCTTTGAATAGTGAACTTGTAGACGGTGTAGTAGTTACATCTAAAATTGCAGATGATGCAGTAACTCTTAATAAAATTAATAATGTAACAAAATCAACATTAGAAACATATGGTTATTATTGTATAGATGCTAATTCTGATAATATTTCTGATACATCTAAAATTTTTGATATTACTTTACCCGATGTTAATATCGTAGCGGGTACTACATTAAAAATTACATTTGCTAATGCCTTACAATCAAGTAATGAAATATCTAGTGTTTATTTAAAATTTAATGGTGAAAGTGATTCTAATAAAAAACAAATTGTTGCAAGACGAGCAGGAATATTAAGTACAGATGTTGGATACGTTGATTCAAATCTTTTCGCATTAAGAAGTCATTTATTTGCGGGTGGAAATTATGATGCTAATTATCCTAATAAAGTATTCGATGCATACACAAGTTTAACATTAATGTATACGGGTACATATTGGTTGATTATGGAAAACCCCGTTTTGTGTAATTATGCAGACGCTTCAAATAGATATACCGTCAATGCGGACGGATTTATAAAACAGTCTTATTCTGGAAGTGGAATATTTGGAGGGACTTTTATTTTTCCTATCGCTTTCAAAAATACCACTTATTCTGTGTCGCTCGATATATCGGAGTTTAACTCACATGGAGATATTGCTTTGTGTGCTAACTCTTATGATAAGACAAAAACAAATATGAAAATAAGATTTCAAATACGAGGAAATAGTGGACAAGCCTTTAACCCTGCTTTATTTACTTATGAGGTGGAGGGTTATTAATTCTAACTGAACGGTTTAATTGAACAATGGGGGAAATCTCGACCGTCTAGTGCCCAAACTCAATATTCCGCCAATGTAGTATTACCAATTGTAATGAGTAATACTAGATATTCAATATCAGGAATTAATGCTGTTAATGCTTACGGAGGATTATGTGTATTGAATGTTAAGGATGAGACTTTAGCAACAACAGGATTTAAACTAGGCAATTCTACCCCTGCCACAAATTATATCATAGTTTCGCAGATTACTTGGAGCGTTAAAGGCTATTAATAACCTTTTATATACAAATCGATTACGTTAGCGACATGAACAATATTTTGTATTTTTAATGAATCTTTATTTTTAGTACACGTTAATTCAAATGCAGAATCTCCTGCATATATTCCTTTGAAAAAATTAGGTATACAATAATTTAATGTTTCCATTTGAACCAAGAAAGTCCAAACATAAGAAGCAAAAGACCCATTATGCCACTGTTCAATCAAGCCGTCTGTTTAAAATGTATATAAATTACTATTTATAATATAAAAAGGAAATAATTTTTTATAATATAAATGGAAGATTGGACAATGAATGTAGATAAAAATTTGGTAGATATATGTAAAGATGTTATAGCACATCCACAAGAAGATTTGAGTTACTTACAAGATGTTTTTAAAATGTTGGATGCGAGTGATATAGATAATATTAATTCTGCAATGAAAGTAATTTTACATGATGAAAAATTATCTGAAAACGAAAAGGGTAATTTGTTAGAAAACTCATGGAAAATAAATCATACTTTTAAAGTTACACCCGAAGAATTTTTAACTGATAAATGGATTGGCTCAATGTCAGAAGATTTATATCCCCATATTAAAGAAAATTTTCTAACATTTTTTAATCCAATGAATGGTAAAAATACAGATGTATTATACGATTGTATCGGTTTTGGAAAGAGTACGCTTGTTGGTTTGTTAAAATTATTTCGTGCAGTTTATACGCTATCTTTGCGAAATCCTAAACAATATTTTAAATTGGCTCGTTCTACACGATTAACTGATACTTCGGTTTCTTTTACAAAATCAACTTGTTATGACTTGGTATTAAAACCGATGATTTCTATTATGGAAAACTCCACGATGTTTCATAAATTAAGATATGAAAGAGATATGACCAACCCCGAATATCTTAATAGTGGGAAAATTCTTTGGTGTAATACTTCAAACGGTAACTCTATCATTAGAATTGGTGATGTTTATTTTGATGTTGCTTGTGAACCGTCAGATTTGGTCGGAAGAACAATTTTAAATTTTTCTGTAACTGAAATGGCATTTTTGTGTGAACAAATGCCTGAAGAAAGAGTTATGCGAATGTTAACAGACGGTATAAATCGTGTAGCATCTCGTTTTGGTTATAATAATACAGAAACTACAATCATTATCGATTCATCTCCTAATAGTATGGAAGGATTGGCAGACCAATGGATTGCACAACATAAAGATGATAAAAATATTCTTTATTCAAATCATAAAAAATGGGAAATTCAAGAACATTTGTTTCCAATTTATCAAAAAGACCATTCAAAAGTATTTACAATGTTTAAAGGTAATGTTGCAAAACCTTGTAAGATTATTAGTGAAGAAGAAAGGAAAAATTATAACGATGACGAATTAATAGATATGCCTATAGATTTATATGATGTTGCTATGGATACACCATCTAAAATCTTAAAAGACTATGGTGCTGTTCCTAGTGGTGGTAATGACCTTAAACTTATCACTAATTATGATGTTATTGAAGATGCGTTTACAGAAAATCTTAAAAACTTCTTAATGTTTCATCATGCACCAACTTCTTTGCCGTCTGAAAATCTTTTATGGGATATTGTAAAAAACAGCGGATTATTTGTTTATAGTGGTGTAGGAAGTAATTATACTTTTTATAGAAATCCTTTTGCAGTTAGATTTGCTTCAATAGACTTGGCAAAAACACATGATATGGCTTGTATTTCTATGTGTCATTTGGAACAAAACACTAAAGGTGAAAAAGTGTATATTGTTGATTTCAGTTTGCCTATTCTAGCAACAAAAGAAGAAATAAATATGGATGCCTTTAGATATTTAATAAGAGATATGTCAGTTTATGGTGGAATAAAATTTGGTAAAGTTTCTCTTGATGGATTCCAAAGTGATACCACAATTCAATATTTAAATCGAATTGGAATTGACTGTATTAAATTATCTGTAGACTACCCTATTGAACCTTATTTAAGTCATGTTTCTGCATTAACTCAAAGACGTGTAAAAATGGGTAGAAATATTATAGCAAAGAATAATTATAAAGCATTAATTTATTCTAAAACACAAGATGGAAAAGGTTTACATAATAAAATTGACCATATAAAAGGCGAATGGTGTGATTTTGAGAATGAAGATTGGACTACAAGCAGGTTGGGGTATTTTGGGAAAGATGTTGTCGATAGCGTTGTAGGATGTTGTACACTTGCAGATAGATTTGGAACATTAGACCCACAATATATTTTTGATGAACAATTAGAATTTGAAAAATCTCAACATTCATTAAAAACATTTGGTGATGAAATTTATGATAAATTGGGATTAAAACTAGCCTAACCTATTGATTAAACTTAAACATTTTGATAAAGTAATTAAATCTAAAAAAATAATTACAAAAAGGGGTTTGTTTAAAATGATAATTGGTTATACAGAAAAGTGGCAAGATAGATGCCACCCTAAAGGGTGGCTATGTGAATTGCCACATTATCCTTGATTTTCAATATAATGTTTAATTTTTTCTTCTGAAATTTCTCCTATTGTCGTACAGAAATATCCTCTAGTCCATAAATGATGTTGTTTCCAATAAAACTTCGATAACCAATCATGATGTAATTTCCACATATCGTAAGTTGAAATTTGTTTTAAAGAATGAATTATTTTATAAATACAATCTGTAGGTGTAGCGGAAATCAAGAAATGAATATGGTCTTTATCTATTTCCATAATTTCGATTTTCCATTTATTTTGTAATGATTCTGCTCTTTTCATAGAATTTAATAAATCCGTTCTTATTTCATTCAGACATTTTCTTCTATATTTTGTTGAGAATATTATGTGATATCGAATCTTGAATTTTTCATGATTTAAAGTTTTATATTTCTGTTTCATAACTATATTTTATATATTTATAGTATAATTGTCAATTATTTTAACTATCTATATTGACAAATTATACTGTAACTAGTATAATAAAGGAAATTATGGAAAACAAAAATTTGAAGAAAAATAAGCAAATTTCTCAAACTATGTCTGAAACTAGAAAGAAAAGACAGAATCAAGTTTGTCGTGTTTTCCAAATAAAAATTCAAGAGAATAAACTTTCAAAATTACAAAAAGAACAATTACAAATGATTTTTGTAGAAGGAAAAAGATATAAAAATCATATTCTTAATTGGTCTAACCAAGATAAAGAAAACAATAAAATTTGGAATTTTGATACGAAAATTAAAGAAATTACAATTTCAGATAAAGATAAAAATTTATCTCAATATAAATTACAATACATTCCTGCAAGTATCAAACAGACAATTCTTGATGAAATTTGTGCAAACATTAAAACTTTATCGTCTTTGAAAAAGAAAGGTTATAAAGTTGGAAGATTAAAATTTTGTAAAGAATTAAAATCTGTAACATATAAACAATATGGAGTAACTCATAAAATTGTTTCCTCAAAACGAATTAAATTACAAGGTATAAAAGGAACGATTGTAGTAAATGGGTTGAATCAGTTTATAAATAAAGACCTTGATTATGCAGATTTCAAATTATTAAATACTCCTTGCGGATATTATGTGTCAATAACGACATTCACAAATAAAGAAAAAATAAACAAAAAGAAAACTAACGGTGAAACCGTTGCTATAGATTTTGGTTGTGAGACTTCTTTTACTCTTTCAAATGGAGAAAAGATTAATGTACAAGTTCAAGAAAGTGAGCGTATCAAGAAACTGTCTGTAAAACTAAACAGACGAATGAAGAAAGGCTCAAAGAACTACATTAAAACAGTCAAACAACTAAGAAAAGCGTATAGAAAACTTTCTAATCAAAAAGGTGATTTGGCTAATAAGATTGTTGCTCATTTGAATGAATTTGAAAACATTGTTATTCAAGATGAACAACTTTCAAATTGGCAGAAAAATGGTCATGGTAAGAAAGTTCAACATTCTGTTTTAGGTAGAGTTAAATCAAAACTTAAACAAAATTCTAAAACATCGATTCTTGCAAAGTCTGTTCCCACGACAAAACTCTGCACAAATTGCGGTGTGTTTCATGATAAATTGACTGTGAAAGATAGAATGTTTGTCTGCGGTTGTGGGGTTTCTATGGATAGAGATTTACACGCAACTTACAATATGCTTTGGTTTTATAAAAATAACATAGGTATGGAACGTACCAATTATAAGCGTGTGGAGATGAAGGCTCTAGTCGATTCGGCTCTTAAATGTAGCAACCATAATTATGGTGAATCTTCTAACCCACAGTCGGAGAAGCACGAAGCCTACTCCCTTTAGGGAGTAGGTAGTTCACTAGAGTTAGTACAAATTTTCAGACAGTGGAAAGTCAACAATATTTTATAAAGGAATATTGTTCTTACAAGAAGTTCAAATTGGACAAATTTGTAAATGAAACAATTAGTGGTACTGTACCTAGAGAAAAGAGAGTTTTAGGAATTTTATGTAATTCTTTAAAAGAAGGTGATGTTTTAATTGTGTCTGAATTATCAAGATTAGGAAGAACAATTATTGATACTTTAATTACATTAGAGATGCTACAGAATAAGAAAGTAGAAGTACATTTGATTAAAGAAAATTTAGTTAGTGGTACTTTAGAATTTAATATGATGTGTGTTGTTTATGCTATAGTTGCTCAAACAGAAAGACAAAGAATTTCAGAAAGAACAAGGGAAGCATTAAGAATGAGAATGGCAAACGGACAACATATTGGAAGAAGAAAAGGTGAAAAACCTAAAGTATATAAATTAACACCATATAAAACTGAAATTGAAATAATGATAAACAATCATGTATCAATTTATAGTATTGCGAAAAAGTATAATGTAAAATGGATTACTGCGAAAAATTTTGTTAAAAATAATTTAAATTTGAATTGACATTCGATATACAATTATATATAATCAAAGTATCTTAATGAGAAAGGGGTAAATCATTATGGATAAATTAACAAAAGCACAAGAGAAGTTGTGGAATGAAATTCAGAATAGACTAACTGAATTCAAAGATGAAAATTATATATTCAATTATTTTACTGAAAATCAGAGTAGATTTTATGCTAATTTTGATGAATTCAAGAATGATAAAAATAGTACATATTCGTTCCTTGAAAAATGTCATAAAAAGGCAATTGAATCAAATATTGTGTTTATTCGTGCTAATACCAAAACTTTGAAAGGTTTGGAAGAATTAGGATATATTCAGATTATGAATATTGGTGGTTCATTTTCTGATGATATTAAGGTTCTGAAAAGGGATTTTTAATTTAATATCATCTAACTATTTTCTTATGTACTAGGAGTGAATATGTCTACAATTCAATTTGATTTTGACAGTATAAAACAAAGAATATTAACAAATCTTTCAAGTAAGAGTGAATGGGCAAATTTTGCAAATTACGGTGTAACAGACTGTTTGATTGATGGTATTGTTCAAGAAATGGCTTATCAAATGCAATACAATGAATATCTTACTTATGAGAATTGGTGGACTAAAGCAAGAAATAAATCATCATTATTAGTTCAGTCTGCAGTACATGGATATGTAGTGCCTAGAAAACAAGGTGCTATCGGTAATCTTATAGTATCTACCGATGAAAATTTTGAAAATTCATATGGTACAGATATTATTATTCCAAAATATTTTCAATTTAGTGGAAATGATATTTTCTTTGTATCAGATAAAGCATACAATTTTTCTGCATCTGAAAATTATGTAAAGATTGGTTGTAAACAAGGTGAAGCAAAATCTGTAAAGTTTTTAGCAATGGGTAATCTTTATGAAGAAAAGTTTATCGAGGATGCAGATGTTGATAATTCCATGTATGACCTTTATGTAAATGGTATTGCATGGGAAAGAGTAGACAGTTTATTTGAATGTGAACCTACAGATAAAGTTTATGAATTGGTTACAAAATCAGATTTAAGTGGTGTTACAATTAAATTTGGAAACAATATTTACGGTCAAAAACTCATGATTAATGATGTTGTAGAATTCAAATATATTGCTACAAAAGGTGCAGACGGTAATATTTATTCTAGTGGAATAATTACAAATGTTGAAACACAAGCGTTTGATATTAATGGTAAACCCGTAAAACTTTATGTAAAAAATGAAAGTTCTTTGATTGGTGGTAAAGATTATCCTACAATCGATGAAATCAGACAACTTTCACCTAGAGTATATCAAGCGGGAAATCGTGCATCTTCTACAGAAGATTATGAAACATTGATTAAACAATTTGCGTATATTTCTAAAGTAAATGTTTGGGGTGCTTATGAAATTAATAAAGATAATGGTTATGACCCGTGGACATTTATTCCTTCATCTGAAAATGTTGTACATTTAGCATTGTTGGATAGTATTTACAACAACTTGACAGATGATGAAAAGAATCAAGTAATTGAAGATATTCATTCTAAAAATGACCCTACTGATATTGTTCAGTTTGAAACGGTTGAAAAAATACCGTTGATTTTTGATGTAAATGCCGTTGTTTTAAATTCTTCTTATGTATTATCACAAGTAAGGAGTGATATTGAAACAACTTTAGTTGATAATTATTCGATTGAAAACATGAACTTTAATGAAAATATTTATGAATCAGATTTTATCAGATTGATTGATGAAGTAAATGGTGTAGACCATCATACAAGTTATATTTATTCTGAAAAGACTTGTGAAACAAATCCTAATGCACCTAAGATATTTCAATTTAATATCCCTCTTTATCCTATTTCTAATACAAAAACTGCATGCTATATTAAAGAAAAAGGTGAAGATGATGATACTTATCAATTATTCGCAACTGTAGATTCTAATGGATATTTGATTTCTGCAAACACAGATGTTTGGGATATTAGTGGTTCTATAATTTATTTATCTACGGGAAACGTTAGTATTAAATTTAATAATGCAGATTTTGATACTACAAAAGAATATGTTGTAAAAGTTAGATATGGATTAACTACTAATAATATCATTCTTAAAACAAGAAAAGATATTTTGATGTATAAAGAAAGTACAATTAAAGTATCTTATGAGTAAGTACAAATGAGAGGATTTTATGGAAGATAAAGAATTACCACAATACAGATTTTTGGAATATAATTTATTATCATCTTTAAAAATTGATGATTTATGGTTACAGTTTATGGAAGCCATAGCAAGAGAATTGTATCTTGAAAGAGAAAAAATGACAGAAACAAGATACTTATATGATTATTCTGTTCAATTACAAGATGGTATAATTAATGATTCTGAAATGTTTGGTTATACACCAAATCTTATTGTAGATAATTCTCTTGAAATGCTTAGAAAAGAATATGAATCTATTCCATTTAGAATTAGAAATAAAACAAATTATAATGGGTATAATATTATATTCAAACAGATTTCAAAATTAGGTGAAGTATACAATTTTTATTGGAATAATGATAAATTCATTCGTGCAATTTTATCAGATGATATTATTGAATATATAAACAATAACACAATTTCTTATTCAGAACCATTTTATAGAATGGATGCAGATAAAAACTTTTCATCTATTTCTAGCCTTGAAAAAATCACATTGGATAGTGGATATACTTTAGACCAAAAGATAGGAAAAAAGATTTGGAGATTGGATAAAAACGCAGGAATTACACCTACTAAACATTTAGGATTGGAATATTATTCTGATAAAGTTTATACTAAAAATGATAACACATATTTGATTACATCAGAATTTTTTGAATACCTTTTGCAAGGTGCAATGTATACTAAACGATGTCCTATTATTCCACATATTGGTATTCAAGTATCTTCTTTCTTATATGAGACAGAAGGATATGATTATTTTAATTTAAATGGTGAATTTTCTATTCCTGATTTACAATTAAGAAGTTGTTGTGGATTCAATTATATGAAAGGGTTTACAAAAGAAGAAAAATTTATATTGGATACACAACAGACTTTGGATAATTTAGTAAATTATAAATTGGATGCAGATGTTGAAGGAACTGGTAGACCATCTACAGAAGAATTTAAGTATATTTCTTGTGGAAGTGGAAGTTTACCTACAGTACAAGAAAAATATAAAGATGTTTATCAATATAATAAAATGATGTTGTTCTATACATTTAGTGATGATGATGGAAGTGATGAAATTAAAGATTATTCTCAAAATTATTATAATGCTACAGTTTATGGAAATACTAAAAAAATAGAAGGTATTGTAGGAAAAAGTGTAGATTTGGATGGTTCAACTTATGTAAAGAGTAATTCAAATTTAATTATAATTAATGATAATTTTACTTTTGGTTTTTGGATTAAACCTTATTCACAATCATCTGATGATAGAATTTGTGCTATAGATTTTGACTTTTTAAAAGTTTATTATGATTATGATGTTGGACAATTTGAAATTGAATTTAATGGACAGACTTATTATATATCTGCAGAACAGAACATAAATTATAATATTCTTTTTGAATTTAATACTGATGATAATTTATTAAATATTTATGTGAATAGCGTTTTGGAAGAAAGTATTGATATTTCATCTGTAACATTTGCGGGACAATATCCTTTATACATAGGTACAAATTCTAATATAGAAAATGATGAAGATGAATTAAAATTTATCGGTATTATTGATGATTTATATATCATGAATAAAATTTATACAGAAGATGAAATCCAATATTTATACAATACAAAATATGGAATCATTACTCATTTAGGAAATAAATTAGCAGAATATGAATTAGATGACTCATCTGAAATAACAGAAACAGATTTATGGACATTGATTTCTTCACAAGTATCATGTAATGATATTAGAAATGAATTTGGTGTAAGAATTGGGGATGAAAAAACATACATTGGATATACAAATTTTTCACCAATAAAGAGTAAAACATTTAATTTTACTTACTTAAAAGACCTTGTATTTACTACAGAAGAAATCAAAGTTTATTCAGATGCCAATGGTGATTTTTATTATCTTGATGATAACAATGCACAAATTCCCGTAGGTGGACATATTGATTATAATACGGGTTTATTTATATTGAATACCTATGTATCTAAGAGTATAAAAAATAAATCGCTCATTATTAGTGATACAATTTATGATGAAATTATAGATTCTAATTGTGAATACAAACCTAACACAATTACAGTAACAATCTATTTTAATGATGGTGTTATAAAAAGTTATACTGATAATGGTGAAGGACATTTTGAAGGTGAAGGTGTTGTTAGTTCAGACATAAATTATACATGGAATGATTCTTTAAATCCTAAAGTAAATTTAGTTTTAAGTAATACTGACTATTATAAAGTTATAATTTCTTACGATTATGATGAAGATATGGATATGTTGAAAAATTCAAATGTTTATTTCAATTATAAAACTGAATCATCAGATAAAAATAATATTAAAGAAATTGCAATAGAAAATGTAAATCATGAAATTTTAGCATACATGACTTTTCCACCTATTCAATCGTATAATGAATATAATTATGTATCTGCAAATTTCTTTATTCGTAAAATTAATTAAAAAATTATTTACTTTTTCCATTGACTATGTTTAATCATTACGATATTATATAAACATAAGGTTGAATAAGAAAGGTGATGAAATCTTATTCATAAAAGAATTAAATAACTTGCGTGGTCGAAAGAGCATATGGGTAGCCTTGAAATCTTTCCTTAAATCTAATAATCATAAAAGGGGTTTAATTATGATTACAACATTCAAGTACACTAATGCAAAGAATGAAACTGAAACTAGACGTGTTTTGGTAATTCATCAGGATTCAACTTATGTTCAAGGTTTTGACCTTAGAAAGTTGGACAGAAAAGAACAGAATCTTGTGAAGAAAGTTTTTGGTGAAAAAATTGTTACTGATGTAAGATTTGATGGTAGATTGGACTACAATAAACTTGCAGAAAAAGGAATCACAAAAACTATCGTATCAAAATCGTTCCGTAATTTCCGTACAAGTTCTATTCATTAATATTTTCGGATAGGGTGAATTTAAAAGTTCACTCTATCCGTTTTTATATTTAGGAGATATTTATGTATAAATCAATTTCTTATAACGGATGTAAAATACCAAAGACTGAATATTTTGGTTATGAATTTTTAGGTAAAAAACTTTCACCAATGGCAGAAAGATATATTTACAGATGGGCAAATACTGATAGACAATATACTTATGATAACAAATATTCTTTCACAAATTTTATAAATGGTATGAAAGAAATTGATTCTTCCGTTGATATTAAAAATAATATGGATGAATTTGAAAAACTTTGTTCTAAAATGAAATCTGATTGTGAAAGAAGAAAAGAAGAAAAGAAAATTTATAATAAAGAACATAAAGAAGAAATTGAAAAGATAAAATCATCAGAAAAAGAAGAATATGGATACGCAATTATTGATGGTGAAAAAGTACAGTTAGCGGGATATATGGTTGAAGAAATGAACGCTTTGATTGTACGTGGTGGTGATAAAAGAATGTTCTGTTTTAAATATCCTACTACAGAAAAAGATATTACAATCAACGTAATTGGTGATGAAGAATGTAAGAAAAAACTTATAGAAAAGGGATTTAACGTTGTTTCTAAAAAAGATGTAGATTGGATTGTTTCTTATAAAATTAGATTAAGTGGTGGATTTCCACCTATTACAAAATCAATTAGACCATCTGCAACATTCAAAGGACAGATTAAAAATACGGAACATAAACACGAAAAAGCATTAAATCTTCTTAGACACTTTACAGAATTTGATGAAAAAATTAAAGAAGAATTGAATTCAAAATTTAAGAGAAATCGTGAAATTGCATTAGCAACATGGATGGTTAAAACTTATGCTATCCGTATCGGTAATGAAAGAGAAGAATTCCAAGCAGATACTGTAGGTGTAACAACTCTTAAAGTAAAGAATATTAAAGTATTTGAAAAGAATGATAATTATATTCTCAAATTGGATTTTTTAGGAAAAGACAGTGTTCCTTATTCTAAAACTGATAAAATCCCTAGAGATATTTATAATCACTTTGTAAATCAGATTAAAGATAAGAAACCTAATGATGAATTGTTTTCTATTTCAAGTAACGATGTTTCAAAATTTATCAAATCTATTTACAAAGATGCTAGTCCAAAAACATTCAGAAGTGCAATTGGTTCTGCAGTTTTATGTGAATCGATTAATAAAGCAAAGATTAAATCAAATATGAAAGATTTTGAAAAGAAACAGATTTTCGTAAAGGCAAACGCAGATGTTGCTCTTTATCTCAATCATCAGAAAGGTACAACTGCAAAAGGCGAAGAATCTTTTAAAAAGAACATGGAAAAAATGTCTGATAAAATTTCCACATTGAAAAAGAATCTTTCTCTTGAAGAAGAAAATTTTAAGAATAAGAAAAAATATCTTTCTGTAAAAATTAAACATTGTAAGGAAAAAGGACTTAAAGCATCAGAAGAAAAATATCGTACTCAACTTGAAAAGGCAAAATCTAAAGTTGAAAGAATTAAGGAAAGTCTTGAAAGAGCAAATGTAAATAAAGATATTAAATCTGAAGGTAAAAATATTGCATTAGGGACTTCATTGAATTCTTATTGTAGTCCTAAAGTAGTTTATTCTATATGTAAGGATATGAATTTAGACCCATCTAAAATATATACTAAAACACAGATAACTAAATTTGAATCCTTTAGTGATGTTTCTTCAAAATATTGGAAAAATTATTTAGGATTTATTGAAAATTGACTTGACATACTTTAGCAATTTATGTTAAAGTTTATACATAATATGAATTGCTAAAGGGGTATTTAAAATGGCAAACATTAAAACTTTTGTAAACAACAGATTGGGTATTAGATACATTAAAGTATCTAATGATAAGATTCTCACATCAGATGGTGTACTTTTGGAATATAATGTTATTCCTACTATAACACCCGAAGATTATGGATTCTTGAAAAGAACAGAAGCAAGATATGATTATGCTAAATCTAAAGAAGCAGGTAAACTTGTTCTTAGACCAACTAAACCAATTAATCCGTTGAGCAATAGAAAAAATGCCGTAGTATTGAATCTTACAGATAAGGCAAAGGAAGAATTTGGTATGAATACTGATTTGGTAAAAGATACTACATCAGAAGAAAAGTCAAATACAAATTTGAAGATTAAAAAAGACATTACTCTTTCTAATGTATTCTCTTTTGAAAATGTTGGAAGATGGTTCTTACTTTATGTATCAATTGTATGTGCTTGTCTTTCTATTTATTATACATCAGATTACCTATACAAATATATAGGTACAAAGATTATTGCAGTAACACTTTCATCTTCTATGTTTATTTATTCCTTGATTGGATTACAGTTTGTAGAAGATTTGAAACGCAAAAAGAAAAAGGGAATGTCTTTTATTTTGGTAGTTACATCAATTATCACAATTATTTTTTCAATGTATTCATCTGCAGATGTAAATTTTACAAGATTACAGAAAACAATCGATATTTATCGTGTAGAAAATAAAACTGTAATTCTTGCAGATTCTAAAAAGAATTCTATTGATGAAATGATTAATCTTCTTAAAGAAGAAAAGAATGGACTTGAAAAAGAAAAGAATGATATTTCTTCACAGATTCAGTACAATATTGAAAATGATAAAGGTGTACGAAATGGTGATTTGAATTATCAGTTAAATAGACGTAATAATCGTATTAAAGAAATTAATGATAAGATTACATCTTTGACAATTGAAAAAATGAATATTGTTGAAGAAAATAATCTTGATATGAATAATAATGTTGAAACAAAACCTAAGACATTTTATAATCTTGTAGGAGATTTGTTTGGAATTAAAGGTGAAGTTTTGCAGATGATTATCATGATGATTGTATCTGTTTTCATCGATATTATTTCACCCGTAGCATTGTTCTTGTTTAGAAGTAAAAAACTCTAAACACAACTATGTTGATTACAGATTTAAGATTCTTTACTCTCTCTTGTCTTAAATCTGTTTCATATATTGGGTTCATTGAGAATAACCCCTTTTTCTCAATGAACCCTTCTTTTTTTACATAACTATATTATTCATAAGGAGAATTAATGATATGACACTTTCTGAAATTGCCGATAACATGGCAGTATTTTTCTTTGATATGAGAACACTTCATTTTAATGCTAAAGGTGAAGAATTTTATCGTTTTCATGAAGTAGCAGAAGATTTGTATAGTGAAGCAGAAGATTTCTATGATGATTTAGTAGAAACTGCAATTGGATATGGTGAATATGTTGGAAGTATGGCAACTTCTTGTGTAAGAGTAGATTGGATTCCATTAGAACCATCAGAAGTAAGCACCACAAATTCTGCAGAACTTATACTTGAAACATTAAATTATATTTTGGATATTTTAAATAGAGTAGATAATTATTATGATTCATTTGTATATTCTAAGATTGATGAAATAAAAGATTTTTTCAATAAGGAACTTTATAAAGTAAATCAAGTATTAAAAAGATAGATAAAAAAACTTTAAGCACAGTCATACCTCTATAAAGGTGAAAGTTTTTTACTAGGTGATATAATTAAAAAAATCACCTAGTTTTTTATTGACCGTTAATTTTATATGATATATAATATTAAATATAAAAGGAAATAAGTGATTTATGGAACTTCTAACATTTTTAATTGGAATGATTGCATTGTTTATATTTATGGTATTTTGGGTAAAAGCGATTGTTGATGATACAGAAGATAAACAATAAGGATATACAATGAATATACTAAGTTTTATTTGGCAACTTCCACAAAATTTAATTGGAAAATATATTATAGAAAATAATAAACTTACTTCTACTAAAAAAGTAATATGTGAAGATAATAGAGTAGTGAAAGTTTATTTCTGTAAAGAGGTATGTTTAGATTCTTTTGCATGGGGAAATTACATCATATTAAATAATAAGTATAAAAATAAAAATATTCTAAAACTTGTAAATCATGAGCATCTATATAATAAACTTTCCATTCTTTTTAATTGGCTATATATTCCAATCATAGCCATACCTTTAATAATTTATAGAGTAGTGAATAAATAATCTTTTTTTTTAGAAGTGGAGGATAAAAAATAAATTATGGTAAATGAAGATTTAATTAGAAATCAGATAGATGAAGTAAATACTCATATTAATGAAATTATCATAAATATGAATAAGACAATAGAAAACATGAATTCATTAAATGAAAATCTAAAAAGACTTTCTGCACAAATAGATTATATTAAATATGTGATAAGGGAGAAATAAATAATTATGGAAGTATTTAATTCAAGAGAATATAAGGGTAAAACCACAAATAAGAAAATTGGTGATATTGAAAGATATACTACTATGGGAGTATATTATTACAAAATCACCACATTAGAAAATAAAGTTTTCATCAGAAAAAGTCTTTTATCTTGTAAAGATTTGCTAGGAATGAATAATAAATCATACAAGAAATATCTTTCTGTATTTGAAGGTAATAAAAAAGAAAAGTAGGAAGAAGAAAACACAATAAGAAAATATAGTATACAAAAGTATACATAGGTGTCTACAAAAGTATACACTTGTATTAAAAAGTATACACTGTATACAAAAATGCACAATTGTCTACTTTTGCGTACACATGGTTTATATCAGTCAATATTCTATTTTAACTATGTTAAATAAAGAAAGTAGATAAATATAAACATAATGATATAAGGGTATAATAAAGATAAAATGGTGAATTGCTAGATTATTAGAATTCATCATTAAATCTTTAAGGAGTTATAGATATGTTTTATACAAAAACAACTTTTAAAAATCCGTCTGACAGTGTAGAGGATTTTTGCAATTGGATGAATTCATTTGATAATGAATTTCTAAATCTTTTTACAGATGATAACACAAAATCATTCGTTGGTTCTGATTATGCATCTGCTCAATTCCCACCATGTAATATCTATCAAGATGAAGAAGATAATTTGGTTTATGAATTTGCCCTTGCAGGATATTCAAAAAATGAAATTTCTTTGTCATATAAAGATGATTACATTACATTAAAATCTAATAGAGCAGATGTAGAAGAAAAGGATGGTAAGAAGAAAAAGGTTTATGCACAGAAAGGAATTAAGTGTAAAAACTTCTCAACTTCTTATTATGTTCCACTTTCAAAATATGATGTTTCTAAATTAAAAAGCACATTGAAAGATGGTTTGTTGAAAGTAATCATTCCTTATTCTGATAAGGCAAAACCAAAGGAATTTGATATTTGTGTTGAATAACATAGATAATATAGATTCTTAAAAAAGAAGAAGTGGTATGAAGAAAATCTACCACTTCTTTTTTTTGTTATTCTTTACCATATTAATATAAATCGGTATAGTATAAATATTATGAGTAAAAGCAAATTGTATGAAAAGTTGAATATATTGAATATGTGTTATAGAAATGGAGTAAGAAGTCTACCTAAAGATTGGTTTATATTCAGTAATAAATTAAATAACGGATATATTAAGTTGGAAGATTATTATGTGAAGTACAGAAAAGATATAGATGAATTTCTTAAAGAAAAGTCAATAACTTTGGTATATAAAAATAATAAATATTTATTAATTTAAGCAGATTTACTATACAAAAAACACTATAATTTCCCTTGACAAATAATATACATTATGTTAATATTTATACATAAAGAAATGAGATGTTTCTTTAAAAACTTACTAATTAAAAGAGAGGACAAATACTATGAAAAAGGCACTTGTTTTTATTTCAATGTTGTTCGGTTTATTTATGTTGGCTTTCACTACATCTTGTGAAACAGATGTTGATAGTGGAGATGTTACACCTACACCTAACCCTATCAATACTACACGTTTTGTAAATCTTACAATTCAGTATTATAGAGTTGAAAACGGTAAAAACGTAACAATTCTTGAAGATGAATTTGCAGATGTTGAAGTATCTGATACAAATAATTCAGTATTTGATAATTTTGTTAATTCTAAATTAAGAAAACCTGAAAATGATGTAGTTGAAAAAAATGGTGTTCGTTATACTTATGTTTATGATAGTGTAGAAGAATACAAAGGTTCTTATGTTGGCGATGATAATCGTATTGTAAAACTTAGAGTATATTTCCACGTTGATGAATATGTAACACCTACTTATACAATTACAGTTCGTGATTTCTATAATACTTATGATGTTCTGACTAAAACTGTAGAAGAAGGTACAGTAATCAATATTGAAAATTATTTTACAGAACAGAATAAGAGGGTAAATCTTAATGTTGGTAATTATAATAAAGATACATATATTTGTTATGATTACCTTGTAAATGAAGATGGAACAGAATATGACCCTACATTGCCAATTACAAGTAACGTAACTTTGTATCCACATATTACTGTAGCAAAGAATAAAATATATGGTAGCGTAATTAATGAAGTTGCTATTGTACGTTTGGAAAATGAAACATATTATGAAGAATATAAAGATACATTGGCTTTCTATAAATTAAATCCAATTGGTTCTTCATTAGGTGGTCATTTTTCTACATATGGTGTACTTAATGTAACAAATAATTATGTTAATGGTTATAAACATACATATATCAACATTAATTCATCATACAAAAATAGACTTACTATGGAAGTAGAAACAATTAATGTAAGTAGAGATGTTATCCACATTGTTTATGTAGATTAACTATTTTATTTGTAAGAGTAAAAAGTTGCCAAAATAAAAAAGGAATGTTTTAGGAACATTAAAATCCTCCACTTATTTCCTTTTCAATACATTCCTTAAATTACCTTACCCCGTACCTAATTAAAGGTACGGGTTCTTTTTTTTTATCATTCTACTTCCATATATTCCTTAATTGCTTCATCAACTTTAGTATGATATTTTTCAGTATTTTTAATACTGTCAATTAAACTTCTTATTAAAGGGAAAAAGAACGGATATTTTAATTTATGTTTCATATAATATGTAATACTTTCTATTCTTCTTCCAAATGGAAATGGAGGGCATCTAGGAACAATATCATTCTGATTTACAAACATGATACTGTAATCTTTATTCAGGATGCTTTCTACATATTTTTTAGTTCTATGATTACTGCATGGATTAGCACCTTCATAACCGATAAAAATTGGTTTTATATTAAAGTGTTCATAAATATCTTCACAAGCGATTTGTGTAATTGTTGCCCCGTAACTGAATCCACATACTATAATATCAAAATCATCTGTAGGAAGGGAATATATTTCATTAATTACATCGTTTAGAAATTCATCTCTTGCAGACTGATATGCACTAAAGAAACCTAAGTTGAATACAAGTTTATGTTTCCACCCTTTATATGCTTTACTAGATTTTGGGAAGAAAAGAAAATTGTTTTTCCAATCTGTTTTGGTAGTTGTTTCTTCAAATAGAATAAATACACATGGTTTATTTGTATCTAAAGAAATTCCTCTAGTTACTTTATAATCTACATCATCACCTACAGTCTTAAATTCTGTATCTTTAATGAGATTATAAAGTTGGTCATAATTGTATCTTTTACCATTGTATTCTATTACATCATGATTTTTTCTGTTTTTTGCATACTTTCCGCTTTTCATTATTTTTATTCTCCTTATTAGTATTAATTTCAGATTTCTTATTAATTTCAGATTTTCTTTTATAAGTTGCGATTTGTGTTATGCTATTATTATGTTTTTCCATTTCTAACATAATGTCGCATGTTTCAGTTATTAAATCTTTTTTCATAGTGTAAAGGATTATAATGTAATCAGTATTTTTATTCAATCAAAATTATTAATTTTTACTATTTTTTACATTGATAATTTCTATACAATATGTTATTATGTATATATCTAATTAATTTTTTGGAGGAATTAATGTTATGATTGAGAATGAAAATGATTTGATAAAATTTGCAAAAGGTTATGCTATGTTGAATAAGGAATCTAAAGATATTATAGATTTTTTACGCAATAACAATGATGACCATTTGTTTATTGGTTCACAGACTGAATTAATGGAATCTTGTGGTAGAAAAGTTGTAAGATATTATCAGTCTGATAAGGGAAAGAGTTCTACCAATTTAGGACAGTTTAGAAGATTAGGAATTATTCAACTTTATGAAAACGGTGTAATTAGTTTTAATAAAATTGAAAAGAAAAAGGCTTACACTTTTAAACTTAATGATAATTGGGTAGAAACAATTTCAAATTTCACAAAAGTGAAGAAATAAACTTCTTTTTATTATTCAGACTTCATTTATAATAATGAAGTCTGAATTTTTTATAAAAATAATATAATTTACAACTATTTAGAATACTATGAATAATATTAAATTTTTAACAGTACATGTAATTATTTTTATTTTATCTGTGTTAGGTGCATTTTTATTAGGAAGATGCTTGAGAATAAAATCTATGGAATCATCTTCTATTAAAATAGAACAGTCATTAAAAAATGCACAAGATAAATTAAAGGAAATTGAAAAGAGAAATTTTGAAATAGAAGAAATATTGTACAATTCTCAAATTACAGTAAACGCTTTAAGTAAAGAAAATGAAGTCATGAAAAATAAATTAAACAGAATTGAAGATATTTCATCTAAAATCGACATTCAAATTGAATCAATATCTGAAACTTCTTTAAGTGGTTTAGATAAAATTATAAAGATTCAAGAAAATCAAGTTATAATTAATAAATACATTGAAGAAATAAAGAATATTACTGAATAAATTAATGGTGGAGGTAATTTTATGAAAAAATTAATTATTGTATTTTTTATTGCATTATTTCCTAATCTTTTATTTTCTAATGCTTATATAGATTCTACTTTAAATGAACAGAATAAATTATTGGAAGATATTAAAAATGATTTTATATCAATTTCTCTTTCTGCAGAAACATTAAAAAATGAAAATAATAATCTTACATTAGAAAAAGCCAATTTAATGAAATTGTGTGAACAATCAGAAATTAAAATAAATAAATTGGAAGAAAATATCATTTCATTAAAATCTGCCCTTTCTTCTAATAAAGAAGATGAAAGTGTAATTTTGTATGAATTAGGTAATATGTTTGAAGAATTAGAAAATTATAAGGAATATATAGCATCAGTAAAAAGAAGATTGAGAAATACATCTATATTTGTAAATATTACAATTCCTTTATGTACCATTCCTATTGCATGTAACGGTATATATAATATTGCTAAAGGTGATGAATTAGTTGGTAAGATTAATCTTTATACATCTTTAGGTTTATTTGTTGGATTAGAATGTGTTTATCAAGGTGGTAAATTCATATTCAAAGTATGGTGAAATTAAAAAAGGAGAGTATTTTTTTATGATTTATGGTACTGTAAAATGGGATGATTCATCTATAAGATATGACCAAACAAAAAGAGTAATTGAAAAGTTTTTAGCAGATTTAAAAGAAAGTAAACAAGTTAATTTTTGGCTAGAAACTTGTAATGTAAATTCATGTTGTTGTGCTATAGAAAGTGTAAATGGTGGATTTAGGGTAAAACTTCCATATTTAGCATCTAAACCTATTATAACTTATGCAGACCTTTTATTTGATTATATCTATAATTCAGATATGTATAAAAAAGACGGTGTTTGTGAAAATGAAGTAATGGAAAATTTAGTAAAAGGGATAAATGCAATTTCTGATTGTACTGCAGAAATAATTACAAGCAGAACAAATAAAGATTGTTGTAAAAAAATGATTGATGTATTAAAAAATAAATGTGCAATCGTACTATCTTATGATACAGATTATGAAAGTGGTCATTATATCTGTATTGTTGCTTATGATGATTCTAAAAAATGCTTTATAGGTTATGACAGTTGGAGTAATAATAAACATTGTAAAAATAAAGGAATTAAAGAAGAATATTCTGTTTCTTTTATAGAAAAAAGAATACGACATAAAAAGTTTATAAAAGTAAAAGGAGATAATTAAATAAATATTATGGTAAGATTTAAGAGTAATACACCTACAATATCACAAGTATATCAGTATACATATAGAAATAAACTCACCAAAACTAGATTTGAATATGCGGATAGGGATGTATTACCTTCTAGGATTAAAATACAGAATAGAAAAGTATTCAGTGTAAAAGCATTGGAAAAAGAAAGTAAATCTGCACCTAGAGAAGTAATCACTATAACAAGTGTATCTGCCCCGCAATATTATCCATATACAAAATTGAAAGATAAAAGATATAAAAAACAGATGAAGATAAAACATGAATATCCTATAACAATTATTTTACAACCTAAATCTGATGGTAGTTATTCTTATTGGGATAGCAAAATTATATGGAGAATAGGAAGTTATCAAAAACCTACAAAACCTAGTCAAAAATTTGTAAAGACAATTTATAGTGAAACTAGGGAAAGATTAAACAAAAGATTTGAAAGAAAATTTAAGACTAAAAAAGAAGTAAAGGATGCTGTAGATAAAGAAATTGAAAAAATTAAAAAATCTGCCCCTTATCTTAATGTTGGTGACTATAACGCAAGAGTTCATCATGTGTATATGGATGATTGGGCAAGAAATTATAAATTACAAAAAAAATTTAATTGTCTGTATGGTCAATTGAGTGGTGCTTTAAATACACCTAAAGGGATAATATTTCCATTTTTTTCAAAACATATTTTATGTGTTATCAGTTTTCTTATTAAAAAGGGAATAATTAAAATTTAATGAAAATTAGGGAAATTTTCTCTTATTTTCCCCAAATTTCCCTTAACTAAAATTATAAAAATACGATAATATAAATGTAGGGTGAATAAATAAAAACCTTACAATATTTTTATTCATAAAGGGGAAAATCTTATGAAAATCAAATCTATCTTACTTTCAGTATTGGTAATTATCCTTACAATCTTTTGCGTAAAAGAAGGATTAAACGCATGGGATAACACAATGACTGATGAAGAAATTATGTATTATTTGGAAAAATATCCAAATGAAGAAAATCTGATTAAATTGGCTAAAAATAGAAATTTAATTGTAGATGAAAAGTAATTAAAGAATAAAATAAAAAGACCTAGATTTATTTTTATCTAGGTCTTTTCTATTCTAATAAAGTTTATTTATAGAATTTATTCTTCTTCATCAACAAATACTTGTTTAAAATCTGCATGACCACCACATCTTGAAATAACTCTTTTGACAGTAAGATTTAACAATTCATCATTATTAAAATTCTTTGATATAAAAATGGCAATAGGATTTTGACCTAACAATTGAAATTTATTTACAACATAAACAAACTGATTATTTCCTTTATCATTATAAAGTGTACACATTCTGTTAGCATCTTCTTCATCTTTACATAATACTACAATGGAAGGATTTGATTTTGGTGACCATCTCATTTCTTCACTAGTAGGTTTTGGAAGATTAAATAAATCAGACATTGATATATATTTAAATTCATTAGACATAATACAAATTCCTCTTATAAATAAAAAAAAATATATCCTAGAGAATAAAAATAAATCTCTAGGATATAATATTATTGATAAATTAGTTTACCCAATAAATATAAAACCATTCACCATCAACTTTTTCTTCATTTACTTTACCATCATAAGATGCCATAGAACCCCACAAAGTATTACGAGAATCCCAATCATATAAATCTTCAATTACTTTATCCCAATCAATTTCTTTTTCAAGAGTATCCTTCATTTCTTTTACCCAACCACGACCATAGATAGATTCAAAGTATTCAGAAATACCCATATCAATAATTTCTTCTCTATAAGCATCTTTACATTCTTCTTCAATGTCTGAACGGTCAAAATCTTCACTATCTGTATCTTCTACATCTTCTGCAATATTATGATTATGTGCATAATCGAGAAGTTCTTCATCATCCATTTCACCAATATAATAATCACTTTCTTCATCTGCTACAGTTTCAAAAAATGATTCATTGATACAGTTTTCAAGAATATGTTCCTGAAAGTTTTCACTGAAAGATTCTAACCCTAAATCATCAATCAATGACATTTCCCATTCTTTAAATTCATCATAAGATTCATCTTCTGTAAGAACAAGATATTCATTACCGTCATATTCAAGCATTGAAGAAGTATATGAACCACTACCTTCTCCAATATCTTCCATTTCTTCTTCTGAAAGATTCAAGAATTGTGCAAGTGCTTTCTTTCTATCCTCAAAATCAATTTTCTTTTCATTAAATTTCTTCATAATATTTATTCTCCTATATATCTAAATATTTTATAAATTAGATTACATTTAATATAGTAATATTAAATCAAAAAAAAAACAATATTTAATTATATGCCATTTTTACCCTATTTATATCACAATAAGGAATATCTGCACCCATATTATCAATGAAATAAGGTAATATCTTTGGCAATTCTTTTTCTTTAGAATTTTTTTTAATTGTTTTCTTTTCTTTAGATTTTTTATATTCATTCAAATAATCTTCAAATATTTTAGTATTATCAGATGATTCAGAATATTTCTGATAATTTTTAATCATAAAGAATTTATCAAGATTTTTATTGAAATGCGATTCCATAATTGGATTAATAGGTTTAATTTCTTCAATCATAATTTCTTTTCCTTTTAATAAAGAAGGTAACTGAATGTATAAAATGAAAATAGACTAAAATAAATACATTCAGTTACCAAAAAAAATATCTAAGGGAGGTTACACTAAATATAGTTACTCCCTTATATATTAACTAAAGTGTAAAATTATCAATCTTACATCTAGTTACCATTGTCTGCTTATAGTTTACACCATTTCTATCGGTATAAACTTTATGTTCCTTAATAGAACCACCGATAATATCAAATGAAACAGGAATGTTATTTTCAATTGCATCCATGATTTCTTTTAAGTGGTCAAGATATTTAATTGTAGTAGCAAAATGTTCATCATCCATATGAGATTCACGCATTTCATTGATAGAACACTTAAAGTTGCTTCTGCAATATTCTCTAAGTTCTTCACCTTTACGACACAATTCAAGATTTACATTTCCGTATGGTGAACATGATGATTTCCATACAATAATATTACCTTCATCATTTACCATATTCCAAATAAAAGTTGTACCAAAATCTGTTTCATAAGATGCTGTTCTAGTAAGTGTAACATGAAGTGGATGACCTTTGAATTTGTATCCTACCTCACCAAAGAATTCATCTTTTTCATGAAGTGCATTAAGTTTTTCTGCCCTAAGTCTTTTTTCTTCTTCTTTACGTGTTTTATTGATTGCATTAAATACAGAATAAAGAGCAATACCAAGTGTCTTTTCTGAAATGTAAGATTTAAGATTTCCCTTATTGTCCAAGATTGCATGTTTCATGTTGAAATCAAATAGAGTACAAGCATCATCATCCATATTCTTGTAAAAGTCTACCAAAAGGGTTTTAATCTGTTCGTTTGTCATAGGTCATTACCTCACTTCATCTAAGATACTTACATTATATTATATTGAATAAGAATAATCAAGTGAAAAATGGGAAAAGAAGTGGGAATTTATGATTTTTCCCACTTTATTCAGATTAATTATTTTTTACAAAGCATATCCAAAACTTGTTCTTTAGTAGACATTGTTCTAGGATATTCTGCTTCTGCCCTTTCTTGACTAATCCAACATGTAAAATCATTTGTTACAGTTCTAAGTGAATCAATCACTCTATTAAGGTCAAAGTACATCTTTCCACCAAAGCATCCACCATTTCCCGAAATGTCTGTATCTTCTGTAATTTCATTCATGTTTTCAAAAAACATATCCAATCCATTAAGATACATACCAATATCAAAAGGAAATGCTTTTTTAGCACAAGATGAACCAAACATTTTAATTTCATTATTGGCAAGATTTTTGAATACAAAGAATGAATTTCGATTTATCTGCTTTTTACACATTTCACATGTACAATTCATTCCCTTAATGATTTTAAATGTTTCATCATCAAAACCATTGTAGAATTTTGAACCATCTTCATCAGAAATAAGACCGAGATATTTGTAATCTACACCACTAATTGTAGGTACATCTTCATATGTTACAGTAATTTCATAACAATCAAAATCATCTTTTTCTGATGACATAGTATAAGATATTAAAGGAATATTGTGTTTTGCGAATTTTCTATTCAAAGACTGAATGTTATCTGATGCCACGCATACATTTGATTCATGGATTTTAAAAGTTCTAGTGTTCATATATACACCTCTCATATAACTAAGATATTATAAATATATCAAATTGTATAAGAATAGTCAAGTGAAAAAATAAAATTAATCTGCAATTTTATTTACAATTTCAATCTGTTCTTCTACTTCTTCATCAGATGCAAAATTTCCACCTTTAATTACAAGTTCATCAAATGCTTTTCTTCTAATTCTTTGGTCTGCAAGAAAATCTAAAGCATAAGAATTATTAATTACAAAATTTCTAATTCTTTCCAAATCACGAGTTGTAATTTCCCAATCTTTAGATTTTATAATTTTTTTATAAATTTTATAAGGAATTTCTCCATTAAGTTCCATAGGACACATATATTCTTCACGTATTTTATCCATGTAATTAATCTGAAATTTAATTCTTTTTGCGTGTTTTCCTAATTTATATGTTTCACCTTCATCAAGCCAAATATTTACGGGAAGGTCTAAATCTTCTTTATAATAATTTGCCATTTCAAAAAGTCTTTTCATATAAAACTCCAATGAATTAATTTTTATAAATTATAATAAAATAAATAATAATAATCAAGTGAAAAAAATAAAAAAAAAGAATGTACTTTTACATACATTCTTTTTTTAGATAATTACAATTTAATTAGTAAATTTCTAATCCCAATTCTTTTGCATCATCATCTGTCATAGGTCTGCTAGCAACAATTTCTACACCACAACTAAGGTGAGCATTATAAAGCATGATTTCACCATTCTTCCATTTTTCAACATCAGTTTTATATGCTTCCATACCATCTGCATCTGTAAGTAAATCACTAATAATAGTGTTATTATAACTGTCAAAACCATAGTCTTTGATAGATGTAGAAAATCCCCATCCGCTTAATTTTTTAAGCAATTTTTCAATGGAATCATAAACACCTACAACATCACGCATATCCCACTGATTTACATAATCACCTTCACCATTTTCATAATCATCTTCATATACTTCTGCGATACAGTATGTAACATTAATTTTATAATCTTTCATAAAAAAATCTCCTAGAAAAACTAAATTTTTTTCTAGGAGTTATTTTACTGTTTTTTTTTTGTATGTCAAGAATTAAAGAACGTGATGATTTCCTTTAGGGTCTACGTTATTAAATAAATTTCCAATGAAATCCTCCTGTGGATTTTCGTACACCTCTACAAACTCTTGAAATATGAGTTTCTTTTATATTAAATTCTTTACTTGCATCTCTGATAGAATTAAACGTTTTATTTAATTCTACACAAATAACTTTTTTACACCCTTTACCTTTATTTCTTTGACTAATTTTATCTTTGGTATTTTGACTAACGATTCTACCTACATTCGCTAATCCAATACGTTTATTCCATTCATCTGTATGTTTTAATGGTTTTCCTTTTTTACGAATACTCATACGTTCTCTAGTTTCTTTACTTGCAATTCTACCACGATTTGCTTTTGCAATTTTATCTATAGTTTCTTTACTCATAGGAGGTTTTCTTTTTGCAGATTCTATCATTTTTAATCTAGTTTCATAACTATGATGTTTTCCTTTATTCCAACCTTTTCTACCTTTATTGTGAATTGATATTTTTTTACCAATAATCGCTTTATCCTCATCGCTCATATATTCAAAAATATTTCCACCATTACCTCCTTTAGCAATATTATATTCACACTTTCCTATATTTTTACCACACAATATATATTGAATTTCTAATATATTTAATTCGTCAGAATCTTCTGCAAAAGTCAATATTCGTTTTGAAAAATTATTTATTCCATATTTATTTATAGCGTGTTTTAAATATTTACCACTTCCCATATAATCATCACTATATACATCTATGAAAGTATTCACCCAACATTCTCTTTTTCCACGATATGTTTTATTATTAATCAAATTTTTAATTTCATAAATATAATAAATTTTATATTTATTCATAATGTATATAATTCCTTTTATGAATGATGATATTTATTGGAATCCACTATAGCATAAAATTCTAAGATGTTATACCAAAATTCCTTTGGCATTTTTGTCTTAATCTTCATCTTACCATTTTTCATAAATGTTACATCAATACCAAGTTCATCAATTCTACCACTGTAATAATATGGTTTATTCCAATCATCTTGTTCAAAATATTTCTTTCTAAGTTCAAGAGCATATCCCCTATCTTTATGATATTCACCATAAATTCCATAGTAAATGAGTTCAAGAATATCTTCCTGACCATAATCAGAATATGCTTTCCAATAAAGTTCATCTGTTTCAAAGTATGGAATGTATGAACCTCTATCACCAAAAGTATAACCAAATCTGTTTTTCAATTCAGATTCAAATCTTGCATTACTTCCACTAGCACCAAGTTTAGAATTTACCAAATCCAATAAATCTTCATAAGTATTTGAATTATGGAATCCTAAAACATCACCATTCAAATGAATGTCTACATTTTTATTGTAAACTTCATCAATATTACTAGAAAAAGAAATTCCCGTATCTTTAGAAAGTCTGTTAGCAATACCACGATTATAGGCTTCAATAAGACCGTCATAATCAGAAATAAATTTACCATCAATTAATTCTTCCAAAAGAGAAATATTAATGTCTTTTACTGTTAATCTTGCCATAAATTTATTCTTCCTTCTAATATATCAAGTTTTATATTAGTATAATCTATCGTATAACATCATTCAAGTTAAAAACTAAAATAAAAAAATCCTTTACTAGAAAAATAGTAAAGGATTATTACAGTAATTTTAAATGATTATTTTTTTTATTTTCCTAATACTTCACCAATTGTAGGAATTGCACTTTCTCTCAATGAACATCTTACTTCAATATAAGCATCTTCAATATCTTCATTAGAAATAGGGTCAAGTCCATAAAATTGAATGGCAATCAAATCACCATTTCTACCATCTGCAATCACATCATAATAACCATTGATGGATTCTGCATGTGAATCAAGTTCATACTTAAAATCATCAGTTCCATCAAAAGTATCACCTTTAGAAAACTCATGACCACCACTAAAATCTGAATCATTTCTAGCATAAACTACAGTAAAAAGAATATCATCTAAATCAATACCTTTCATAATTAAATATCTCCTATACCCTATATAGTATCAAAAAAAAAAACATTTTGTAAAATATTACAATATCAATGAATTACATTCAGTATTTGCCTTAATATAATTATTCATTTTATCCGAATGAGTTACAACTACAATTTGTTCATAAACATTACTAAGATTTAATAATGATTCATATAAAATTTCTTTTCTGTCATTATCTAATGGAGCATCAATTTCATCTAAGAAAATAACATTCAATCCTAGCATTTTATTGAAGTTGTTTATAAACGCAAGGTTTACAATCTGTTTTTCTGCACCACTTAAACGGCTACATGGAAGTTTATGATTTTCATTTTTACCATATTCCAATTTAATTGATGTTTTTGTAGACCTTAATGAAATGTATAACGGTTTATAATAAATATCATTAATAAATTCATTCATACTGTTTTCCATATTTTGAATGGAATTTTCAATTACCCAATTAGGATAGTCTTTAGTCATAATAGATTTTGCAGATTCTAAATTGAATAACTGATTTTCATATTTCTTTCTTTCATCTTTAAATCCTTCCAATTTTTTAGAATCATTTTCTTTTTCTACATCCAACTTTGAATTATTTTCTTTAATGAATTTATTCTTACTTACGACATTTTCATAAGAAGAAATTTCTTCATTAAGTTTATTTAATTCTTCATCATCAAAAGAATCTTCATTTATAGAATCAATTTCATCTTTTAATTTAGAAATTTCATCTTCTTTTTTAGTGATTTTCTTTTCTGTATCTTTAATTGATGATTCTAATGAAGTAATCATTGAATCAAGATGATTTTTCATTTCTTCTGATGACTGAACAAATGAATCAGATTGAGTTTTAATATCTTCAATAGATTTTTCATTATTGGTAATTTTTTCATCAATTAATTCATATTGCTTTTCATAATTTACATCCAAATTTTCTAATTTAATATTGGCATTTTCAATATTGAATACAATCTTATCTCTTGTACTAGAAAGATTCATCTTCAATGTTTTCAAATCATCATTCTTTTTAATATCATCCTCAACTTCTAATTTTTTTGCTTTCAATGAAGATACATTGTTGTTTAATGATACTAATTCCAACTTCAATTTATTTACATCATCAGTATATTCACTTAATTTATGAGTACAATTAGAACCACAAATAGGACATATTCCATCTTTTAATGATTCCATGTCTTTTTCTTTAAGTGTAATTTCTGTTTTCTTTTCAGATACCTTAAAAATAGCATCATCCAATAAATTATCATTGAATTTTACAATTTTCTTCAACTTTATATTTTCAAGTTTAGAATCAATATCTGCTAATTCACTAGTATTAGTTTTTACAACTTTTTCCAAATTGTTCTTTTCTTCTTCTTTTTTTACTCTCAAATTTTCTTTTTCTAAAGTTAGGGAAGAAATCGCACGTTCTTTTTCACTAATACTAGATTCTTTACTGATTTTTTCATTTTCCAAATCAGATTTAATTTTTTCAATCTTTGTATTACAATCATCAATTTTTGACAAAGATTCTTCTTTATTATCTTTAAGTTCATTTATTTCTTCTTCAATAGAATTTGCCCTAGAAATCATGTTTTCTTTCTGCTTTAGTTTTTCTTCAAACAATGATTTTTTAGAATTGATGCTTTCTACTTTAAGTTTTTTATTTTCATATTCTTCTTCTGTAAAAGGATATTCCAATAAATCTTCTTTCTGATATTTTTTATTTTCCAATGCAAAAATTTCTTTATCAACATTTGTAATTGATTCTTTAACAGAATTTATCTTTGGCACAATAATTGTTTCAATTTCTTTAGAATAATCCAAATCTTGAATTTTCTTAAAAATATCACGTCTTTCTGAATCTGAACAGTTAATAATATCAATTTTAGAATTCTGTCTAGCAAAAAGAGCATATTTTGTAATTGATGTAGGAAGATATTTATTCAACCATACTTTTACTTTTTCACCACTTGCTAAATCTTCATCTGTATCTGCATTTTTCAATACTCTAGTGGATGTAGTTCCATTATAAATAAGTTCTTCATAAAGATGATATTTATTTAAATTAAAATCCAATGAAATTTTAAATTCTTCTGATTCAGTATTCAAATAATCTGAATATGAACCGTCATAATTTGAAATCAACAACATCTCTATAGCATTAAAAGAAGTTGTTTTACCTTTACCGTTTTCACAATGAAGAATATTGAAATTGTTTTCATATTCAAAAACTTTTTCTTCCTTAAAAATTCCAAATCCTTTAAGAGTAAGTTTATTTAATTTAAGCATTTACAATTTCCCCTTTCAATTTAATAATTTCTTTACAAATATCTGCAATATCATCAGATATTTCTTTTTCTTTTGCAAATACATCAAAAGTACAGATATTATCAACATTTTCTACATTAGAATCAATATCAGATACAGATTTTTTACTCAAAATTCTTCTTGTATAAAATTTATATCCTAATTCTTCTGCTTGTTTTGAATATTCTTCAATTGTAGTTTCTTTATCAATAGAATCTCTTACCAAGAAAAGAGCATATTTTGTATCAATCTTTGGTAATTTTTCAGGATAAGTTACTTCATAATATTCAAGAAATTTTGGTACTTCAATTAATTCATATTCTTTGTTTTCAAGATTAATACTTGCAACATAAGGTGTTTTTCCACTTTCTGTAAACGAATTAAGAATAGGTGAACCTAGATAATGACCACCATTTTGAATAGTAGGTACATGAATATGACCGTTCATCCATGTTTTTACATTCAATTTTGATGTGTCACAAAACTTCTTAGAAAAATGTTCTGTTTCATCTTCTATATGAGCAAATCCATAATCAAAAGAAACATCTTCAAATTCTTTATACAGATTTGAATAGCAATCAATCATGGAATCTTTTTTAGTTCCTTCATGATTATAATGTGGTAAAAACAAACATTTAATATTTTCAATTTCATAACTTGTATATTCTGTAATTACTTCTACATTTTTTAACGGTTCAAAAATTGAAAGAATTGTAGACTGATTTACTGCATCATGATTACCTTGTAAACAGATTATTTTCTTAAATTTTGATTTATTTGTAAAAAAGTTTACATATTCACCAAACATTTCAAAAGATGCGTTAATTTCACATAAATCACCAAGAATCAAAAGAATATTTTCTTTATTATTAAATTCTTGATTAAAAAGCCATTCTAAAAAATCTAAAGATTGTGATTTTTTAGGTTCTTTATCTTGAACATGGATATCCCCAACTACAACCATATTTCCCATAATTAAAAAACCTCCACATTAATTATTTAAATAGAGAACATAAATTCCATTCAGATACGGTCTTGTTGAATATTGTACAACTAAATTCTGTATTTGTACATCTGCAGAATTTACAATTTGCACAATTTTTTGTTTTCTGTTTATTTTTTACTTGATTTTTTACTAGTTGATTTTGTTTCATTTTCATACACCTTTTGAATAAAATTGTTACATTTTTCAACTTCTTTATAATAAAGATTTGTTTTATCAAAAATAAACAATCCGTATCTTTCATTCTGTAAAAATTTATAATTATTTACTGCACGTACACAATTATTATAATTTTTACAAATCATGTTTTTGCAAAATAAATTATCTGTTCCAATTAATAAATTTTTAGCATCATCTAAATATATCATTTTTTTAATCTCCTTTAATAAGAAAGAAAATATCTGAAAATATCGTACCAATTTATATCTTTATTCTGTAGAAAATTATTATCATCAATATAAATATCTGCATATATTTTTCTACAATCACCATATTTTTCAATAAGAAAAGGTACATTTTCATTTACATAATCAAAATGTATTTTATTTTCTTCCAAGAAATCTATGGCTTCTTGTAATTCTTTTCCTTTTCTACAAGTATTTAAAATTAAAATATTTTCATTATCTTGAAGTAAGTCTATAACACCTTTTAATCCATCTCTCAATACACCAAGATTAGGATATTCGTTTTTTTCTGTACAAGTTCCATCATAGTCAATAGCAATAATTTTATTTTTAATCATGTTATACCTCCACCATATAAATTTTATTTATTAAAATCAGAATATCTTAATTCTGCAACACCTATCAAGATTTCAAGTAATCTGTCATAAGTCCAACTTATAGGTTCAATATTTATTTCTTTCCAATACTGTAATGTATCTACACAAACATCACCACTTAATTTATTATAACATTCACAATAAAATTGTTTTGTAATCCCTGCTAATTGTGATACGTGATTTTTAGCATAAGATTCTATTTTTTCTCTATTAGTTCCAATATGATTCATAACTAAAAGATTATTAATATAACTTTTTAATATTTCCATCAATGTATTTGTTTCACTTTGAGTAAAACAACTAATCATATGTGTTTTTGTAATATCATCTAATAAAAGATTTTTTAATGATTCAGTAACAACTTTTTTAGTTAACATTAAAAATATAGGTTCTGTTCCTTTAATATAATTATCGACAAATTCCATTTGTCTTTTTAACAATAATCTTGTTTTACCCATATCTTCCGTTTCTGCGGTTTTTACAGAATCAGGTGCTATTTCAAACCACGGGGTTTTTAATTTTTTATTTTCTTTCAAAATCTTTTTACAGATAAAAAAGACACCAACTAACAATAACGCAACTAATAAGAAAATTACTAGTGTTAAACCTACAAAATGAGAAGAATAAAATTCTAAAAAATTCATCGGATGCTCCATATTCTTTATTCAGATATATAAAAAATAGTTATGAATTTTTTAGAGTTCAAGGTCTTTAAGTTCTTCACTAAAATAGACTACCAATAAAATAATAAAAACATCTAACCACATTTTAAACTCCACGATTTGTTATTCCATTCTTTATTTCTATTTGTTTCATCATAAAATATTCACTCCATAAAATTCCAAAGAACAGATGTATGTTCACAACGTCCATTTGCTTCACCACACACCTTACATCTACCTTTTACTTTCTTTGCACATTTTTTACATATCATTCGTGTTTGAGTATAAGTTTTAGTAATATAAAAATCAATTAAAAAATAATCATTATTTTCTATTTTTCCACCACATTTTTGACAATTACAATCCATATCTTATTCTCCAAAATTACATCTGATATCATTGCTTCTACTTCTTCCTTTCATAAGTTCATTAGCCGTAAAACCACGATTATTAATTGCGTATGGATTAATATCTGCATAACCGCAGAACTCATCCCAATCATCAATATTTCTATTACTCTGATTCCATTTCACCAACACCAAATCAAATCTTGTACTAGTTTCATATTCCGTTCGTCTTAGTGCATCAAAATTATCATATAAACTTTTGGCAAGTTCATAGCAAAGAACTTTCTTTCGCTCTTTTTCTAATTCTTCTATTGGAATAGGAGAATTTAATAATGTAAGGTCTTTTGGAATTGCTAAAGATAAAGTAACTAACTCTTTGTTACCTTCGAGAAATTCCTTTTTAAGTTGGTCGAAATATTTCGTTTTATATTCTTTTGTCTTTTCTTCTTGTTCTTCTAGTTTCCTAGAACATTTTCGAAAATCAGATAACGCACTATAATACGCATTTGTATAACCACGAACTTCATTTTTGAGAGTATTGACTTTATTTCTGTATTTATTTCGTTTTGCTCTTCTATTCATTTTCTTTTATCTCCTGTTCTTGGTATTCTTCTCCACAAACGTGCCATTCTTCCCCTTCATTATAAGGCACTTCAATTTCTATCGATTTGAAAAAGTGTGTATAATCTTCATAAGATGTTTGTTTGTAGCAAGTTAAAATTACTTTAATCTTTTTGGTCATTTTCTTTTATCTCCTTAATTTAACCTTATTTTTGCCACACAAATTTCCTTGCATTTCTTCTGCTACGCATATATGCCCTCTCTTTGCACAGTTTCCGCAACACTTCATTTTCTCAATCTGTGCTTCTAGTTCTGCAACTCTTTTAGCACCTTCAAGAAATAATCTATTATTATCCTTTTCAAGTTCTTCCTTTGCCTTGTTATATCCGAACTCTGCACCTTTCTGAAATGCAGGCACAACATCTTCTTTTAGTTGTTCTTCTGTATCTGCGTGTCTATGCAAACATTCAGTTTCAAAATATTCTTCTGCTTCTTTCTCAAACATCTTGCAACTCCCTCAAACTTACAAACAGTCCAACAAGATTGATTAACTCTATTAAAATCCACCGTAATCTTTTAACATATTTTTCATCATGTAAATCTTATCTACATAATTCTTAAACATTTTAGAAACTCTATCTTCCTTACCTTTTTCAATATTCTGTACAACTTCATTTAAAACATTATATGCTTTCTTTGGATTATTTTTAATATCATCAATAAAACTTTCAGTAAACACATTTTCAAACAAATAACTTTGGTCTGATTCTGAAAAATTATCTGTAGTAGAAAACAATACAGAATAAATATCTTTTGAACTATACTTTGCCATAATTACAATTCTCCCATTCTATTGTTTATAAATTTTTTAAAAGCATCTTTAAATTCTTTTTCATTATATGAATCATAAATAAACTCCCATGTACTAGGTTTACTTTCATACATCAATAACATTTTACCATAATTCATATTTTTGAAATGTTCTTTAATCTGTTTCATGTTAGGAATACGCAATTCAAATGTAATTGGATAATCTGCTACAGTAAAATAAATACTTAGATTATAACAATCATATCCTTCAAACATTGTTTTAGTGATTGAAATTTCATTTTCATCATATCCAATAATAAATCCAATAGTTTCTTCAATTGTGTGTTTTAAATATGATTCACCAGAATTATTTAATTTATCCATTGTGATATTTGGATTATCAAAACAGAAATCAAAATCATTATAAAATACTTCATGCGAAATTGTTTCAAGTCTATCTGCTTCTGCAAGTTCAAGAAGTTTAGTATATTTATACACTTCCTTTTCCATATCATGTACCAAATCATTACATCTTGCGATTTTAACAGAACTAAGTTCTTCTATTTCTTTAATTGAAGTAAAATCACAGTTATTCAAATCATTTCTCAACATAATTTATTCCTCATTCCCATATATCATTAATCATATTTCTATTTTGAATTCTTTGCAAACAATTTTTATAATATTCTTCACAAATTTCAAATCCAAAATAATTTCTTTTCAAATCAATACAACTCATAGCCGTAGTTCCCATTCCCATAAACGGGTCAATTACAAAATCACCAACATCTGTAAATTCATTGATGCAGATATCAGAAATTCTTTTATTCATTACGGCATGATGAATGTGTGCAAATTCATTTTGTGAATTTACACCTTCTTCAATGACATTTCTAAAACAATGTGATTTTACATGAATCATATCTTTTGGATTCTTTTTTATCAAAAGAATATGTTCATATGTATTAGAAATAGAACCTTCGTTTCTACACGGCAATCCATTACTTTTGTACCATATAATATCGTCATGTATTCTGTCTGCATAATGACCGATTAATTTATAAACATTTTCTCTATTAACTTTAATAGCACCAATATTATAAATTACCCATTTCTTACAAATTCTAAGAAGTTCATCTATAATTTCAACTTGCCATTCATACCAATCATCAATATGTTGTTCGACATTCAGATATTTTCTATGAGTACCATAAGGATTATTACCTTTACCTTTTGCTTTAATTTCTTCAAAAGATTCTGTTCCTATATCCCCATACGGTGGTGATGTAAAAGCAACGTCAAATGTATTATCTTCAATTTCTTTTAATCCACTTAAACAATCACCCAAAATAATTGAATTTTTATTTACTGTCATTTTTCTTATTTCCTATTAATTAATGAATTACCAAATTATCTTTATTCATTAAAGATTGAATATCGATAAGTTCATTACATCTTTCACCTTCACAAAGATTTTCAGACCACATAAGGCATTTATCTTTCATTTCTTTTGTACAAGTATTGCATCTAACAAATCTTGATTTAATTTCAAAATTAATTTCCTTTTCATCACAAAGTTCATTTTCCAAATCAAAATTCATTTTATACATTAAAATTATACCAATCGTTGAAATTACACAATAAAGAAGTAATCCAACTAAAAGCATTGTAGAAACCATTATCATATTAAAATCCTCCTAAAAGTTTTATAATGAATATCAACATTCCTATAAAGCCTAATATAATAGTGAATAAAGACAAAGATGGTATGAAAAATATCATTTATCAAAATATCTTTGTCTATCATTAATCACTCCATTTTAATAAAAGAACACCTAATCATTTTTAGAATAGGTGTTCTAATTTTAATTAATCAAAATCGTAATAATCATCTACTTCAGGATAGACCCATTTTTCAGAACCATTTTCTGATTCTTCATACAAAGCATCATAAACAAGTTCTTCAAGTTCATCCTTATCGTAATCAGTTATTTCTTTACCATTTTCAATTACTTTTGTGATTTCAAAGTCATCTACTTCAAATTCATCATAAGCGGGTTGTCCACTTCCATCTGCAAAATACAAAACTTCATTTTCATGTGTATCATATCCATTTGCGATACAATGAACTTCCAACTCTCTTTCTTTGTAATTTACCAATACAAAGTCATTAAATGTAACCTTTACTGTCATAATTCATATTCCCCTTTACAACATCAAGTATTTATATTCAAAAGTATATCACAAATGGTATTTTATGTTAAGTGAAAAATTATTCATAAATTACATTTTCATCTGCAATAGGCATATCTTCCAACATTTCTTTTACAATGTCATATAGATATTCCCAACATCGTTTATCATAAAAATAATCTTTACCCATTACTGATTTGATATAATCATCAAGATAAAGATTATCAATTGTAGTATCTCCACTTTTATCATTATAGATTGTAAAATCATCTGTTTCACCACCTAATTCTGCACCCATATCATCTATAACATCATTCAATCTATCTGTTTCTTCATCAAAATTATCTACATCATAATCTGATTCATTCAAGTGTTTTACTAATTCTGCACTAGCAACAATATATTCATTAAATTTCTTCTGCATTTTTGTCATAATAAAATCTCCATACATTAAAATATAGTTAGATGATTAATTGAAAATATCGTCAGTTTTATCCAATAAATATTCACCATTATTTTCAATTCTAAACTGAAAATTTTTACATATCAAAAATACTTTCTTTCGCTTTGTTTATCCTATCTTCCGCAATCTTGAAATACTTGTCGTCTTTTTCAATGCCGATGAAATTGCGATTTGTATTAATACAAGCGACACCTGTACTTCCACTTCCCATACAATTGTCCAAAACTGTTTCGTTTTCTTTTGTATAAGTCTTTATAAGATATTCTAATAAATTTGTAGGTTTTTGACTTGGATGCAATCTACCTTTTTGAGAAGCATTAGAATAAGTTAAAATTGAAGTTGGATATTTTTCTGTATAAATTCTTTCTTTCATATCATTACTTTGTAATCTGCAAACTTTAGAATTACCATAATTTTTAGATTTTTTCACTTTATCTCTTTTTTCCATAATAGGATAATAATTTAATTTACCGTTGCAAAATACAGAAATATATTCATGTTGTTGCATTGGTCTATATTTTGCAATTTGAAATCCTACACCACGAACTTTATTCCAAATCCAATCATATTTATAATGTTTCAGATTACTCATTTTTAATTGTGTAGAGAACGGTTCTGTACCAAATAATACAATCGCACCATTGTCTTTTATAATTCTATTATATTGCCCCCATAATTTATCAAAAGGTATTAATATATCCCATTCGCAAGCAGTAACATTATAAGGTAAATCACATAAAATCATGTCTACCGATTTATCTGCCACCCCCTCCATTACTTCCAAGCAATCTTCATTATACAATTCAACTTTACTCATAATCTAATCCCACAATCCTTTCAAATCAACTCCACCACCATTAGAGTAATAATTATCTTTAAATTCAAATACACATTCTTTTGTATTTCTTTCAATTAATTGACCAATATTTTCACCCATAGGAGAATTTTTAATTTCATCTACTTTTATATTATCAATAATAATTGTAGATTTATGAACAGATTCCAATCTTGTTTTAAGCCATGAATATAAAACTTTCTGTTTATAATCTGTAGAAAAGTAATTCAATCTTGTAAATTCATCCAATACTAAACAATCAACTTTTGTAATATAATCTACAAGATTTTGACTTTCTTCATCTCTTTCACTTTTCATAATCAAATCAATTATATCTTTACTAGAGATATAATAAGTTGATTTACCTTTACTTATTAAAGAAGTTAAAATCCATTTAGCAATATGAGTTTTTTGTGTTCCCATTTCACCATAGAAAAATAATGAAATTGTATTAAACTTTTCATCAAACTTTTCAATAAACTTCTGCAATTTTGGAAGATTTTTATTTTCATCATTTCCTTTATAATTACACAAAGTATAATTAATGAGTTCTTCTGCATTACTTGAAGTTGATTCTTTCTGTAAAAGATTTGAATCCAAATATTTTCCAAAAAGTTTAATTTTATTTTTATAATTTAACCAACATGAACAAGGTTTTACACGACCTTCAAAAATTGTAAAACCTTTATTACATTTTCCACAAGGTTTAAAATCTTCAATAAAATTTAATTCCATATATTTACCCGTTGTTTTCTTCATCATTTAAATCTGTAGTACCATCAATTATATTTCTAAGACCGTTTTCAATATCTTTTGATATTTCATTGATAATTGGAATTTTCATAATATCAATAGTATTTCCATTCTTTTTAATATCTTCAATTTCACCAATATTTAATTTAAGATATGAACTAGGAAAAAACTGAATATCCAAATCTGCTTCACGTTTATTATCTACAATAATATCACCTTTATAAACAATATGTAAGCATCCAAAATATGGAATAAAAATATTGTGTTCATCATCTGCATAATTCATAAGTGTAGATAAAGACAAGGCTTTCAATACATTAGCGATTCTTTCTTGATTTTCACCGCTTATGTTTCTAAGATTTTCCAACATTTCTTTTTCTTGTTTTATTAATTTCAAAGTAGTAATCCTCCAACTAACAGAAATTATATCACAAATACAATTACATATCAAATATACTTGTACTTACTTTTTCATATCTTTTCTTTGCAATTTCAAAATAATTATCATCAATTTCATATCCGATAAAATTTCTCTTTTCTGCAAAACATCCTATAGCAGTAGTTCCACTTCCCATGCACGAATCTAAAACCAAATCATTTTCATCAGTATAAGTCTTAATCAAATATCTAATTAAATCTAAAGGCTTTTGTGTAGGATGCAATCTTTCATCTGTATCATGTGAAAAATACAATAAATTATTTGGCAATCTTTCACCATTATTTATTGTATCGACATTTCTAATCCCCCCCTCACGACCGCACACTTTCTTCTAAACACATTATTAGTAGTTTTATACGGTTTTCCAACTTCCATTTGTGGATTATATTTCATATTAATACCATTCTTAGTAAAAGAACATGCACCTTTTCCAAATACACAAATATCTTCCGTAATCTTTCCACATTGATAACGTTTATTCAAGAAATTTGTTGCATTATCTTTTACCCATATCCAATTATATTTATACATATCTAAATTAGACATGATTAATTTACTTGTAAAAGGTTGTTGAGCAAATAATACAATAGCACCATTTTTCTTAATAATTCTTTTATATTCTTTCCATAAAGGTTCAAAAGGAATTATCTCTTTATCAAATTCTAAAGGTGTAGTACCATAAGGTAAATCTGTAAGAATAAGTTGCACAGATTCATCTTTAATATTTTTCATTTCTTTAAGACAATCACCTTTAATTAATTCTATACTCATTTTTTAATTTCCTATCTCATATTAATATATAAATTATCAAATTCTGTATAGAATGAATTTTCAGTATAAACTTCATTTCTTTCATCATCTACAAATTCAATAATAAAATCTTTCTGCCATTTTGTATAAGGTGATAAATCTCTAACTAATGATTTAGGTGTATAATTTGTTTTACAATCATCAGAATCATTCAACCAAATAAAACAAGTATTATTTAAAATATTAAATGCTTCAATTGTATATATTATTTTAGAGTTTTCACAATAAATCCATTTTTCATAACAATCTTGATTTTTATAAGACTGTAATTTTTTAATAAACTTTTCAATCGTCATTTTCTACATTCTCCGTTTCATCTTCTTCATCTAAACTATAGTTAGGTAATTCACCTTCATAAGGATAAAGATTTTTATAATCTGCATCGAAATAATAATATACTTCTTTTCCAACTTCGCCATATGTATTTTTTAGAGTTTTAACATAAATTATTGGTTCTGTTATTGCTTTAATAACTTCACTACATGGGTTTTTGCGAACAATATTGTAAGGATTAAAAATACTAAAAATACAACGACTTCTTTCTTCATATCCACCTGAATCCCTAATCGCACTAGCATCCAATTGAAATTTCATAATATCTTCTTCTTTATTAATCTTAATTCCCGTTGGCATACGTTTCGCTTGTACAGTACCAATAATCAATAAATTGTTTGCTAAAGCAATATCATTCAATTTATTCAATGCTTGTAAAATGACATCTGAACGGTTAGAACCTCTAGTATTTTCTTGAAATTCTTTTACCATAGATAAAAGGTCTACATATACAAACAATAATTCATTTTTCTTTAATCCCATTTTCTTTCTTTGAATAAGAGAAAATCTTTTAATATCATTTACACTTACTGTAGAATTTGGAAAATATGCGAATTTTGATTTATCAGAATGTTCTGCCAAATACTTACATTTTTCAATAATTGTATCAAAATCAATATGTTCATCATCATTATACATACCTTGAATATCATAATATGTTTCTTTAATTAAAGATGACAACAAACCATCCATTACACCTTCTTGTGAAAGTTCTGTATTAAAATAAACTGTAGGTAATCTTTTTGAAATTCTAGCCTTTAATTGTGTAGCAACAAAAGTTGATTTACATGAACCACTATACCCAAGTATAGTCCATATCCCTGCCGTAGGTTTTGCAAGTCTGTCTAACAAATAATCGCCCGTACTTACACTTACATTGTTTTTTCTGTCTTTTAATGTTTCGATATGAGTGTCAATCATATCACTAAAAGACATTCCTTCATCTTCTTTTGGATTTTCAATTTTACTGATTGCTTCATCTAAGGATGATTGAAGTGAAATTACTTTTTCAAAATCACTATCATCAGAATTTATTTCGTGAAGAAGTTCATTTTTAAATGAAAACAAAATATTCTTTTTTCTTAAATTCTGAACATAATCTTCTATTTTATCTTCTTGATAATTTACTTCATTTATGGAATCTAAAGTATCTTTATTTACATATTCCACACTTTCAGACAAAATGTGTTCTTCTGTAAAATCTTTATTTTCATCCCTAAGATTTAATAAAATAAACTGTAATTCTTTTGCAGTTTCAGAACAAAAAATGTCATCCTCAATCATTAAAGACGGGTCATTCAACCAACTTTTAATAATCTGTTTTTCCAAAATAGAAATTTTTAAAGTTTCATCTTTCATGCAATTTTCCCACTTATTTTCTTGTAATAAGAAAGATTGTATAATATTTTTAGGATAAAATCAATCATTATTTTCTTTATTAATAATTTTTAATGCTGTTTCTTCATCATAAATGTAATTTCCTTCTGAATCAATTATTAAATATTTGTTTGCAAATTCATTGGGTTTTAAATTTTCAATCAGTTCATTATCAGAATTACGTTTACACCAATTATACAAATTTCTCCATTCTGTAATTTCTGAATTCCAATTTATACTTTTGTATTTAGATATAATTATCGTTTTTCCAAATCTGGGGTCTATACATAAACGAACATTACTATCTTTAGGATTTTTAACTCCTTGTATTTTAAAATTTAATATATTTGAAAATTTTTTATTTGTCGTTGTTTTTAAGATAGATTCCGCTAATTCAATATCGTATATATAATTGTTATTTTCATCTTTAATAAGATAATAATCAGCAAAATCATTAGATGATTTAAATTCTTTTACTAATTCATTTTGAGGATTTTTATCCATCCAACTAGACAAATTTCTCCAATTTGTTATTTTTGATTTTATTTTATTACTAATAATACATCTTGGGTCTACACACAAGCGATTTCTTATTATTTGATTTCTTTCTTTTCTATATTCCCTCAATCTAGGTTCATTTTTACTTCTCCATTCTTCATAATATTCCATTCTTTCTTCTTTATGTTCTTTATAATATTCGCTATGTTGTTTTGCTAATCTTTCTTTGTTTTTTCTTCTATATTCTCTGTCGGCTTCTATTCGTTTATTAGTTTTTCTATAATTTTTCTTATCTTCATCCGTCCAATTAGTTTTCTTCAACTCTTCACAATATTTACCTATATTTTTAACATCATCTTCTGTTAAAGATTCTATACTTTGCGTTAATGTTTTATTAGTAATGAACCAAAATGAAGATTTTGCACTTTTATATAATGTCGTTCCTCTATCAAACATAAAACATAAATAAAAATGTAACATTATGTGATGCGGAATTGAACATTTTATTTCTTCACCAAAATCAATATTCTTATTATATCTAATTTCCTTAGTTCGTTTTACATTGTATTTTTCTTTCAATGTAAAAATTGGTTCGATATGATGCATGTTGTATTTTTCACAATCAACATCTTCAATTTTACATAATTCCACTAAATTATAATATTTTTGAGTTGCTTCTTCTTTTGTCATAATTCGACTCCTATAGAAATAATTTTTTGTGCTAGTGCGAATAACACATAATAAATAGTTAATATTTATAAATAAAATAATTAAATAAAAAACGATTGCAGATATGAAAGTAAAAGGAGTCGATTTCTTTACTTTCTAAGGTTTCGCACACCTATCTGTAATCGTTCAATTACTAAAATAGTTAATTTGTTAAAAATCAAAAATACTTGGTTTACAATCCAAATGATAACCTTTTTCAATTCTATCTTGTGCTAAATCAATATACCATTGTTTATTCAACATAGGATATTCTGAACATTTTTTACCATGTATATCTCCCAATTCAAGAAAACAGTTATTTGGACAATTTGCAAATTTTTCAATCGTTCCCCCTTTTTCTTTCTGTTTTCCTAACCATGTATCTTTCAAATCATTAGAAGCAAAAATACGATACACCTTTTCGTTAATTTCTTTGCCATTATGATAACCATATTTGTAGTTTGATGAAATTTTATACACTTTCTGAAACATGTATAAATCATTACATTCATTTATAGTATCTTCAATTTTTTTTCCATATGCTAAGAAATTAAACATTGCTTCATTGACAATTGGTAAATCAGCGTCTAGTGGAGTTGCTTTTTTAAGATATGCTCCTTTTCTTTTAAACGACCCATCATCTAGTTGGAAGGTATAATTGTTGACGTTCGATTGGTAAGTTTTCAAAATATTTTCGACTTCCATATTCATACCTGATACACCTTCCCATTTGTGAATTAAACTTTCTATCTTTTCTTGACAACCATCTTTAGCAACAAACTGGATTCCGTCCGTATTGGTTTGAACCCATATTTTTACATAAGGTTCAATCCATTCAATTAACATAAGAATTAAAAGTTGTCCTGTAAGACAAGTCATGTTTGACATCAAAGGGTCGTAAGCAGAACTGTTTTTATCTTTACAAATTCCATAAGTTGAATTTAAAATCAACTTCAAACATTTGTTCTTAGGGTCTTTTGCTTTCTTTAATCGAATGCGTTCGTCATAAATAAATTTAAATTTTTCAGGATGTTTACAATTTCTAGTTAGCAACTCGTATCGAATATCAAGTGAGGGATAAAGACTAGCCACATCCCAATCTTGTACATGTTCGTTGATAATCATCGGTTCATCATTCACAGAATGTAATCCACCCCAACCAAATTTATGTTTCATACCACAAACATCACGAACATAAAATTTACTATAATCATGATTTGCAGGATTCATAAACCAATCGATAACGTCTTTATATTTTTCAAGTTTTACTGTATCAACTACCCACAAATTAAATTCATCTTTTCTATCTTCTTTTGGTCTTTCACATTCCAAAACTTTAGCAGTCAATTGTGCATTTGTAAGATTTATATTTGATATAGGTAAATTAAACATTTCAATTACACCCATACTAACTTCAAAATCATCGTGTCTTAAAAGAAAAACTTTTTTACATTCCACAACATCGTTATGGCAGTAGCGAATCGTTTCCTCAAGTTCATCCATTGTAAGAGGTCTATCAATGTCAAAAGAAATTTTTGATTCATATATAGAATCTTGTAGGTACGCTTCAAGAACCTTTAATGATTCTATTTTAGTCATTATATCATAATTTAATAATTCAACTTCTTTAAATTTATTACTAATTTGAAAAGGTTTTAATCTTTCTACAATCAATTTATCATTCAATTCTTTAGGATTCATACCAAGAATAATTCCTTTATATATTGTAGAATCGTAAGAGCGACCGTTATATGAAGCGTGTAATTTGTTACGATGAGACATATAGAACTTCAACAACGCTTTTCTATCGTTTACAATTATAGTTTCTTTTAATTCAATAACATCTATCAAAACTACCAACCAATCATACTTGAACACCTCAAAATCTAGGAAGGTCAAACCGTATGGATATTTTTCTTCAGTAAATTCTGAATAATCTTCTCTTTTCAAGTCAATGACTCGTACAAAAGAAATTACATCTGTAGAATTAGATATTTCGTCTTTAATATCTTTTACAATTTTTTTAATTTCTTTCTTCACCTTTTTCACAGTCGGCACATTAGCAGAACTAGATACTTCAACTTTACCACTTTCAAAATCACTGAAATCGCAAGGAGAATTGTCTACAACATCAGATTTCATGGTAGATTCATCTTTTACAATCTTCTTTACTTTTTTTACAACTTTAGGTGTAACTTTTCCATTACAAGTTCCTACATCACTACCTTTACTCAAATCGACACCAATAAAATTTGTTTCACTCATAACTTTCTTGATTTTCTTTATCTTGACATTTGTTTCGTTCATATTTATTCCTTATGTTGTTTTATATGATTTTATGCTCTTTCTGAAATAATTTCAATTCTAAACTGAAAATTATTACATATCAAACAAACTTTCCTTTTGCTTTTCACAACCTTTATAGACTTTCATATACCATTTTATCTGTAAATTTTCCAACAAGTCGTCTAAAAGAAGATTTTCCTGCTTTTAGGTAAATATGTTCATCATAAACAGATTTCGGCACATCATAAGTTGAGTCCTCATCTTCACAATATCCATCAAATGAAAAACAGTACGGACATTTTAAATTTTGAAGAAAGTTAAAAAATTTATCATTATCTATTGCACCAAAATACATTCCTTTTGTGTTAGCATAAGGTGGGTCGTAATAACAAAAATCATTTTCATTCGGACTAAATGTATCATAACTTGCATTTATAAATTCCACATTATGATTATTCAACACTAAATTCCATTCTTTTAATATTTTTTCTAACCTAAAAGGTTCAATACCACAACGAGTTGTATGAAAAGTATTATTAAAATTACCATCAGAATTATATCTTGGCATACCATTTGTAGTAGTACGCATTATAAACATAAAATCTTTAGGGTCATGCTTTTCGTTCAATCTTTTTCTTATTTCTGCAAAATACAATTTCTTTCTTTCAAAGTCTGAATCTTTGTTTAATTCATTCCATAAAAGTTTATAGTGAGAAACAATTGACTTGTAATCATTCTGTATGAGTTTGTATAAATTTATTAAATCTGTATTCAAATCAGACAAAACAAACTTATTCACTTTTATATCAGAATTCATAAGTCTGTATGCTACAGAACCACCACCAAGAAAAGATTCATAATAAGTTTCTATTTTTCTAGGGAAGTATGAAATAATTTCATCACATTGGCTTCGTTTACTTCCACTCCATTTAATCGCTGGTTGAAAATTCATAATTTATTTCCCTCTCACATGTCAAAAATACTTTCCTTCGCCTTGTTTATCCTATCTTCCGCAATCTCAAAATATTTATCATCTTTTTCAATTCCGATAAAATTTCTTTTTGTGTTGATACAAGCGACACATGTACTACCACTTCCCATACAGTTATCTAATATCCATTCATTTTCGTTAGTGTAGGTCTTGATGAGATATTCAAGTAAAGCAGTTGGTTTTTGAGTAGGATGTAATTTTCCGTTTCTATTTGGAACTACATCAAATTTCAAAATATCAGAAGGTTGTACAAAATTAGGGTCATATTTTTTCTTTATTTTATTTAATTTGAGATGATTAGAATTTCCACAATAATGTTCATAATTATAACATTCTTTACCTTTTCCAATTCTTTCTTTCATAATTGGATTATAAGTTGGAAGTTCTTTATAAAATACTGAAATTGTTTCATAATATTTCATCGGTCTATATTTTGCAGATGACATTCCTGTGGGAACATTCTTTTCCCAAATAAGATTATATTTAAAATCTTTTCGATTCGAATTGATTAAATCTACAGTAAATAATCCACTTCCAAACAAAGCAATTACACCATTATCTTTAATAACTCGATTATACTGTCCCCATAACTTATCAAACGGAATTATATTATCCCATTTTAAAGTTTCAGATTTTAATTGACCATACGGTAAATCAGCCAAAATCATATCAACCGATTTATCTTTTATATTGCTCATCAATTCTAAACAATCACCTTTATATAAAGTTATTTCGCTCATCGTTTACATCCTATCCACTTTACAATATTCTTTCAAGTCTAAATCAGATAATTTATCTATTTTTCAAGTAGAATTTTACATAAAGTCTTGATAAAATTTATACAGTTTTATCAAGACTTTTATACAAAATCGATTTAATACTTTTATTATACTACAGAAGTTTTATCGTTTCAATGATTTTACAAAATTTTTAATTAAAACGGCAACACAGTAATTGTATGTTCTTTAAGAAGTTTATTCAGTACATTATGTACGCTAACTTCAAACATATCATCTACAGAATCATAAATGCCATCAACATCATCAAAAGCCATATTAAACTCTTCTTGAATTGTGTCATCATGAATCAAATCCAACAAAGCACATTCTATAATTTTCAATGATTTAGCAACTGTAACTTTTTCTTTCAAAGATTTTCTGACAGATTTCTTTGATTCTTTTATTTCAAAAATATCATTCAATCTCATTTTTACTTCTTTATAAATTTCTTTATCAATCATGTGAATATCTATTCTATCGCTAGATACAACATAATTGTTGTATATTTTTATTGCGTCAGATAAATCATTTTCTGAAAGAGTGAATATTTTAGACCAACTTGGTGTTTCTGCATATCTTCCTACATATTCATCAACCGCCAATTTATCATTATTTCTACTAAAAGGTTGAATATATAGATGAACTGTGTCATAAGTTCCATTTTTTCCTTGACCTACAATTTCTACTCCAAATTCACCTTTTACAAAAGAATAAACATCAAATTCACTAGCCATATTTAATTCCCCCCCCCATAATTTATTTTTAATTAAAATATTTCATCAAAAGCAGTTACTTTTACACGCTTAGTTGAAGGCTTGTAATTTTTCCAAAAATAATTGATTTCTTTATCAACTACATAAATATCAACTTCATCATCATGGTGGCAATATCCAAAAACATTTCCATCAGTGTTATACAAAGCAAGTGTATCATGTTTTTGAGGTATCACATCTGTAGGTGCGATTCCCCATTCTTCAAGAAATTCCATTATGAAATTATATGTACCTTCAAGAATCCAACCTTCACCAGCCATATTACATTCTTCATCTGTAGCGAATTTTCCATCTACAGATTCTTTCATAGACTTTGATTCATTTAAATCTTCAATATAAATATCAATTGCTCTACCATTTCCTGCTAAATGAACATCATCTTCTATTTTAGCAAAATCTCGAATAATGTTACGAATATCGCTCAATTCTTCATATATAAAATTATCAAGTGTTATTTCAAATCTATTTTTATCTTTGGGAAATTCATCAATTTGCAATTTAACAGAATGTCTATCGCAATATTTTTCAAGTTCATTAAAAATTTTATTCATACTATTTTCTCCTATATTACCATGCTACAAATCTGATAAATACAAAATCATTTTCTGTAAATTTATCATCTTCATACACAAACTGATAACCAAAATCAATATTCATATCAGACATAAACTCAATTAATGTTTTAGGCATACAATCGGTTACGATATCATCAAAAATATCCAAATCCATAGTTTCATCAAACCAAACTCTAAATACAATTTCATCATCACCAATTGATTCAATAGAAACATCTTTAAGTTCTTTATTGATATTTTTAACCCATTCTTTTACAAAAGGGTCGTGTTTATTAAGGTCATAAAGTGAAAAATCTTCATCTGTTGATTCTTTCAAAGATTTTCTAGCAGATTTCTTTGATTCATCCAAATAAATTGTTTTCTTCTTGCCATTAGTTACATCGATGATTTTATAAACATTTGCGTCATTTTCCAAATCAATAATATCATTTCTTGTAACATCGTCAAGATAATCTGTAGGGGTGTCGTCCCAATATACGATTTTAACATCAATTCCTTCTTTCAAAGATTTTCTTACAGATTTCTTTGATTCATAATAATCATCTACATCTGATTCAGAACTTGCAACATCATAAGTATCACAAGCGTCTGTAGAATTACAAGTAAATTCATCAACTGAAATAATTGTGTAATCATCATTAATGGTAATACCCCATTTACCATTAGATTTTAATTCAACTTTGCCGTTTTCAAAATCATACTTATCTGAAACAGTATCAACTTCAATGTTCGGCAAATAAAGGTAATCTTCACAGAATGTCATGAAATCTTTAATTTCATCTTTTGGCATTTCCTTAAAGAAATCATTCCAAAATGATAAGCCATCTGCATAATTCTTACCATTAAATTCTATTCTTTCTTCACCATCACCAATGAATCGTTTACCCCAATCACTAACTGCTTTTCCATTAGTCTGTCTGAATTCACCTTGAACAATTCTTTCAACCAAGTCGCCCAAATCTACAGTAGCAAACATTTCACCTTTTGAGAATTCACAATCTTCATCTTCAATGTAAACAGAATTATAACTGTCATTCATTGTCATGAAGAACTCACCTTTAATGTTTGTGAAATGTAAATCCAATCCACCGTCACCATCATAATCAAAATCAAGATTATAAGTTGGTTTATAAAATTCTAAAATTAAGTTATGACATAATATCTCCTAAAATATATTTATTCTTTATATTAGATAGTTATCTACAAAAATATATTTACTATAAATTAAATATTGTTTCTTTTGTAAGAAATTTTTTGTAAGTTCATCCATAACAATTCTCCACTTATTTAAGATGAATTTATTGTATAATAAATTTGTATATTTTTCAACTTTATTCTATAAAATATTCTCTTTTTGGATTTAAAATATTTTTATAATCTTCCAATCCTAATTTATCTTTCATAGAAATTAATCCTTTCATTGTCTGTTTTTTCAATAAAACTTCGTAATATAAATAAAGGTCTACTGATTTATCAAACATTAATATATTTGTATAAATTTCTTTTTTCTGTAAAGCACCTTGCTCACGTTTCCTAGATTGCTCAAAATAATCTGCATCAGATGGTACGTCAAAATAGATATTTACACTACATTCTACTAAAGAAATTGATGTAGATAAAACTTTATTTGTAAACAATATTTTTTGTTTAGGGTCATTTTTAAATTCGTTTACTCTATCAATTCTATTTTCTCTTTTTACAGATGTTTTTTCATCACCATGAATTACACATGGATTATAATTAGAAAATATTTCTGCTAATCCATTTAATACTCTAGGATGATTTGACCATACAATAACTTTTCTATCTTCATCATCGATATATTTTTCAAAAAGTGATTTTAAAATTTCTACTTTTGGATTATCTTCCAATTTCCAACCTTTTATTTCCAATAAAGATGGGTCTGATGTAATTTGTGATAGATAATTTAATTTTTCAAGAATTGATTGTCTAGTTACTTCACCATTATTTTCTTTTACCAAATCATTTATTACACTAGAAGAAAATTCTTGATAAATTTTTCTCATTTTATCATCCATATCGATATATATTAATTCAAAATTTTCTTCTTTCTGTGGTACACAATTATGATATGAAATCATTAAATCATCAATAACATTTTCTTTAAATTCCTTTACTTTTTCTTCATTTAATTCTCTACCCCAATCATCTTTAGATACCAAATTCTTCCATTCAGAAAAATTATATGGGATTCTTTGTGGTACTAAAAATTTACACAATGAGTACATCTGCAGAAATTTATACCCGATGCTTCCACTCATTTCTACACGTCTTTCAAAATAATCTTTAATTAAATGTAAACATGTAGATTGTTGAGAACTATAATTATTTATAGATTGACATTCATCAAGAATAATCATTCTGTTATTACCAAACTTTGAAAAATCAACATAAGATTTTCTAGCACTTTTCATTGTAGTTTTTTTATCTTTTATTTTCTTTGTTCTCAAAGTTTTATAATAAACAGATGTTAATCTGAATGTATTATATGATGTTATAATAATTTTCTTATTAAAATAATCTTCAATATTACGATTATCTTTTGTAATAATTGCAATATCATCTTCTTTAATAAAAGGTAAAAATCTTAAAATTTCTAATTTATAATTCACTATTCCTTCAGGTCTGCAAACCACAAAAACTTTATCAATTACATTTTTCAACAAAAGACTACCGAAAGAAATAATCGAAATATAACTTTTCCCATGTCGACATGATACATCTACTAAAAGTCTATTATTCATGATTACTTTCTTTATTGCTTCTAACTGAAAGTTTTCATGACCTTCCACACCTTTCATTGGTGGATGCTTTTCAATCAATTCTTTATTTACAGAATATTTAATTCTTCTAACTTCATTACTAGGTGGATAAGTGGCAAAATCTAACATAGATAAATCATCTTCTGAAATTTCAACATCAGTATAATCTTTTAATTCATCATAAAGATTTTTTGCTTTTAAAGATGGTTCTTCTATATATGTTTTAGATGAATAATCAAATTTTACATGATTCATTTTAAAAATAGACTGAATTGTATTCCATGCTAATTCTTTTTCTATTTTAAAATGCATATATCCATCTGACATATCAAGATAGATTTTTACCATTCTTATCCTCCACCTAAATTATTTTTTTTAATCTTCCAATCGTGTCTTATATTCGTTATTTCCAACTTCTACAAGTTTAATTTTCTTTTCTGTAAGTTTCTTTTTTTCTTCTGCAAATTCTGTTTCAGTAAATGATTTTCCATTTACAATGATTTTCTTTTCTTCAATTTTTGTTTCTTCCATAAGATATTCCTCCTTATACACTAGTTGCAATTTCCATTATAAAATCTTCAACTAAAGGTTTCATTTTCTGATAAAATTCTTTTCCTAAATATACATCTTCACCATATTTTCTAGCAAGTGAAGAATTTACGATATACGCAATATCTTCAATAAAGGATAAATCTGTAATCTTTTCATCTAATTTTTTATTTTTCATAAAAACTCCAATAATGAACATAGTTATCAGATTTATCCTAAACATTGATTATTTACCCGTAGAACCACAACCACCAACTCTATTTGAAATTGGATATATTAATTCATCTTCCTTTACTTCTTCAAATGTAATTTCATGACGATTTACAATCTGACCTTGAACGATTTTATCACCAAAGTTAAATGTGACATAATCATCAGATACATTGATAAGATTAAAGAACATTTCATTCTTATAATCAGGGTCAATTAAAAACGCACCGACAATAGTAAGTTTTTTACTTGCAACAGATGAACGATTTCCAAAAGCCAATCCCTTATCTGTTGGAATCTGAATTTTCAATCCACTAGGGATTACAACTCCACGATGTGGTTTAATTCTAAATCCACATTCTGCAGTACCAAATTCAGAACCAAAAACTTCACTAATTGAATCCTTATTCTTTTCCCAAATTTCATCGGCAAGTTCCATAGTAAATTTAGGCATAAAAAAATCAATTCCTACACTATAATCTGTAGAAACAAGTGGTGATTCAACATCTCTTACTTTTGCGTATCTAAACAATACGTTTTCCATTAAATTAATCCTCCAAAGTAATATGATTATATTGATTTTTAATTAATTAATCAATTAATTATTCGGTTCTTGTCCTTCTTCCTTTAATTCAAGGAATACAGGAAATCTAACCGACTGTACATTGGTTTTAGAATTCTTACTTGCTTCAAAATACTGTACAGAAATTGTTCTTCCTATAAGTTTATCACCTAGAGAAAACAGATATTCTCTCATATAATCACTGAAACCTCCACCACATTTGAATTCCAAATGTCCATAAGTTGGGTGTTCCATAGTACAATACAATCCACCAAGTTTTCCTTTATTTTTATTTTTACCCTCATAGTATCCAACAATTGTAGCGTCTACTTCTTTACCATCAGCATCAGAACGCAACATTTTTTTAACTTTGAGCCAATTCTTTGTTCTTTTCCACTGATATGGAGAATTAGCCACCTTAACAACCAATCCTTCCATATCATTATCTTCAACAATTGTATTCATCAATTCTTCAATAACATTAGGGTCTTTCCCAACATAAAGATTTTCAACATATACAAGGAATTCATTTCCTTCTATAATTTTTTCAAGTTGTGCCTTTCTTTCAATACAAGGGAATTTTGATTCTTGATTGTTCCATTCTTCAAGTGTCATATAATCAAAACAATTCAACTGCAATCCTACTTTTTCTTCTAATTTAGTTGTTACAATTTTAATCGTTCTATCATATACTTCCAATGAAGGATAATTCTGTGGATTTTTAATAGTAATTTCCGAATCAAATACAATATTATCTTGTGGTAAATCTTTAATTGCTTTTTCAATTTCAATCATTCCAAGCCAAGGTTTACCACCTCTTGAAGTAAGTCTTACACTTCCATTTTCTTTAATTGCAACACAACGGCAACCATCCGTTTTAGTATCGATGAGATAGTCTACTGTTCCATCAATTATCTTTTCATTTCCATAATATTTATCACATAATCCTACGTTAAATGTAGGAATAAGACCATTCCAAACAGAATTCAAAATTTTTACATCACAACCAATCGGCAAATCCTTACTAACAACTCTATTAAAGAATTCTTTTTCTTCATCATTCTCACAAAGATGATTTCTGTACCACTGAATTGTACGAATATCTTCATCTGTTCCCGTTTTATGATTTTCCAAATATCTGAATACATCAAAAATTTCTTTTACGTCACATGTTGCCCAATCACTGAAAACATCATCATCGAAAATTTTATTAATTTTTTTATCTGAAATTCCCGTTATAATGCTACTATCAAATTCCCATTTAAGAAATTTTTTGAAATCTTCATCAGTAATTGATGCAAGAAATTCTTTCTTTTCGTTTGTTGATGAGATTGATTTCACCTTATTACAAGTATCCATTATTTCTGTAAAATTCATATTATTCCTCCACAATATTTATTATTAAATTATCCACGGCAAGAAAATCATACCTAGAATAATTGCACTATGACAAATTACATAACACATAAATGATACTAAAGTTTCTGTATTTTTTCCTTTAGCATCAACTAAACCACCTAAAGATAAAAGTAATCCAAACATGGTAACAATAATTTTTAATATAAAAGGCATTTATTACTCCTTAATACATTACAAAATAATTATATCTTCTAGCATCCCAAATTGTTAGAAATTCACATTTGATAAGATTTATAAAATTATATTTCATAAATGTTACTTGCAATGTATCATAATCAATTAATTTAATCATAATTTAATAATCCTTTTTTACTTTATTTTTACATAAGTTGATGTTTTGCTTCTTACAAAGAATGTTGCCAATTCATTAATACATTCGCACCAATCAGATTTAAAAAATTCAACATCATTATCTTTTTTTGCACTTTTCATAATCGCACTAGCCAATAAAGACCATGCTCTAGGATAAACACATTCTTCTTCTTTTCTATTTTTATTCTTTTTAGCATCTTCCAAAATCATCTGAACATTAGCATCAATGGAAGGTTTCATATATCTAGTCATAATAACTCCTTTTACTTAAATAAAAATTCTGTATCCTTATTTATTGGAATCCAATCAAGATTGATTTTTTCACAATACGGTTTGAATACTTCAAGAAATTTCAAAAATGCTTTTCGGTCATTATATTCATCTTCGTGTCGTGTGTTACCACTTTCATAATAACATGATAGCCAATAAGCAATTTCATTACAAAAATCATTTACTGATGAATATGATTTACTTCCATCTGATTCAAGATAAGTTTTAGTATTTTCATCAAAATGAACTTCTTCATATTCAAAATAATAACCATTTGCCAATTCATTAAAATAATCTGCACAAACTTTAAGTAATTCATCATCGCTTATAGATTTAGCATGATTTATAGTTTTAATCATTTTAGGTTTTCTAGTTGTTCTTTCATAATGTGTTCTCATATAACCAAACACTCCTTTATATTTAATGTAAAGTTATTATACATTAAATTTTGAAAAAGGTTAAGGCAAAAATAATAAAACCTAGATTATTCATCTAGGTTTACTTTTTTTAATTATTCATCATCATTAGGTAAGATATGAAAGTTTACATCATTTTCTACAGAAAGAACTTCAATTGGTTTTGTATCAGTTACAAATACCAAATAAGTATCATCTTTGTATTTAATTACAATATATTCACAACTCACGATTTCCACAATTTTAAGACCTTGTGCTTTCAATACTTTCGCAATTGCTTCAGTAGTTGTAAATTTTTTACCTTCTGTAGCATCAAAAACTAAATCTGTTACTTCACCAATGTTATTTGATTCTCTAAACTTTTTCATAATATTCTCCTTAATTTATACTTGTGTTCCTATATGAACATTTGAACCTTTTACATCCCCAAACGATTTACCACTTTTATCCTTATGCAACCTAGAACGTCTAAGTCTAGCAAAGTGTAATACGAAATCCAATGCAGAATTTTCAAATATTTTCCAAATTTGAAGTTGCCAATGGTTTTCACTTTTTAAATCTTTAATTAAGAAATGAATAGGATTTTTTCTATAATCACCGTTAATTGCGATGACATAGCAAATGTATTTAATACAGTCCACAAGATTGCATTTTTCAATATCTTTAGGTTCATTATATTTTTCAATGTCGAAATCATTTCCCGCATCAATCAACATTTTACCTATAGATTTAAGATAATATTTAATCTCAATATTTAATTCTTTAATAGTATTCTTATCCATAACAAAAATAGTTATTTGCTTTTTATGAATTTCACAAGGTTTAAAATAATCTTATAAAGTTTATAAATAAAAATAAAAGGAATTACAGTAATTGATAACATCATTGATGTAGCAATAGCACCTTCTTTGAAATAAGAAATATCAAACATTTTATTCCAAAGTTTATAAGTGATAATGCCCAATGATTCCCAAAGAATAAACACAACAATAATGATACCAACTACATCATAATTCATAATTATTTATTTCTCCAATCATAATAATTTTTATATCGTTCTTTAATATCTGTAAGATTTCCCATAGATATTTTATGAATAAGTCCACAATTTGTTCTTTTTTCAGAGCATCCACATCGATATACACAATTAGGTACACAACATTTTGCTAATACTCTAAAAAAGGCTTCATCAGAATTCTGCATTACTTCCAAAATTTCCAAAACTTTTTCTCTAGTTTCTTTCATTGTAGCCATACACAATCTTTGTCTACACATAGCCATAAAACTTTCTGCATTGTGAATATGTGCAAAATATCCAAATGTTTCATTAGATGGTTTTCTCTTTTCACCACCATTCCAATCGGGTCTATGTGATTGACAATATGGTTGTGGATGATTTTTTGTAGCACGCAAAAGTTGAGCAGAAATATCACTTCTCATGTTTGTATCTACAATTCTAAATTGAACAGTTCTTAAAGTAGAATGTTCTGAAATAAACATATCATACCAAAATTTTTCTTGTTCTTCGTCTGAATAAAATTTATCTCTAATGGCACGTTTTCCAATAGTAAGACAATTCATGTCTTTTACTTGATACATTGGATTTTTTGTAATCAATTCAACTTCAATCATTTTATCTCCACTTATTAAAAGTATACACCTTAAAGGACTTGAACCTTTATGATTTTCATCGTTTGGGCTTAAACCAAATGCGTCTACCAATTCCGCCAAAGGTGCAAAAATTATATATTATATATTATAATATTTTCCAACACATTGTCTACTACAAAACCATTTTTTTTCCTCGATGATTTCTATGACGTTTCAATGTTATTAAAAATTCTTTTTTACAAAACTCACATATTTTATAATATTCTATAAATTTACTAGGATTATGTAATTTTTGATGTTCTCCCAATTTTAAAATTTGTAAATTATTAATATCATTATTCAATGGATTTTCATCTATATGATGAACTTGTTCATTTTTATTTAATTTTCTACCTAAATATTGCTCCATTATCAATTTCGGATAAGATATATTTTCTTTATGACCATCTGTATAAACCAAAACACATCTTAATCTTCCATCTTTCTTATTTAAATTTGTGTAACATTTATATTCATTGGTAGAATGTTTTACATCTAACATATTATCCTCTAAATAAATTATAAACACATTAGTATTTGTTATTGGTCGTTACTCCAATATCTTTCATCCGTAGGATTATCACCTAAACATTTAGTTGGAAACAACATCTGTGTTTATAATTAAAGTTCTCGGAGAAGGATTCGAACCCTCACATTCAGTACCAAAAACTGATGTGCTACCATTACACTATCCAAGAATAAATTACCAAATCAACAATTTATTTTAAGTGATTCATTGATTTGGATTTTGGCTACATCTTTACCACTAATTAATAAACTTATTTATCTTTGAACAAAAATGTTTTACCTTTTTCTTTAGAAAGATTTTCAAGATAATCTCTTTCTGCTTTGTCCAATTCTTCTTTAGAAAGATTGTCATCAAAAGATACAACATTTCCCGTGAAAACTTCACCATTCTTTTTTACTTTGTACAAAAATTTTTTCAAGTTTATTTCCTCTTTATTTGTAAGATGATGTTATTATAACAAATAACATCATCTTTGTTAAGTGAAAAATTAAGAATTATCTGAAATAAATTTCACAAACAATGCGATTGCACCAACAATACCACCTACAAGAGCAACTGAACCCGTAATAGTATCTGTTGTTACACCACCAATAATAAGTCCTACCATAACTACGGCAAGAACCACCCATTCAACAATCTTCACGATTTTGTTAGCAAAAAACGCTTTTACCTTTTCCCACATATTTACTCCTTATCATCTGCGATAGCGATGACATAATTTTCTCTAATAATCTTAAATCCATCCAAATCTTGTGTAGAGTTATCATCAAAATAAACAATATCTCCTACCTTGATTTCAGATTCACAATCCTTAGCAACGGCTACAACTTCACCTTTTGTACGATTTGTTTCAATAACAAATTTGTTTGTGTTTTCAGTAATCTTTTTTACCAAAATACTTTTGTTGATTGGTTTAATCATTTTTAGTTCCTCCATTAAAAATTGATATTTAACATAGTTTATTATGTGAACTACACACCACCTTAAAAGGTGGTGACTTTTTGTTTTCGCTTCAACGGACTGATTTGCAATCTGAACGACTAGCGTTCAAACTTGTATTGACCAATTCCTCTACGGAGGGTTGTTCCAACCACTCAGCTCTCTTAGTCGAGCCAAACATTAAAATATTCATTGAAGCATGAACATCTCTATCCATTGTGTAGCCACATTCACAAACATAAGTTTCAGAATCACCAATGTCATTAAGACATCCACAATTCGGACAAAACTTTGTAGTTGCTTTCCACTTGGATATTTTGAAAGACTTCCCTTCTTTCTCTAAAGAAACAAGTTTATTCTTTACTCTTCCCAAATAAGAACTCTGAATCTGCTTGCCAAATGAGAGACGATAATTCACTTTTCCATTTTTCTTGTTTCGTTTCTTTTTCTTCCAATTGGTAATCTGTTCATCTTGAAAATAAATAACATCGTTGTTTGTTTTCAGATAATGAACAAGTTTGTTTGCTTCATCCGTTTTCTTATTTGAAAGATGTTCATACTCTCTTCTGATTTGATTAAGAAGTCTGTAATATCGCTTTGAACCTTCTTGCTTTCTATGCAGTTGTTTTTGCAGAAATTTAAGTTGTTCACTTTCTAGCACATTACAGTTGAACTTCTCACCGTCAGAAGTCGTGATATTCTTTCTTATTCCAAAATCCAATCCAACCGATTTGCCGATTTTTTCAGACTTGAATTCACTTTTATTTATACAGACTGAAATTTTAACATAAAAACCACTTGCTTTTCTAATTAGTCTTCCATCCGCAATTTCATAATTTTTGTATTTATCTAATTGGTCTAACCCGTAAACACAAAGATTCTTAAATGATGGAATTGTAATACGTTTCTTATTCTTGATTTTAATAAATCCTGTTATAATCGGAATGGAGTTTATTTCAGAAACATACTTTAATTTTCCAACTCTCAGTCCTTTTTTCTTTGCTTTTACAAGATTAGAAATATTTGTCTTTACTTGTTTAACAATCGCTCTATGAAAAACAACTGCCAAATCAATTTTTTCATTTATTTTATTTCCATCCTTATCTAATCTTGTAACGGTCTTATGGTCTAAATACTCATATTTGAAAATATCGTTTCCTTCAATATTTCCATAATTGAGCATATCGTTATATACCCATTTTGCTTGCTTGAAGCAATCGTTTAATTTTTTGAATGTTTCTTTGGATATATGGTGACAATTAACTTTTAATTCAAACACTTTGATTGTTTGAGTTTTTCGTCTTTCTTTAGTCGCTTTAAGAGAATCTTTAATTTTCTGTCGTTCTTCCAACGAAATATTTGTCTTGCTCATACTCTATAAATAGTTATTTTTATTTTGACCTAAATTCAAAATAACTTCACATTGGTCAAATTATAAAACATAATTCCGAATGTGTCAACTCATTTCAGACTTCTAAATGCCACCCTAAAGGGATGGCATCTTGCGAAGTCTGTTTTATGTCAAATATCAATTTTTTTAATTTTTATTTTTTACATTTATCGTTTTCGTCATTTACCATGACAATTCCACCTTCTGTCATAAGAATAAGTCCTACTACGGAAGATGCGTTTTTAATAGCAGAAATTTCTACATTTGCAGGGTCTACAATACCTTTATCAAAGATATTTTCATAAACAAGAGTATGCTTACTAAAATCATATCCGTTATTCATATTATCATCTTCAAGAATCTTATTAAGAATAACATCACCATTAAATCCCGCATTATTAGCAATACACTTTACTAATTCTGTAAGAGCCTTAGCAACAATTTCTACACCACGCTTTTCATCTTCATCTTCTGTTTTTACATCAGAAAGTGTTTTTGAAATTCTAGCAAGTGTTACTCCACCACCACAAACAATTCCACCTTCAAGAGCAGAACGTGTTGCAGACAAAGTATCTTCTACACGATGTTTCTTTTCTTCCATTTCTGTATCAGAATTTGCACCAACTTTTACAATAGCAACTCCACCACACAATTTTGCTAATCGTTCTCTAAGTTTTTCCAAATTAAAATCTTTCTTTTCAACTTTAATCTGTGAATTAATAATATTTACACGATTTTCAATTTCTGCAGAATCACCATTTCCACCAACAATAATTGTATCATCTTTAGTACATTTAATTGATTCAGATGAACCCAAATCATTAATAGTACATTTATTGATGGAATTTCCGATTGCATCTGTAAAGTATGTTGCCCCGACCAAAATAGCCAAATCTTCCAAAAAGGCTTTTTTTACTTCACCAAAATAAGGTGCTTTTACAACTACTGATGGCAATGCACCATTAAGTTTATTCTTTACCAAAACAGTAAGAACTTCATTAGACATGTCATCACAAACGATTGCCAACGGTCTACCACTTTGAGATACAGTTTGTAGAATACCTGCAATTTCATTAATATTTGTAATATTTTTATCAGTAACAAGAATATATGGATTTTTATATTCACAAATAAGTCCATTAGTATTATTTGTAGTAAAGTATGGTGACAACATACCTCTATCAAATCGCATACCTTCCATAAATTCAATTGTTGTTTCTGATGTAGAAGATTCGCCCGTAGTAATTACACCGTTTTTACCAACTTTTTCTACGGCTTCGGCAATAATAGAACCGATAGATTCATCATTGTTTGCAGAAATTGTAGCAATATGAATTAAATCTTCATTACTTTCAATTGGTTTTGTTACTTTCTTAATTTCTTCAATAACTTTTTCACATGCTTTATCAATACCACGTTTAAGTGAAATAGGTGGTACACCACCACTAACGGCTTTCATTCCTTCTTTTGCCATTGCAAATGCGAGTACACAAGAAGTTGAAGTATTATGAGTAGTGATAAAATTATCAGTAATATAAAGTTCTTCATCACCACTAACTTTAATACACATCATTTCCTCTTCTTTGTGCATATCTTCAATAGCAGTAATTCGTCTACCATATTTATATCCTTTCAATTGAGAAATTCTATAAACGGGTGTATTAGAAAAAGCACCTTTTTCAATACTTCTTTCTTTTAATTGTGTATAAACATCAATTCCCAAACTCTTAAACAAGAAAACAATATCATCACACAACTGTTTACTTACGGTGCTATATTCAAATAGATTTTTATAATTAAGATAACCGTCTGTAACCATAAGACCATTCAACAATTTTTCACGATTTTCAAAAGAATTAATCAAATAATCTGTAGGAATGTGTTTTGTAAATGAATTACATCCAAACAAACCAATATCTTTCAACAAATCGAGCATTGTTTTACCATCTTTTGTTTTACCTTCAAACTTAAATCTACATGCGTTTCGCTTAGGATAATCATTTCTCTTTAGGAAAATTCCTTCAGGCAAAACCAAATTTGGAATAATTTTCTGTTCTTTTTTGTATCCGATAGTAATTTCACAATAATCTTGTTTTTCTGTAAAACAACCATCTCCAATCAAAACACCAACTAAGAATGGGTCAAGTACAACATTTTTTGTATTAAAAAATGATTTATTGTTTGGAACAAAAAATTTACTAGATTTATATTCTTTATTATTTCTATAAATTCCTTTTTCAATCATTTCAGAAACAGTTAATGTTTGCAATTTTTTAGATGAAGAATTTGTATTTGTTACTGTCCACAAATGGTCTGCACAACATTCAACATAATCCCCGTGGTCAAAATGAACCCTATAAAGTTCTTTCTTTCCTTTAGGGAAAATACCAATTACTTTCTGTGTAGTTCCATCAATTCTACAAATTTCATCACCAATTTTCAATGAATCAATTCTTACAAATCCATTTGGTGTAAGAACTTTTGCATAAAGAGGTTGCGGGCCGTCACCATCAGTTTCATTAGTTTTAGAAGAAACTTCTTTCAAAAGATTTGCACCCATATTTTCATAAGGGTCTTTGAGTTTACCTACGGCTTTTGCACAAAAAACACCATCTTTTGACAAAATAGGTGAACCCAACTGTTGTTCAACGGCAATCAATCTTCCTTTCGGGCCGAGTGTAGCACTTACTACTTTAGAAACCTTTTCCATACCATTGAGCATTTTACTTCTGACGTTATCAGAAAATTCGATTTCATTTATCATAAAAATAAAATCCTCCAAAAAATTTTTAATTATACATCAACGATGTATTGCACTTTGATTCTTGCAAGATTCGAACTTGCGACCTATTGCTTAGAAGGCAATTGTTCTAATCCAACTGAACTAAAGAATCGTATATATTAAATATACACAAAAATTAAAAAACAATCAAATTATTTTTTTTATAAATTTGAAATAATTACGTTAGTATTGATACCTACTGCTAAATCTGCATTGAATCCCGCAATGTCTATTATCCATACGTTTCTTTGATAATTTGGTGTTACTTTAAGATATACAATTGTTAAATTTGGTTTGAAATCTTTTGTTAAACCATCTCTAATTGTAACTTCCATATCTTTTGCAACATCATCATCCATCATTTTACCTAAAAATGGTGATAATATTCCACCACTTAAATTTCTTATTTTTTCTCCTTTATCTGCACTCAACCATATTTTAACGGCTTGTGCTAATGCTTCAGAATCTTCATACATTTTTAATTCACCGTTATTTGTGAGTTTTTTACAGATTGGAAAATCTTTATATACTACATTTGATGTTCCATTTATTTCCATAGTTATTTACCTTCCACATTTTCATGAATTTCTTTTTCTTCAAAATCTGTTTTTCCTAAAAACATTTTTTCTAAAAATTTAGGAATACCATGTACTATACAATCATATGCCAATTGAGTTAAAGATAAAGCAAGCATGAATAAATTACAAATATCACCTATACATTCGTTCATATAAGTAGAATTATTTATAGAACATACTATACAAATTAATAATTCCATCATACATTTTTCACGCAAAGATAAATCTCTTTTTGGAAAAATAAAATTATCTAAAAATTTTACTAATCCAATTGTTTCAATTGCAATTATCAAACAGTCTGCTAATAATGTTCCATAATAATCTAAAATGAAATTCATAATTTCTCCATTAAGAAAATAGTTAGAAGAAATAAAAAAAAAACTCTATGCTTTCACATAGAGTTTTTCAAAAAAATACTTATTTAATTAAGCAAGTACAACATCTTCACCGTCTGCACTTCTTTGAGCAATGATATGTACAACATCTGTTGCAGAAAGACCATCGATAGTAACTGTTGATTTTGCTACTTCAACGGTTGTGAGTGTTACAGGTGCGTTACTAGCATTAAAAGCATTTACAACTACTGCTAAATCATATGATGGTTCATTTTCGCTTGCACCAACGAATTTTACTGTTAATTTTCCATCGCTATCCAAATCATCAGCGGTAACTGTAAGTTTTGTACCAAAAGAAACACCGTTAGTTAATTTTACCAATTTCATAATCTATTCTCCTTATTTATATTTTATTAAATGTTACCACTAAGCATTTTTTCCATTTTTGCATCTTCATCATCGAATTCTTTATTTTCAACGATTGTTGAAGATTTCATAATAGAATCACGTTTTGGTAAACGATTTTTTGCTTCTTCAAATCTACTAAATCTTGATGTTCTATTTACAGATTCGAGTTTTTCTTTTCTCAAAGATTTAAGACTTTCAGAAAGACGAACATTTTTATTTGTCAATTCTTCAATCTGTTCATTCAAATCTTTTACAATTTCTGCATCTACTTTACCATTAGACATAGCAGACAATTTATCCATTTTTTCTTTCAAAAGTCTGTTTTCTTTTTTAAGAGAAAGGATAGTATTTTCTTGTTTACGAGCCTTTAACTTCAAAGAACATACTTCTTTAGAAAGGTTATGATTTCTTTCCAATTCAATCTTAGATGCCTTGAATTGTTTTTCTTCATACATCTTAGAAAGAATTTCATATTTTTCCTTAATGGAATTCTTTTCTTCTTCAAGTTTTGCAGAATCCTTTGCAATGATTAAATTTTCTTTTTCAAGATTTTTAACATTTTCTTCAAGTTCATCTGTTTTAAGACCTTTTTCAGTTAAAGTTTTTAATTCTTCATCAACTTTCGCAATCTTATCAGATGTTTCATTGAGTAATGTTTTGTCTGTAAGTTTTTCTGCGTAGTCATGAGCCGACACTAACAAATCTTTCTTTTCATAAAGATTTTCAACCTTATCCGCATCTTTAATAATAGATTTAATATTCATTTTCAAAGATGCTTCTAATAATTCGTTATCAGGCATTTTTTTCTCCTTAATATTTAAATCTGTAGCGTTATTTCCACGCTTATTTACTACAGATTCTTTTATTTCTTCATTATCATAAATAGTTGAATTACAACCTTCATCACACATAAATTCATTATTTCCTTCATCGGTATGAACTTCTGTTTTGTTAGAATATTGTAAAAGACGATTTGAACAATTTACTACCCAATCTCCGAGCCTTTCGATAGTTGCCGATTCTGCAATAACATATCCATTATCATCCAAATCACCTAATATAGAACTTGACATTTCAATATATCCACCATTATCAATAATTTCACAAATATTTCTTCCATATTCACCAATAGGAATGAATTCATAACTCAACCAACCATCATCATCAAGTCTAACGTTTTTTTCTACACCACAATATCTAGTAACAGATTCGTTTCCATCTTCAGGATGGTCTGCCAAAGATAATGTTACTAAATTAGTCATATTCTTTGCTTTTTCAACAAGATGGCAATAGTTTCTACCATTAGCATTAAATCCTTTTTCTGTAGGGTCTGAATCCCAAATCTTAAATCTATAAGATTTACCAACATTATATTCTTTTCCTTCTACAATAACTTTAGATTCTTTAATTGGGAGTTTTTCTACTTTATCACCACCAATAGAAATTGTTTCTCTAATACGATATAAATTCCCAACTTTTTCACAACCTTCAAGAAATTTTTTCATAATTAAAACTCCTAATTTACATAGTTACAAATCTTCTCTATAAGATTCCAAATCTGAACTACCACCAATGTTATAATTTTTAGGTTTAAATTCGCTTGTTGCTTGAAAATCCAATCCGATTCTTAATCCGTTCATTTTATCGCTATAGTCTTGAAACATAAAAGTTTCACACTTTACACAAGCAATTTTATTTGGTAAATCATTTCCCATAGGAATATCTAAAATTTGAGTATTTCCACAATTTTTACAGACATATTTATATTTCATTGTTTTCTCCTTTATTTTTGTTTGAATATTCAATAACATTAAATAATTTTTCCAAACTTTGTCTTTGTTGTGGTGTCAAATCTATAGTTGATTTTTCTTCTTTTGTTGGTGGTAACATTAATGAATTTGGTGATGAATTTGATGGTCTGAATAAAGACAACAAAACATCAGTATTCTTTGATTTTTCATCAGATAATGTTTTATATGTATCCAATAATTCACTTGTATCCATTTCATGTAACAATACTTTTTGAGAAATTTCTGCTTCAACGATTTCCCTTAATCTATCTTGATTTTTAATAGTGTTCATTTCATGAGTAACAAAAGTCATTACATCTTGTCGCATATCTTCATCAGTTGTAGTTTTCTTTTCTTCTTTTGCTTTGTACAATGCTTCTAAGACTTTTTTCTGTTCACGAATAACATCTTCAATATTAGTCATAAAATTCCTCCTATTTTAAAATAGTTGAAGATTATAAACTATTTAATATTATGATAAATATAGATAATATTTCCATAGCATCTATAAGTTTTATATTTGCAGACGGATATAAAGAAAATTATTACAAATATGCTATAAATTCTCTTGAAAATACTAGGATTATTCCTAAAGAAACATTAATAAAACTTTTAATTGATAAATGTAAATGTATGGATGTTGAAAAATTACAATATTATACAGACAAATATATGCCTTTTGTTTTTGATAATAATACAAAAAAGATTTCTAGTTTTGAAATAACAAATGAAATTCCATCTGATAAAGAGTTAAAACAAAAACATTGTGATGAAATAAAAAAACAATTGATTCATCATGAATCAATTTCTGAAAAATTTGAAAATATATTTAATAAAAGACATATTAATACTAATTTTAATAATTTATGGAATCATATAAGAAATTAGGAAAATGTTTCGTGAATTATTTTCCTAATTTCAAATATTTTCCTAATTTATTCTACTTTTCTTTTCAAACAATATTCTTTTCCTTCCCAAAGATTTTTTGAATATTCATCCACATTTATTTTTTCATTGGAAATTCCACAAGCCGTAGCATGACCTTTACAATGCTCAAAATTTAACAAATCAAAATCATCTCTACTTCTAACCGATATTTTCCAATCATCATTGTTATATGTGTTTATTGCAATTACATATTTTAAACCTTTATATTTTTCCAAAAGTTTAGAACATATTGCAGATACTTTTTTCTTTAGTTTTACTACAACAAAATAATTACCATCTTCATCTTTTCTAGTTTTCATGGTTTCTTTTCCACCATTAATTATAGATGAAAAAATATCATTTTCTTCTTGAATGTCTTTAGTAATCTTATCCATTTCCCATGATGAAAATTTATAAAAATCCATATTCTCGCATTTCCATACTTGATTTTTAATAAAAGGTTCAAATCTTTCTTCACCTTCTTTATAAAAAGCAAGTGTTTTGAAGAAAACTCTATTTAAATTTTCTGCATCTTTCCATAAAGGAGAATCTTTTTTAAAAAGGTCATAAGTATTTACAAGTTCAACATACTGTTCCAAAACATCATTTTTAGGATATTTTTCTTTTAAGAAATCATAATAAATTTTTGTTCCACTTCTTTCATTGTCATAAAAATATTCCACTTTGGAATATTCTTTCATCCAATTATCAATACTTTCTTTCATTGATTCATGGTGGTCATATATATGACATTTTGCACCACTTTTTACAATCAATTTTTGTGCATCTTCATTCGGTGTAAAATCCACATAAACTACTTCTGAATTTTCATCAAGTTCATCAAGATATATCAATTCTTTTTCATCACCATAATTTGTAAAATTCACTTTATCAAATTGTATCTCAAAAACTCTATCGATTACAGATGAGCAACCATCCAAATCAATATGTGAAATTTTTAATCTCATTTTTATCTCCTAATCATCTAATTTTACTTTTTTAATTTTAGCATGACGAATTAATCCTTCTTTAGTTAAATCTTCGTTCGCTTTCTTTTCTACAGATAAAGACATTAATTCAGTTCTCATATTTTGAGAAAGTTCTGTGATTTGTTTAGAATTGGCTTTCCATGATTCTAAAATACGATAGTAAAAAGATTTTCGCTTTTCACTCATAATAAGTTTTTTCTGCCATTCTTCATATTCTTCTTTATTAGAAACAATTACACGATTCTCAATTTTAGTATCTGATATTGTCTTTGATGGACTTGTATCCTTACTCAAATAAATTTGTGCATCATCGTATTTATCTGACCACCACAATTTATATTGTAACTTCAAATTATCATCTTCCAAAGATACAGATTCATAAAGTGTCAAAATATATCTTGTGATGGAAAAGAAATTACCCAAACATTCATTTAATGCTTCAGGAGAAATTTCACCATTTTTAATCAAATTACCAATGTTATTTATAAAATTTACTTTTTCTGCATCAGATTCTAGGAAATCAAAACTAACCACTATAAACTCCTTTTATTTCAAATCTTTTTCATATTCAGAAATCTTCTTAGAAAAATATTTTACTTCAATCTTTTTCTCATGAATTACATTAGTATAAATCTTTCTTTTATCTTTCAAAAGAAGATATTTCAAAGTTTCATCTCTAGTAAGATTACCATTTTTAGATTTGAGTTCAAGAATATTCTTTTCAATAATTTTCAAATCTTTTCTATATTCATTCAAATTTTTATTTACAATAGAAACATTCTTTCCCAAAAATTTAATTTTTTCTTTAATCTGTTCATTAGTCATATATCTAATTCTCCTTAATGATTTTCTTTACTTTTTTAATAGGTGCGTTTGTTGTCTGTATATTTTCAACAATTTTCTTTTCACCTTTATAATATTTACACAATTCACCAAAATAAATTGATGTTCTGAAATATCCGTTATTCAACATATTCACTCTTGAATATAAATCAGAAAGTTCATTCAATGTACCCAAAGTTTTAAATGTTTTATATGACTTTTCTTTATATTCTTCTTTAAATGGTACTTCTGAAATATCACGCATCAAGTTATCAGAAATAATTTTCCATGTATAATTGAAGAATGATTCTACATCATCAAAATTCTGAATAAATGATAAAAATGATTTATCTTTTCTTGCAAGCATAATCATCTGTTCATATTCTTTCTTTTCATCTTCATAATTCAAAAGATTTATAATAGATTCTCTATCATAACATTCTGAATTTACAGCGGTATAGAAATCATTAATTGCTTGTCTAAGATTATTTTTTGAGCCTTCTGCAATTGTAGTAATTCCTTCTTCAAAGAAAATATCAGTTAATTTTTCACCATTAGGGTCAAAATCATTTGCCAATTTAAACAAAAAATCCATCAATATATTTGTCTGAATAGGTTTAATTGTGAACATGGAAATTCTTGACCTAAAAGCATTTTTTTCTGCATCCTTACCTACATTATCTTTATAAGTATTCTGAAATTTAGAAATGTCTGTAGATGTAAAAATCCAATAAACACCTTTTGTATTACATTCAATTTTTTCCAAAAGTTTTTTCATTGTAGTAGGATTAATCAACTGACATTCATTAATAATAATAATTACATTATCATCAAATTGTGCATTATAAGATGTAATTTCAGATACTTCTTTGAGAACTTCAGGAGAAAACAATCCACCATTATAAACATGAACATCTCTTGTAAATCTTTCATTCAAAATATCTTTACTTGAACTTGATTCCAAATTTGGATTACAATTTTCATCCAATTCATCCATATTCTGAATACACATAGAAAGAAGATTTGCGATTGTATTTTTACCACAACCACTTGAACCCGCTAGAACAATACAATTAGGTACATTCTTCTGTTTAAGAAAATTTTTAAGACCTTTCACGATAATATCTTGACCGATAATATCTTCCCATTTAGTAGGTCTAATTGATGTTGCCAACATGTAAAATTATCCTCCAATAATAGATATGAATATATCATACATTAAAACAATGATTAATTCAAGAAAAAAATTACATATTAAATATATCATTAGGTTTATAATCTTTTACTTGATGATTCGGTAAGAAAACTCTTTCTATTACAGATTGATTTTCTTTTGCAGATATAATACTTCTATGTTTAAATTCTGCTATACATGTAAATCTATCTTTTGGCATATTATATTCTGAAATAAAGCATAATTCAGTTTGTTTTTCACACCAATTATAAAATTTATCATAATCAAAATCTTTGGAAATCTCATATTTGTTTGTGGATTTATAAGGAATATCACAATATATAACAGAATTAGGTTTAATTTTTATTTCATCATAACTTGCCGAAAAAATTTCGAGCCTTTTCACCGATTCGAGCCTTTGAACAGATTCTAATTGAATTAATGATTGTAAAGATTCATTGCTTCTTATTCTATTATCATCTTCATTCAAGATATTATCGATAACTCTTTTTACTTTCAATCTTCGATTATTAATATCTTTAATATCGTGTACAAAAGAAAAATCTACGTTTAGAAATAATTGTTTCATTAAACTTTCATCTTGAAAAATCACTAAATAATGTAATGCTTTTTTATAAGATTCTATGTCTTTACCATATGCGTATGACTTTAAATCGTTTCCAAAACTGAAGCAGAACGCAACATAAGGGTCTATATTTTTTAATTTATCAAAATCTTCATGACTAATCCATCTATTTTCATTCTTAAATTTTCCATGAATAGCCATGTTAAATGCTTTTACTACTAAAGAATTAAAATCATTGGCAAAATAATTTTTATAATTATCTTGTAACAATTGATAATGGATTATACTGCCTCCGCCCATAAATAAATCATAAAAGTTTTCACGAATAGGAAACAAAGAACAAATTTTATCGGCAATTTTATCTTTACTTCCCTTATATGGCAATCCGTATGTTTTCATAAATACTCCACTTATTATACATATTATATTATTTTTAATTAGATTTCAATAAAAAATCCCATGTAAATTAACACATGGGATTTGACATTTTTAAATATTTATTTTATTAGATTTGGTCTACACGATATACAGATGGTTTTTCAACATCATAAATTGACAACTTACAAATTCTATCAGTATTATCTACCATTTTCATGAAATAATTATCTCTTGATAACATTGATGAAATTTTATCTGCTTTATTAGTTCCATACAAATCCCATACACCAATTTTAATAACAAGTTCATCATTATCATTATATGTTACTTCTACAATAGAATCATATAAAGAAGATACTTTATTATAAACATAATCTTCAATATCTTTTTCAATTGTAGATTCTTTCAATGATTTTTTAGATTCATTGATTTTATTGAAATATTTCTGATATTTCTTAGGGATTTTATTCAAATCAAGATTTGGTGAAGTTCCCATAAAAATAATTTTAATAGTTTTATAAGTCATAGCATTACAAGGAACATTAAAATATTCACATGCCATTTCTTCTGCTACAGCGGTACAACTAGCATTTTTAATTCTTACAAAATCACCATTTTCAAGATTTAATGCAATGTTATAATAGTCATTTCCATCATTTGCTTTATAATTACCTTCAATTGTTGGAATATTTTTAGATTCTGTCAAATCTGAATTTTTATAATTTGCATTAGAAACAAAATATTCCAAATCTTCTACAGAATCAAATTCTGTTGAATATCCTTTTCTACCATCTGTAAAATATTCACCAAAGATAAATGCATCATTATCTGCATCCACTGTAAATTCTACATAAGGTGTTTGTGGTCGCATACCTTTAGGAATAGCATACATATATGTTACTGTAGAATAATCTTTATGTTGTTCAAAATCTTCACCACGCTTATTGTAACCATATTCTTCAAGGAAATCTATGATTTCTTGACCATAAATGAACTTTTTAATCATGAATTACTCCTCCTCATCTTCATCAGATTCAAAATATCCATTATCTACACACCAATCATAAAATTCTCCTTCATCAATATAATCTTTAAAATAATCGAGAATGTCATAATCTTTAATTGAAATGAGATTTCCATAACCATTATAAGCAAAATATTCGTCATTAGGATTGAATGAATCATTTTTAAATCCATATCTTCCACCAAAAAACGCTCTAGTAATTGCTTCAAGTGGGTCATCCCTATAATCTGTAAGGTCATTAAATTCGCCCATATCATATGGTTCTACATCAGGATTATGTTCACCTAAATACTCAAAACCATATTGTGATAACATATCATCAAAATCCCAATCTTTTGGTGCATCAAATTTTTCTGTAATTTTCTTATCCATAATTTTATTCTCCTATTAATTTGTTACAATTTTTGGAACAACATAAATTTCCATAACGATAGAATCATCTCCATCATAAATTGTATAAATGTGAAGTGTTCCATTCGATAATTGTAATTTCATACTGAAATCATCTGAACTATTCATATCATCTCTAAGATAACTGATTTCATCTTGAAACATTTTCCAATTCAAATTTACATCTTTTTCTGATTTAGTCCATAACAATAAATCTTCATCGGCAAGTTGTTTATATTTATCTTTATCATAAACTTCTACAAATACATCATATCTTACATCACAAGCGTAAATATCATCATATTTAACTTGACCATTATCTCTTGATTCTTTCATTTCTTTAGCACCACGAGTACCTTTATACAATCCACTATATCCCATCATAATTTATTCTCCTATGATTAAATTCACCATTAATACAAGTTAAATGTAACTCTTAATCCATTTACTAATAACAAACTAAGTACATCTGACGTAAAACGAACATCTGAAATATCTGCATATCCGATTATAGAATCATATCTACTACCACGTTCACAATTAAACAAAAGACCTTCATATGTAAATACCATACTAAAGCAAGGTATTGAGAGAATAGCCGAATGATTTAATCTTTTTCCATCTATAAACCATTTAACATCAACTGTTCCATTTGCATAAACTGTATCATCATCAGGTAAATCATCATGAGCATAATTTACAGAAAAATGTTTATCATCTTTTAATAATTGATAAAAATAATCAAAATTATATTCTTTAGATTCTTTCATAGATTTCTTGCTTTCTTTCAAGCCTTTATATTTAATTCCACATTTATTCAAAACTTCAACTCCCCATTGATAAATAGAACCTATAGAATTAAACACTTCAAGTCTTTCTACCGCATTTTTAAGGTCTTTTAACGCATTTCCTTTAAGTTCTCCTAGTTCTTCAAACAATCCACAAAAAATACTCAACTGTATCTAGAAGTTCTGAAACAATAATTTCATTTTCTTCTGAACGTTCTTTAATATTCATAATTTTATTCTCCTATTTATTCTTTTGGTTTTTCAATCTTTGGAAGTTTCTTAATTTCTTTGAATCCATTTTCTTCAAGAACATTAATTATACTTTCTTCATAGAAATAGCATACAACTTGTTCAAACTGAACTTCATCAACGAAATATTCAGGAGGAATCCAACCTTGTGTTCCTCCATAAGAATTAACTTCTATCCAATCTTTTCCACAAACTAAATCAAGTTTTATAATCATGTATGATTTTTCATCGCCATAATCAACAATATCTTGTTTATCTATACGAACTTTATAAATTAAATCTTCATCATTTATAACGTACATAAATATTCACTCCTCAATTAAATATAGTTAAACTGATTGCTTCTATTTAAGAATAATCGTATTCTTAGAATTTCTTCGTTCATAATGTTCTAAACCATCATCAAAAATATCTTTAATCATATCCACCCATTCATCAACTGTATAATCAGAAAATAATCTAGTTTCGATTGAATTATCTGTATAATGAAGAATTGTATCTGTCAAATCATCTTCTGACCAAACATCTACGAATCCATTGTCAAAATTAAGAACAACATCTTTAATTCCTAATTTATCAAGTTTTGCTCTCAATTGTTTATTTCTAATATCTCTCATATGTATTTCCTTAAAAGTAAGGCTAGATTTTTTTAAGTCTAGCCTTATTTATTATAAATTAAAGGTTTTCAAATGTTTCACAAATATCTTCAATTTCTTTGTAAACTTTTGTATTATCTTTTACATAATCGATAATGAGATTATCAAGTTCATTTACCAAATCATAAAGTTCATCTTTAGTAGTATCAAAATCATCTTCGTTATCTACATCAAGAAGTTCATCTACTTTGTCATTAACTTCACCAATTTTTGTAGTGATTTCATCGATTTGTTCTGACAAATCAGATTCAGACATTGAACCATCCATTAAATCATCATAAGCAATTAAATCACCATCAGTAATCATTCTAGGCTTTCGCCAATCTGCAAGGTTATCATTTGCTTTTTCAACTTCTGAAATATTAATTTTTTCATCAAGTTCAAAAATTCCCAATGCTTCTTTGATTGCATCTTCTTCAAACCAAAGATAATCATTTACTTCTGTTAAAGTTGGAATATCACCATAAAATACATCTTCCAAATGTGACATAAGTTCATCTTCATATCCCTTATCTTCAATCATTTCAAGTGTATTTTTAGCACCACTCCAACATTTATTCATTAAATCTCTAAAATCAAATTCATCTTTAATTTCCATGATATTATCTCCATAAATATAATAGTTATAATGAAAAAGACTATAAATTAAATTATAGCCTTTTTTTTTTCATTCATTTACTTATTTCAAGTATTCATCAGACAAATAAACAAATCCATCTTTAGATGTATTTGATGAACCACAATTTGAACATCTGTCATAAGCATCATCATCACATGAGTTTACAGTATCACAAAATTCAAATTCTTTATTCATATCAGCATCATAAGAATACACAAAAGGAATAACCACAAGTTTATTTCCTTCATCTGTTTCTTTCATAGCAATCTGTTCGAGATTATCTAAATAAATTTCACCGTCAACTTGTGATACACAAATAATATCTTTATCAAAATCAATATTATGCATTTTAGCAAATCTAATCAATTCATTTAATGACATATCATTACTCCTTTATTTCAAATATTCTTCTGATAAATAAACACGATAAGTCTTGAGCAAATCATGTTTTCCATATTTTGAATCGTTATAACAATCTGCAGATTCAAGAACCATTCTACCATAATGATTGAATATCTTCTCAACATCTACAATAGAATATTCCCTATAACTCCAATGTACAACATCACGATATTCTGTAGCCTTGCCATTTTCATCATGCATCCAATAACCTTTGCCACGAGAAGTCCAATTTGCATTAGAAGGAATTTCTGATTCAACTTCTACAACACCATCAGAACCTTTTACAAATCCATGATTAGTAATCAAAAAACAACCTTTTTCAAACTGTTTCTTTTCACCAAATGTAAGACAAACATTATTTGCCTTTGCAAGTTTAGTAAGTTCCTTTTTAAGTGTTTTGTAGTTCATAATCATACCCCTTTAAATTAAAAAATCTCTTGTATACATATAATATACAAGAGATTTATAATTAGGTCAAGGGAAATTGTTTAATTTTATTCAATTATTCGTTTGATTTTTTTCTTGCATCAATTATTGGAATTTTACAATTTTTCTTAAAATATTCCATATAAAATTCTATTTTTTCCTTAGAAATTATTTTTACATTATGTTCTATCATACATTTATATTTAGCATTTATTTTCGATTTAGAATCACTTTTATAAAATTCAATAAGTTCACCTTTCTCATTTAAACATTTTGGATTTTTAATTTCAATATATTCATCAGAATCAATTAAATAAAAATCACACTTATATACTCTATGTTTACCATTATCTTCATAATAATCCATAGGAATTTGCATTTGAAAATTTATATTATTGTTTTTTAAATAAAAGTAATAATAAATTTCCCACTTTGAATCAAAATTAATATTATCAAATAACCATTTAGATTTTCGTTTTGCGTTAGATGATTGAGAATAATAATCGCATCCAAATTTCTTATTATTTGTAATTTTCATCATATGTAATTGTCTTTCTTTAGAATTCATAGAATTTAAATAATTTATTAATTTTTCAACATCTTTATTCTTGATATAATGTGAAATATTACCACTTAAATGATTTGGAAAATCATAAACTTTAATTCCTAAATAATCACAATAATTATACGGTATGTTTGATATATTATAATTTTCTTTTAATGAAGATAATAAAGTATATCCGTTATAAAAATATTTTTGTTTTTTACTTTTCCATATGTCCTTATGAATATCATGATTATTTACATAATTTTTTAATTTATCAAATTCATATTCATCTAAATATTTTCCTTTGTTATTTATTTGATAATTCAAATTTAAAAAATCAATCCAATGATTTATGGTAGAATCATCAACATTAAAATATTTTGCTAAAGTATGAACATAATATAAGTTTTGAAATTCTTTTCTTATATTAGAATTTAGACCGTTCACAATTAAATCTTTTTCATTATCTGTATAATAATTCTGTTTTCCTTTTCCTTTTTCATAATGTAGATTTAATATTTTTATCATTCTTTCAATTTTACATCTATCACAATTTAATTCTTTTGCAATCATGGGAATACTCCAACCTTTTTTACTCCACGATAATGAAAAGAAAAAATTTGAATTGTATTCTTCTTTTATAAATTTTTCAATTTTATTGATATTTTCTTGATTATAATAAGGTACTTGTTTATAATTTTTTGTCATTCTAATTTCAAAAGGCAAATTAAGATAATTTAATATTTTATCTAAAGTATCGGCACATATTTTAAATTTTTTACGCAATTCTGTTTTATTTAGATAATTTTTCATAACTTAATCCTTGTGAAATAATTTTAATATGTCTATGATTTAGGTTTTTCGCCTAAATCATAGACATTAATAAATTATTCTTCTATAACAATTTCTTTATTCTGTTCTTCTTCCAAATCAATTCCTTCATATTCTGATTTTGTATCAGTATGAGCAAATACTTTTTGTTTTGCGTTTTCAAATGCTTCTTCAAAAAGACCTTTTTCTTTAAGTGTAGGGATGATATTTTTCTGACCACGAATTTCAATTACTTCACCGTTATTAGCAGTATATGACCATTTTTGTGCATTAATACGTTCAATAATACCACTATCAATAATGAACATCTGATTATCCATTTCAACATCAAATCCTTTACCAAATACCATAGGCACTTCAACTTTAGCAAAAGGTGTATAAACTTTATTCTTTACACATTTAACTTTTGTAGTATTTCCAATTGTTTCATCTCCTTCAGTAATTGGTTTTCCTTTCTTAAATTCCAATCTTTGTGAACAATAAAATCCTACGGCTTTACCACAACCAATAACTTGTGGAATAATACCGTTCACCGCCATCGCACCGACTTTTTCCCTAGTCTGTTCTATACAAATCAATGCAGTTTTAGATTCAGATTTATTCAACATTCCTACAACCATTCGTGTAAATACAGAAAGAAGTTTTGCAACTGTACCAATACTTGCCGTAGAAGATACATCTTTTTCCAATTCTGTAGTAGGTACTAATGCATTTGTACTATCAATTACAATGATATTATAAAATCCTTCTTCAATTGTTGCTCTTAAAGCATCAAGATTTTTTTCTGCTTTATCAGATTCAATTACTTGAAATCTTTCCATATCGATTCCCAATTTTTCACAATAATCAATATCCAATGCGTTTTCTTGGTCTACATAAAGTGCCATAAAATCGGGGTCAATTTTCTGATTGTATGCAATTGTCTGCAACAAATGAGTTGTTTTTCCACTAGAGAATTCGCCATAAACTGAACCAATACGTTTTTTTGCCCATCCTCCACCTAAAATAGTATCAATACTTGGAATTCCCGTTGAATAGAATTCTACTTTTGGAACATCGCTTCCTTTTACAATCATTTTAGAATTGTACTTCTTTTCAAAAGACTTGTTTAAAAGTGCCAACTTCTTTTTCTTTTCTTCGATAGTCATTTAATCCTCCATAAAAAATAAACTTTCTGTACAAATATAGTACAGAAAGTTTTCAATGTCAATTTTTTATTATTTAAAAAATTTAATCAATGAATTCATTTCTAATAACATCACAATCATCGATTTCAGAAATCAATTTCTTTACATCTTCTAATGTAGGTACGTTCTGTGGATTTTCCAAATATTTTGTAATGTAAAAATCAGTTATTTTTTCAATCTTATCAAAATCATTTTCTTCAATAATATTGTTTTCAATTGCCAAATCAATGAGAGGTTGAGCCTTTAATTCCAATTCTTCCCTAGATTCTTCTGAACCAATTTCAACTTCTTCAACTAACGATAATTTAGAACCTTTTTTAAGATAAATTCCTTCAATAATATAATCTTTTGAAATATTAAAAGTATCTTTCATATAATCACCTTCTTTTTTATATAGTTATATAAACTACATATTCTTTATTATAATTAAAATGTGAAATGTTATCAATTTCTTCTACAATATAATCTTTATATTTTTCTGTATTATCTACAACAAATAAATAAGATTTGCACTTGAAATGATTTAAACAAACATCTATCCATTCATCACAAAATAATATTTTCTGATTTTTATTATTCCAATTTTCTTTATCAGAATAAGGGGAACATGTAAACAAACAATCATATTCTCCATAAGAATCAAAAACATCTTTTATTTTCAATGTAGCATCCAAATTAAATTTATTTTTAATTAATTCGCTTTCTTTTATAGTAGTTTCATTAATATCTTGACCAATGTATTTTTTACCTAAAGAACATACACCTAACATTCTTCCACTAAATCCACTGAAAGGGTCAAAAATAATATCATACTCATTCAGATATTTTTCTGTTAAATATCTTGCTAAACTAGGATTAAATATTGAAATCTTTGGTGCAATTTTGCAAACATTAAATCCATCTGCAATGTTTTGTGAACTTAAAATCGATTTATAAATAAATCTGTTTCTTACGCATTTTTCCAATAATTTTTTATCATTCCATGCGTTTAATGGAGATGGTTTATTTTTAATACTACATGAATAAATTGATTTATGAAAATTATTTATAATAGAATATCCCAATTTTTGACCAACTTTATATTCATATTCACATAAATGTTTCCAATCATTCATCATTCTTTTATCAGAATATTCATGATATGGGAATTCTTCAGGAAGTGAATTTAATATATTATTAATCCATTTTTCATAATCAATATTTAATGTTTCAAATAAAAGAGAAAAACTTTCATCAATCTTTTTAGAATCAATTGCTATAAACTTTATATTTTCATCTATCAATGAAAATCTACCATAATCTTCTTGGTCTTTAACATGAACACCGTTAAAATCAGAAATTAAACCATGATTATATTCGCCATCAATTTCAACCAAAGTATTTAAATTATTATCTACAAAAATAGCAAAATCCCAATGTTTATTGTTATAAAAATACTCATGCTTAAAATTTATATTTCTATTAGTAAGCATTTCTGCAAATTTCTTTTCCGCTTTAGATAAATAACCGTCATTCTTTGATTTTAAATGAGAAAACATTTTGTTGTGTATTTCATCAGATTGAGATGGATGTTCTACACCATAACGGTTTAAATTTGTTTTCTTTATTTTTTCTTTTATTTCTTCTGCTTGATATGGATTTTCACAACCATATTTTTTTAAATTTGTTTCTTTAATTTTATTTCTAATTTCTTTATTCTGTAATGTCCATAAAGTTCCATATTTTTCTAAATTGGTTTTATTTACTTTATCTTTATATTCTTGTGTTTTTGTATAACTACTTACTCCATATTTTTTAATAGATGTATTTTTAATTTTTTCAACGTTAATATAATGTTCTTCACCATATCTTTCTAATGATGTTTTTTTACATTTTTCTTTAAATTCATCTGTTTGAGAATAATGTTCTACACCATAATTTTTAATCATTGCGTTTTTATATTTTTCTTTAAAATCATCAGTTTTACTATAAACTACATTTCCGTATTTTTCAAAATTAGTTAGTTTTCCTTTATTTCTAACTTCTTCACTCTGCAAAGAATATTCACATCCGAAACGCTTTAAATTTGTTTTTTTACATTTATCTTTATATTCTTTAGTTTTAGAATAATGTTCTACTCCATATTTCTTCATACAAGTGTTTTTAATTTCATTTTTAAATTTTTCAGTTTTAGTAAAAGAATCCACACCATATCGTTTAAGATTTGTTTGTTTGGTGAAAAAAACTTTTGTGTTTGGATTTTCCTTCACAAATTCTTGTATTTGACAAAAATCTGATTCTGTATATAAATTTTTATTCCATTTATTTGGATATGATTTTATTCCTAAATAATCTATAATCAATTGAATCGTTGTGTTCTTTTTATGTAAAATTTTACTAATACTTTCTTTTGTGTAAAATTTAAAATCATTGAGATAATAACCATGTCCTTTTTTTACAATTTCATCCATACATTTAGGATAAACAATCATTTAAAAATTTTCAAGTTAAAAATAAAAAGGAGATAGATTTTTTCTATCTCCTTTCAGATTATTTTAAATTAATCTTATTCATCAAATTCTGTCCCGCAGAATGGACATACATGCCAATCACCAATTGTAGCATTACATTGAGGACACTCACAAATATCAGTTCCTTCTAATTTCAATTCACCTGCATCATCATCCACACCAACAATTGTTGATTTTTCTGAATCAGTAAGTTTTTCTACAAAAGGAATCGCATCTTTATAGTCATTGACATTGAATGTCTTTTTCAAAACTTTCTTTGTAACAACTTTAGGTTCTTCAACTTCTGTGGGAAGATTGTTTTCTTCTTCGACAACTTCTTCATTATCTGCAGATGTTGTTTCTACCTTTTTCATATCATTAAAAGATGTTCCATTTGATGAACTTGTTGAAACAGATGATTCTTTCTTAGAATCTTCTTCTTTATTTTCATTCTTCTGTTTCAATTCAGAAATTTCCTTTGCTTTCCATTCAACAAATTCTTCATAGTGATTTGTTCCAAATGTCTTATCTACTTCTTTAATGTATTTTCCGAGTTTTGAAAGAATTACACTTACGGGAGTAGACATACTAACGAAAGGAATGTCTTTCAAAACATATCTTTCATAAGATGCTTCTTCATCAGAAAGATAATCATCATTAATAAATGACAAGAAATCTACACCTTGTTTTTCACCCTCACCTCTAATTGCAGATTTTTCTTCAGGTGTAAGAATCATCATGTAAGAATCACCAATTTTTGTTTCCTTACTAAGACGTTTTACATAAAAATCTGTATCTTCAAAATGACGATTGAGGAGAGTGCATTTTTTGTCAAAAATTTCCCGATAAAAACTTGGTTTTACACCATAAGTAGGATAACTTACCATTTTACCATCAACTTCTTTTTCTGTGGCATCCCAACACAACATCTTCGTATGTTTATTGTCTTTACACCACGTATCATCACCACGTGTAATACAATTAAACAAAATAAACTTCTGTGGCATCATTCCTTGATTATAAGGATTTCCTTCAATTCCATTTGTCATGAAACGCTTGAAAACTGCCAAATCTTTATTTTCATAAATACGACATTTATTATCTTTATCCCATGAATATTTTCCCAAAATAGTTTTTTTCAATTTATTCATCGGGTGTTCATCATCTTTTGACCAAATCAAATTAAACCACTTATCATCATCACCCTTAATTACAGACCTTTCTACAATGATAGGGTCTGTATCTTTTTCTGCCATTTCTACGGCATTACCGATAAGACGAATAACCATACCCTTATTTGGTTTCAATACTGCACACTTAAAATCAGGTACATCCACACTTCCGAATCCACCACTAGATTCTTCCTTCAATTTCATTTCTCTTGCTTTTTTGGCTTCTTCAAATTTCTTTTTGCGTTCTTCTACTGTCATACGCTAATCTCCTTAATTGGTCTAAGACCTTAATTTATTACATTGTTCAACGAACAACGATATTATTGCTTATTTTAGAAAAAAAGTCAAATTATTTTTTTTAATCTAATCCGTTTTTCTTCATAAGTTCTCTACAATGTTCAAGATACCAAATCATTTTTCCAATATCTTCATAAAGTTTTCCCCTTACACTTTTTCCTTGTTCGGGTTTATCTCCTGCTCTATCATAATATTTACCACAATCAATATAAGAATGAAGTTCATCATATTTCAAAATACCTTCAAATCTTCTTGCCCTAGAATCAAGATAATCAATTGTTTCCATTAGAAATGGTTCTTTTTCTGAATCTGTATTTTTTTTACCTAATACCACATGACCATTATAATGATTTGGATGTGATACAAAATCATATTTATCAGACATATTTTTCTCCTTTATACATTGTCTATTAATTTCATCAGTTTATTTAATTTACCTTCATCTAAACTTTCCAATTTAGATAAAAATTCACTTCTTATATCTTTCTTTTCTTCTTTTTCTTCAACATATTCTTTATCATCCAATATTGAATTATTTTCTGATTCTACATTGTTTAAGAAACTCAATGCTTCATCATTAATCAGAATATCTTTCATTTCCAATGGTTTACTTAAAATGAATCCTTCTAATCTTTTAAATCTTGATAAAGCAACATAAACACTAGCATTAGTTACCCAACTTCCCTTATCAAAACATCCATAATCTAATGTCAAACCTTGTGATTTATGAACTGTTGTAGCATAAGCTAATTTTAACGGAACATTTATATATGAAGATTTAACTCTAGTATATACTGATGTACTACCATCATCATTTTTTTCAACATAATAGTCATATTCATCTGTTTCATATTCATGAACGGTAACAAGTTTACCACTATTAAGTTTTACACGAACAGTTCTATTTTCAACATCACATGATTCAACGATACCCATATCACCGTTTACATATTCTTTATTAATATCGTTTTTCAAAATCATTACTGATGCACCAATTTTTAATTTAATTTCTTCAGGGTATAAACCACTTTTATATAAATCAGATGCAACAAACGATTCTGTCATATTTGCTCTATATATAAATTCTTCACCTTCCAATAATTCATATCGCATATTATTATATCTTTCTGCGTTCTTATTGGTAGTAACAATTTTTAATGAAGTTGGATGGTCAATTTCCCAATACAATTCTTCATCTTCTGTAGCAACTCTAGTATTTAATTTATCCAAATCATATCTTGTTGCTTTTCCTACACGAATTCTATTGAGAATATCTTTAAATTCATTATCTCCATTCTGTCTATAAACTTTATTCAAAAGAATTGTTTTGAAATTTAAATCCTTAAAAGCATTTGAATTAAAATAAAAAACATTTCCTTTATAAAGGTTTTTAAAATAATTGGTTACAACATCATTATTTCCAATTACAGGCTCTAACTGCAAAATATCAGAAAACAAAATAATTCTAGGTAAACTACCATGCCGAGTATATTTGATTAAATTAATAAGATAATCAAATAAAGATGCGTTTACCATAGACATTTCATCTATAATCAAACAATCTGTATTACTAATTACTTCTTTTTTAAGAAAATTTAATTTAGGAAAACTATTAGAATAAATTGTCTGTGGTGCAATATTAAAAGCAGAATGAATTGTAGTAGCAAAAACACCATCTGCAGATGAAAGTAATGAACTAGCAACACCCGTACTCGCACAAATCATAACATTACCTTTAATGGCAAAATTTAGGATTTCAAGTAGTGTAGTGTTATGTGTTACAATGTAATCATTTGTAAGATATAATTCTTCATCATTATCTACTTTAATGCACATCATTTCAACTTTTGTGTTCATTGGAGTAACTTTTTTAATTCCAACCATATTATAATTTCTATTTTTATTTCTACATTTTATTTTTTCTAACTTTCTAGGAAGTCTAAAAAAATTATATTTTTCAAAATCATTAATGTTTACATTAAGAGTATAACAATCGTTTTTATTATCTCTTTTATAAAGGTGAATTGATGATACATATCCTAATGATAAAAGAACTTCCTTAATATCGTTTGCTAAATTTATAGAAGTTGTAGAATATGATAAATTCATTCTTCCATCACTTTCTGTAATACTACCATCTGTATCAAACAGACCTTGAATTAAAGACAATCGATTTTTAATCGATGAAGTTTTATATATTTGTGGTATTCTTTTTAAATTAGATTTAACACAAAGTTCATTTTTAAATTCAGAAAAAATTTCCAATGTTTGAGGTCTAATTTTATTAGGATTTTCACATTTTTCTTTATATCTAAAGACCCATGTATAATTTTTATCAGATAATTTATCGTAATCAAAATTTAAAAGTTTAGAACATTCCGATACAGTAAATTCATCATTACTAGAAAATGATAATTGTTTTTCTAAATTACATCCGTTTCCGATAAATGCCCCTATCACATAAGGGTCAATTGGTAATTTATCATGAAAATTAAATTCAACTTGATTATGTGTAGGAATTTTAAATCTACAATTTTTTCTTATACGATTATCGTTTTTAGAACGAGTTTCTTTAATGATTCCTTTATCAATCATTTCTCTAAGTGAAACAGTTTTAAGATTTCCCCTAGATGTATAATAAGACCACAAATGGTCATCGTTACAAAATGTTTCTCTACCATCTGAAAGAGTAACCTTATATAAATCAAGTTTACCTCTAGGATAAACACCGATTACTTTTGTTGGTTTTCCGTTTCTGTCAAAAACGTAATCACCTACTTTCAAATCACCAAATCTTTTATATCCATTAGGTGTAGGAATAATTGTATCTAAAGGTTGTGCTTTTCCACAACCCGCTTCCCCTACAATATTCAACATATCATTTGTATTTTCAAGAATATTAAAAATCTGTTTATACTTATCATTAATATCCAAATAAGGATATTTTGTTTTAATTTCTTCCAAACTTCTCAATTGAAGTTTACTCATATTACATTATCCTCACACTTATAAAATCTTATATAAGAGTATATTTATGAGAACATAAAAAGTCAATGAAAAATCCATTATTTTTCTGATTTTTTCGATGCTTCTATTGCAAATTTACGTTTTAGGTATTTCATATGTAATTCAAAGGCTTTTGTATCCCAAACTGCACCATTTTGAGTAGTATGCCATCCGTAAGTACGTTCGTCATACTCTTTTTTTACTTTTTCTTGCAACTTTTCGTAGACTTTGTATAATCCAAGAAATTTTACAGAAGGAAAACACTCTTTATTAACAATATTAAATAAGGACAAATAATAATTTTTAAATTTTTTTAAATCAAATTTTTTATCAAAATATTGAACTAAATCAGTAAAATACATACTAAATCTTTCATATAAAGTTCTATTTTTAACTTCTAAAGAGTATTTTTTATTAATTCCATTATCTAAATATCCCGAAAATTCCATTTCTTCTTTAGTAAATTTTTGAATAATTCCACCTTTTAAAATTTTAATAACTAATGCTTTAAATTTACTGAATTCTCTACTAATAAATGATTTAGTTGGAGTAACATAATCATTTTGATAAAAATAAGAATTTTTCATTAAAAGTTGAAAGAATGTTTCATGAGAAAGGAATGTTTCTAATGTTTTAAATTTGGTTTGAGAATTAAAAGCATTTAAAAATTCTTTTCTAAATTCTACTACATATTGAATTGAAGTCATCATTTTTCTACATACAATATTATTATGACAATGAATACTTAAATATGCTTTCTCACCATTTCCTAATTTTGAGAATCTGATTCTTGTTTGTATTTTTCTAGCCATGATTGCACGTTTTGTTTCATCATGTTCTTTTACTAATTTTTTAAAATCTTCTTTATTTTTTGCTAAAATATATTGTTGATAATGTTCATCTCTTTTTTGCCATGCTCGATGAACATCTGTATTTACATAACTACCATTCAAATAAAATGTTGTAGGTAATTTTGATTCAATACAATAACATTTAAAATACATTCTGCTAAATAATCGTTCTAAATCAAATTCATTGTATTTTGTAATTTCTTTTTCAATTTCTTCTTTAGAAACATCCGTACAGAATTTATATTCTCCATTTTCTTTTAATTTAATATAAAATCCAATTTGTCCGTTTTGCATCAATGATTCTTTTAATACAAAAAATGATTTATTATCAAAATGATAGATGTTTTGACTTGTGCCATCCATATTATATCTTGTTTCACATTTTTCTTTAAATAATGACATTCTTCTACTTAATTCTAAGTTAAAATCTATTATTGTTGCCAAAACATAACTCCTTAAATATAATATATCCAACTTACATTGTAGATAATATGAAATATAATGTCAATAACTATTATAATATAATCTTTTGGAGGATTTTTTAATATGAGTAGTAAAGCAAAGAAAATGTCAAAAAACATTAATGGCAGAAATTTTAAGAAAATGGAACTTTTAAATTTTATGTTTGAACTTATAAAATATACATTGTTCTTTAGATTTCTTTCAAAATATAATTGTAAAGAAGAAGAATTGATGGATGAAAATTCAAAATATTTACCTTTATTTGAAGAAGAATTTAAATCAATTATTGTAGATGAAAATAAAACAGATGAATTTCTAGATAGTATTACTGATGAAGAAATTGATTTATTTAAATATCAGTATGCGATAAATGGTTTGTTGGAAATGGATAAAAAAAGATAAATAATTTGACATGTAAATCTAAAAATTTTATAATTTAATATACAATATAAATATGGTGGAGGTTACTAAAATATGAAATTTAGTACATTTGAGATTAAGAACAATTTGAAGTCAATTTGTTCTGTGGGTTCTGATTATGTCTATATCGATGTAGCAAATCAGAAGATTTATTTTTCTAATGAACATACAACGTTGAGATTGAACGTTCCTTTTGAAGATGTTACAGATGAAAAAGTATTTGTAATCAGTAATAATGATTTTATTCATATCTGTTCTTTTGCAGATAATGTAGAATTGAAATCTGATTATTCTTATATTGCGGGTGTAGCAAAAGGTAAATTCACAAAGAACGATGATTTTATTGATGTGTTGGATTCTTTGAAAGTTGCTTTTGAACAGAAAGATGAATATACACCTATGTTTACCGTAGATGAAAATATTTTGAAAACTTTTAATAAGGCTTCAATTTATATTGATGAAAATGCAATTAATGTAAATAGCCGTTATCTTCATATTAAAGACGGTTATATTTTTTCTTCATCTTCTAACAGAATTTATCTTGGAAAGATTGAAAATGTTTCAGATACAATCATTTCAAATGAAGTAATTAAAAATATTTTTACAATGGGAATCGGTACACAATTGTTTAATAATTCTGATTCTTATCTTCTTATTAAAGATAATGTAGAAATTTATGTATGTTCAAATCGTGATGTAGATTATCTTCCCGTTTTGGAAGAAAAATTTAAGTCAAAATGTGATGATGTTATGAATACAACTGAAATTGTTGTAGATGTTGCAGAATTTATGAATAAACTTACATTTATGTCATTTTATGCGAAAAACTCACCATCTAATGTAATTTTCTTGAATTATCATGATGGTAAAGCAAGTTTGTCATGTTCTGAAAATAATATTGTTGATATTAAGATTGAAAAGATTAATGAAGAACATTTGGATGCAGAATATAGACTTCCATTCAATTGTACAAATGTAATGGATATTCTTTCTAAACTTGCTAAAGATAAAACTACAGTTTCTATTTTTGCAAGTAAGGATTCTAGTAAGAAATTGTTTATCATTAAACTTTCAGATGAAGAAGAAACAATTTTGACTAAGATTAATGCTTAGTTGTTTTTCAGAATCACCTTATTAATTTAAGGTGATTCTGTTGGAGAAAATATGGCTATGAAAAATTTGGAAATAAAAAATTTAGGAAGTTATGGAAAAAAATTTTTATCATCATTAAGTAATTTTTGTTCTAAATGTCCTTTACAACCAAAAATTACATACATTCCCGAAATTGAAAAGATTGTAATTCTGACAGATGATAATGAAATTGAAGTAATGTTAGACCCAACTAAAGATAAAAAAGATGTAATTTCTGAAATTAAAAATAAATTGTTGAATTCATATCCTATCATATATAAAACGGAAGAAGTAAATTTATCTACAGAAGAAATAGATAAATTGATTGAAGAAGGTAAGGTATTGAATGATATTATTCTTTCTAAAAAAACCGTTACAAATAAATACGGAAGATTGGAAAGAATTCATAACAAGTTCAATGAAATGGATATTTTTAATTTTGAAACATCATCTATTGAAAAATATAAATGTAAAATTCCATTGGTATTTTTAATGGAACATATTAAAAAAGGTGAGTGGGATTTATTTTGGAAATCCGTTCATTTTGTTTCAAATATCACAAAGAATTAATTAGGAGAATATATGAATAAAGGTATATATGATTTTATCATTTTTGATTGTTATAATATTTTTTATAGAGCATCTTATGTGGCAGAAAAGAATGGTTCTGATACAATTAAAGATTCACAAACAAAAGAAATAATACATACAAATGGTATTGTTAAATTTATGCAGATGATAAATTCATATATTTCTAAGTATGGTAAAGAAGATGTTAAATTGATATTCTTAATGGATAATGCAAAAACATCAGTTACAAGATATAGAAAAGTTTTATCAGAAGAATATAAAAAGAAAAGACAGATTCAACCTGATTGGTTTTATAGAGAATTAGATTTTATTCAATTAATTTTAACAAATTATATTGACGGTGAATTGTATAGAATTCAATTTCTAGAAGCAGATGATTATTGTTCACCTTTAATTAAAGCAAAAGTAAAAGATACAGATAAAGTATTGATGATTTCTGATGATATGGATTGGTGTAGAAATTTGGCAGATAATGTACATCAATATAAAGGTAAAGAAATTTGGACAAAAGAATTATTTTTGGAAAGAATGAATTTTGAAGCAAGTTATTCAAATATTTGTTTTTATAAAACTTTTTATGGTGATAATAGTGATAATATCATCGGTGCATTAAAGAATTTACCAAAACCTTTTTTTAAAGAAATTATTTCAAAATTTGATAATCCTAATGATTTCATTGCTCATGTATCTGAATTAGATTTTTTGGATATGGGATGGAGAATGAAAATTGAAAAAGAAGAAAATAATATTCATCTTAATTGGAACTTGGTAAAAAATGCAGATATTTCATCTACGCAACTTTCTTCATTTTCACAAAAATGTGAGTTTAAGAAAAATAAACTTTCTATGATTTATGCAACATTAAATGTTGTAGGTAAGTTTGATGATAGAATTAAACTTGAATCTAAAGAAGGTGATATTTTTTCTATGTTGGATGGAGAAGAATTAAAAAGGGTGTAATTTATAGTAGTTTTGTATAGGTGTATAATTGTATACAAGTATTTATTTGAATAGTAATTTAATAAAATTTATAAATAATATTTGCAATTATTTGAAATCTTCACTATTATTGTAGTGAGGATTTTGATATGTATGTTTTAACAGAAAAGGAATATTTTGATTATTATAAAGAAAATCATTGTTTACCGTTTCCACAAAATACTTGGAAAACTGATTATACAGATAATCAGTTAAAATCTAAGTATGAAAATTATTGTACTAAAATGGAAAAATTGAATGAAGAATATGATGAAGATACTCCTAGTGAATATGTTTTCAAAGTTGAAACTGCAATGAGAAATGTACATATTAAACATGATTTAAAACCATATCTTGAATTTTTTGTAATATTAGATGCTTGGCAACAACAAATTTTAAGAGAATATGGGTGGATAACTAATGGATTTGATGCTTGTCATTATAAAGAAAGAAGTGTTCATCCCGAAATGGCTTATGTTGAAGATAATATTGTTCTTTTACCTAGAGCATTACATTCCACATTAGATGATAGATGTTGGATTGGAACAAATATTAGAATTTCAGAAACAGAACATCATCATATGTGGGAACAAATATTAGGAACAGACAGAATTAATAGACTAGATGAAATGGCAAAAGGAAGATAATATGTGTAAATTTCCAACTGAATATCTTAGAACACAAGATAGAGAAGAAATAATTGACGGTGTAAAAGTTTTTACACGAGTAAGTATTCAAACTTATAGAGAAAATGAATCAAAGTTTACAATTATTGTTTTAGGGGAAATTATTTATCCTAATTCAGATAATTATGATATGAAATGTTTGGAATATTTACCAAATGTAGATATTTCAGAAATGAATGATAAAATTGATGATTTACTGTTTAGATACTCTGAAAAATAACTATATGATATTATAAAGGAGAATTATTTATGAAATATTCGTATGATACAGAATATTTAGATTTATCAGAATTATATTTTTATGTAAATGATAAATGTTATAGCGTTAAAGATGTTTGGTTTAAAGTCAATACAGAAGTTACTCCCTCATATAATGATGGATTCAACGATAATGAGGATTTGTTTGTTGAAGATGCAAAATTGAATGATTTTGATTATTCATTATATGAATGGGATGAAAATGGATATGAACATGATGTTGAGTTAAAAAATCTTCCATCTAAAGAATATAAAAAAATTAATGATATTGTAGAAAGTATGCTCAATGATTTCATTAATGATTATGTTATTGGTCATGATTTAAGTTATACAGACAATATTATTGATGAAATTAGTGATTATGGTAGAGCATATGAATATCTTAAATTTTGGTCTAAAGAACCAAAATATTATGTTTAATTAATCGAAAAATAAGACACTTTTATAGTGTCTTATTTTTTTTTATAAAATTAACTATTTGAGTATGAACGATTCAGAAAAATTGATTGAAAATCTATCTTATAGTGAACTTATAAATAAAATATTTTATACGGGAGATGACAATTGGCATCTTAAAAAGTTTTACGATTTAAGAAGAAAATATAACGGTAAAGATATATCTAATATAAGATTGATTGCTACAGAAATTGATGACGAAGGATATTGTGATATTTTATTTGCGGTAAAAGCAACTAAAGATGGAAGTGTTAAAAAAGAATTAGTTGGTAATAATGGAGAAATGATTAATAATATTTCCGATGAATATATGGTAACAATCAGAATAAATGATTTTTGGGATTTAATTGAAGAATTCGGATTGGAAAGACCAAATGATTTTACAAAAGGTGATGTTGTTGCATTAATTCAATTAAGTGAAGATATAAAATTAAAAAGTTCAGACCCTTCTTTTTGGTGGATGGGGTTGTCATATTGGTTAAGTTTAGATAATGCGAGTTTAATGCCTTGTAATATTGCCCCTAAATTTTGGGATAAATATAGACCAAATGTAAAAGTATCAAAAATTATTGAATCTGTTTTAAGACATTTTGGATTTTTTACACAACAAATTGCCATGTCAATTAAAAAAGCATTAATTGAACAAGGTTATATAGAAAGATTATAAATTCATTCATCGGAGGATTAAATATGGATAATGGAATTTCTGAATTGTTGAAAATGAGTGATGATTTCGACATTGATATTATCAATGAAGATATTATTGAGTTGGAATTATCAGATACAAATGAATATATGAGTTTAATTTATAATAAAACTACAAATCAATATTCTATAGAATATTTGGATGTAACAGAAATGGAAGATTATGTTGTTCCTATCGATGATGATTTTGATGTATTTGAAATTGGTGATTTAAAAATCACAAAAGATACTTTTTCTAAATTTAAAGAATTAGTAGAAAATGCACTTCATGAATAACTATTTTATTCATGAATAATATTAGTAACAAAAGATTAATACCAATCACAATGACTTACTCAAATGATAATGTTTGGGGAATGGCATCTTCAGAAGAAGGCTATGGAAAATTTGCAATCAAAACTACACCTGAAAATTTAAGAAAGGCTATGTTGAGAATGAAATTTAAGAATAAAGATAATACTGCAAATTCACATCGTTCTGTAAGATATATTGATATGGTAAATGAACTTGTAACTAAAGGTTCTGCAACTTTTTATTGTTGGAAATCTTCTTATCCTAAAACTAGAGAAGATTTAGAAAGATTAGCAAATATGTAAGGAATGAATTATGTCGGGTTTTAATTTAAGTTATCCTATAAAAGTATTTTTAGATGAAAATCCTTATGGAGATAATATTTATATAAATAGTATTGCATTAAAAAAGAATGAAGGAATTATAATACAATCTAAAGAAATGATGGATAAATTAAAACCGATTGAAAGTTATTTAATTTTTGAACCTATTATAGTTGAGGAATTTATAAAATGATTGAATCTATTTTAGAAAAAGCAATGAATATTGAAAATGAAAATGATGCTACAGATTATATTTTTGATGAATTGAAAAAGTTGGATTATGATGATGAATCAATATTGAATTGTGTAGATAAATATTTAGATAAAACTCATAAAATGCAAACGGGTGGAACAATTTCATCAGTTTTAGGAACTGCAAAAAGAAAAGGATATTCTGTAATTTTACAAAATATTTAATTTTTTTTCATTTTTCGATTGAATAAACAAAATTTATAAACTATAATATCAACATATGAAATATGAACATGATATTAAAACGTTTTTGAATATGAAAGGAATTTCCTATGTTGATATGGGGAATTCCTTAAAATTTAAATGTATTAATCCTTATCATACAGACCATAACCCTAGTTGTCATATAGATTTAGATACGGGGTTATGGCATTGTTTCGCTTGTGGTGCTAAAGGCAATATTATTACTTTGCAGAAATTGTTATTTGGTAAAATTTTGGATGGAAAATATAATGATATATTTTCCGTTTACACTAAAGAAAAACATAAAAAAATTAAATATCCTTCTATTAAAGTTATTGGAAAACTTAAAAATCCTATGGATAATGATGAAGTTATGAAATTTTTAAATTCTATAGGAGTAACAAGTGAAGAATTTATAAATAAATATAATCTTTCATATTGTGATTATGTAGAAATGATTTCAGAAGATTTATATGATGAAGGTAATTTCACTAAAATGAGTAATAGAATTGTAACACCAATTACACATAACGGTAAAATTATAAATATGGAATGTAGAACTTTTATTGGTGAAAAACCTAAAGTAAAATATGTTAAAGGTGGTTCTGTAGATACATTATTTAATTGGGAAAATATAGACACTAGTAAAAGAGTAATTGTTGTAGAATCTGTAAAAAATTTTTCTAAATTGTGGAATGTTTATCCTAATTCAGTAGCAATGTTTCATGCTATTCCAACAAAAAAACAATTGAAAATGTTGAATGAATGTGAAGAAATTTGTCTTTTTGCAGATAATGATGATGCGGGAAGAATAAGTTGTCCATCTAAAATAAAAGAAAATTATAATGGTAAATTTTATATTACTTATGATAGACGTAAGTACGATGTTATTGAAGATGGAAAAATAAAGACAAAAGGATATGATTGTAATGATTGTACTTTAGATGAAATTTCAAATCATTTAGACAATGCAAGAATTTATAATTCTTATGAGAATGATATATTCACATGGTAAGGAGGTGTTTTTATGGAAATGAATGTTTTGATTATTTATGCAGAAGGTCATGCTAATGGAAGAACAGAAATTAAAAAGTTTTCAGAAGTTATGAAAGAAATGAATATTTCTGCAGATAAATTAAATGAACTAATTTCTAGTGGTGAAAAATTCAATGGTAAATTTTTTGATGAAGCATTAACAATTAAGTAACATAAAGGAGGTTATATTATGGTACTTACAGAAGATAAGAAAGAAGAATTTAAGGGTCGTTTTCAGTCAATTTATGAATGTAATTTGAAAATTGATGAATTGAATGAACAGATTAAAACTTACAAACAGTCTATTAAAGATACGTTTGAAGAAATCGCTAGTTCAATGGAAATTGACAAGAAAGACAAGGAAGGAAGAAACGGTATTAAGAAAGGATATAAGGAATATGTTGATTCCATTAAAAATCCTTCAGAAGCAGATACTAAGAATACTGTTTATCTTATGTTGAAAGAAAATGATTTCATTGGATTGGAAAGTCTGAAAGAAGATTAGTAAAGTTTTATCACCCATAACTATGATATAATTGGAGGATTAGTTATGGGTGATATTGTTATTGGTATAGATAATGGTGTTAGTGGTGCAATTGCCATTTTAAATTCTGATTCTAGTTATTTTTATTTATCTAAAAGTTATACAAAATCTTGCAAATCTTATACTAAAAAAGAACAACATATTACAAGAATCGATGTTTCAAAATTAAAAGAAATCATATTAAAACATATTGATAAAAAAGATTTATCTAAAACAGTTGCTTATTTGGAAAGACCGTTGGTAAATCCTACTAGATTTAAGGCTAGTATGTCTGCAATGAGAGCAATTGAAGCAACATTAATTGTACTTGAAGAATTAGGAATTGAAGTGAATTATACAGATTCTAAAGTATGGCAACATGGGTTTTTTTCAATTGAAGAAAGAGCAAAATCAGATACAAAAGAATTAAGTAGACAATACGGTATTAAATTTTTCCCTAATCATGAAGAATTAATTAATAAACAAGATGCAGATGCTTTGTTGATTGCTAAACATTTTTATGATAAAATTAATCATTGTGGAGTAAAAAAATAATGGCAAAGAAAATAAAATGTTGGAATTGTGGAGAACCCGTAGATAGAATTATTTATACAGAAAATACTGTAACTCATTGTTGCAAATGTGGATGTATTTATCCTGAAAAACCTAAATTGGAAGCCATGTTAACAGTTTATCAAGATAAGTATTTACAAGATAGAACATCTGAAAATCGTGAAATGTTATTTAAACCGATGAAAGATTTGACATTTAATATTATTTGTTCAAAATTAAAAAAATCACAAGGTAGACCTTATGAAGATATAGAAGATATGACAAATTGGACTTTGTTAAAATTATGGGAATATTATTCTAAACCTAATTTTAAGATTACGGGTTCATTCACAGGATATATTTCTAAAATGGTTCTATTTCCTTTATATAACGCTAAAGATAAAGAAAAGAGTAAGACTGAAATTTCAATATATTCACCGTTAAAAGAAGATTCTGAAAAAACAATTATGGATTGTTTGGAAGATGTACAAGATGATTCTAATTTTGAAACTGCAATTTTTAATACAATAGATAAAGATAATTTGATTATAGAATTAAATGTTTTATTGAAACAAGTTTTTAAAAAATCATTTGAAGTTGGTGGAATTAAAAAATGTTTGAAAATCGCACTTTTATTTAAACATCTTATAAATGGTAAATCGGATAAGTTTTTTTCTGAATGGTGGAATAGTTCAGATGACTTTGATTTACAAAACAACTATTTCCAATGCGTTGAGATTTTTAAGAAATTATTGCGAAATAATATTCGAGTGAGTTAATTATGGATAAAGTTTATAATTCTGAAAATTTATCATTATGGGAAGAAGATATTAATAATGCGTTTGCAGAAACGATGAGAAGTGATTCTGAAATATTCATGAACATTTTATCGATAATTGTTTTTAATAGATTTAATCCTATGATTGGGAAGTTTTATAAACTTATAGATGATTTGGAAAAATTTACAAAAATTATTGATGAAATGTCAGACCAATATTTTAAATTTCCTAATTCACAAGAATTAAAAGATGCCATTACTTTATCATTAGTTTATTATTATAAAGTTGTAAAAGGTTTTAGTTGGGAAGAAGTTCAAAAACAATTTCCTTATGAAAAAGATATACCTATTCATTATGGAAAAACATTGTCATTTATTACTAAAAAAATGAAATCACAATTAGATTCTATTATGAATAATGTTACAGAAGAAAAAGATGAAGATATTCTAACTATTTAAATGTTTATTAGGAGAACGATTATATATGGGATATATGGTTGCTCAATGCACAGATGCATTTTTAAATAGTGTAAAACAAGGTATAGGTTATCCGATTATTACAGATGAATTTTCATTTGCTTTTAAAGATACAGATATTATAAGTCTTATAATTTCACCATGTTTGGAAACATTTCACAATTTTTTTCCAAAACAAAAAGTTATAGATATAAGTGTAGGTGGTGGAGTTGAAGGTTCTATTGATGCTCCCGATAATACATTAGGAATTATTCATTATGATTTTGTAGATAATACAAGTGGTGCAAGTAATTTGAATAGTGGAAACCCATTCTTTACTGCATCACAAGTATCTTCATTTACATCAAGTTATAATTATGGTACACCTTTTTCTTATGGTAAAAATTTACATTCTTATCAGAATGTATTTTATAATAAATCTATGAAACAAATGAATAAAGTTTTTTATGTAAAATATAATGAAGATGAAGATAAAATTTATTATAAATCTACTTTAAGTGGAATATTAAATATTATCGTTGGTGTTTATGACCCCGTTGTAGCAAATATTCCTAAACGATTACAAAGACATTTTGGAAATTATTGTATTGGTACACTTATGTGTAGATTTGCAGAAATCATGAATTTAACTGATACAGATTTACCATTGGCTATAAATGCGGATGATTTAAGAGATAATGGTATTGATAAAATTGAAGTAGAAATGGAATATTTTAGAAATAATTCTACTTATGCAATAATGAGAGGATAATTTATGGGTGTGAGTGTTCAAGATAAATTAAGTAGAGCAATATTCGCAATGCAAAATAAATTAATGGATACTCATGTTCAAGCATTAGGAACAAAAGTATCTACAATTTTTCTTGAAATTATAGAAGATAAATATGGTAATGAAGAAAAGATAATTCATAAATATTTTGATATTGATGCAGTATTTTCTTTTCCTGATGATGAAATTCCTACTAGTTTGGGTTCTACACAAAATAATACATCATCTGAAAGTACAAATATATTACATATGGCAGATTTATTACCAATTGAAGTTTTTGTAAAATCGGAAGATTTAGTAAAAGCAAATATTATCATAGGTTCAATTATTCTTTATAAGATAAAAACATCAGACGGTAAATTTCAAGTAATACCATTACAAATCGTAGATTGTATTTCTAAAGGAAATCCATCTAGTGGTATTTTATGGACACAATTATTTTGTTCATGGCAAGTGGATTATGCTTTGAATGAAGATTTAGATTATAAAACAATTGTTGAAGAATTTAAAAATAAAAATATATGGTAGTTATAAAATATTTAACTATATTATTATAACTTATATATAAGGAGTATTAATTATGAAAAAATCATTTAAGACTACAAAAAATTACTTCATTGAAGGTAGACTTGTAAAAAAAGGTACTCGTATTATGTTGGAAGATGTAGACATGGGTGGAGAAGTTGTTTCTGAAAACCCTACAGATACAGACATTGAATACGATGTAGAAGCAATTCGTAGAGCAAGAAAGGCTCGTTTGGCTAGAATTCGTAAGGCAGAAGATGACGATACTGATGACGAAACAGATTCTACAGAAGATAAGAAAGACGATGATAATGACAGCGTTGAAGCACTTCGTAGAATGAGAAGAATCAGACGTATTCGTAAAGCAGAAGGTGATGTTGAAGATAATATCGATGACATCGGTAATGCGGAAGATGAAATGAAAGCCGTTCGTAGAGCAAGAATCGCTCGTATGCACAGACTTCATAGAAACAAGCGATAATAATTCTTTATGAGAGTTTTTCAAGGCTAGAAGTAATTCTAGCCTTTTTCTATTTATCTAACTATTTTCTTTAGTAAATATTAAGGATATTGTGATTATGGATAAATTAACTGAAAAATTAAATTTCAATATTTCTATGGAAGATTTCGTTGCAATTTCTTCTTTTATAAAAGATTATTTAAATGATAGAAAATCTATGTATAAAGATATTTTCTGTTCAGATGAACCTTATTCTAAAGACGATATTGAAGATTATATAAATTACTTTACAAAATCAAACGGTTATTATGATGATAATGGTATGATTATCGGTCATCCTTATGTTGAAAGAATTTTACATTTTTTAGAAAAGGATTATGAAATATTCATTCTTCCTGAAATTGAAGGTAATGTAGAATTATTGAAAACATATCTTATGGGAATTGATATTGATAGAGATAATTTTGAAGAATATGAATTTAAAGTTTTAGAAAATTTTGAAGAAGCATGGAATAAAATAATTGAAGTTTTTAAAAAATATCCATTAAACAATATTGAAAAAATGGAATATAAAGAATTAGATGGTGTACATTTTTATTATTATCCTACAATTCAAAATTATGCTTTGGAAACATTTATGGAATTTGTAGATACAGTATCTAAAAATTTCCCTAACACTTTATTGAGATTTGATTCTTTTGTACTCGTTTCAAAAGAACAGATTGAATTATATGCGGGTGAAGGATGTTATGCTTATTATATAAATGATTCTATTTTTTATGCAGATAGAGTTGATAAAGATGAAAAAGAATTTTATAAATTAGTTCTTTATCATGAATTTGGACATTTTATTTTTGAATCTGTATTTAGTGAATGTTTACAACAATGTTGGTTTGATTACTATGAAGAATGGTTAAGTAAAGGTGTGAAAATGTCAAGAAATTTATCTGAAAATTATAATACTGTAGAAGGTGCAGATGAATTATTTGCCGATAGTTTTGCGTTTTTATTTGCAGAACCTACAGAAGAAGGATTTATTGAAAAACCATCTGAAATAATTATGGATACAATTAAATGGCTTTTTAAACAAGAAGATATAAATTACTAGGAGGATTAAATGAGTAATGATAATATACAATTAACAACAAATAAAACTAGTAATTCTAAAGGATTTAAAAGACTTTTGAATTTTTTTAGAATAGGTAATTCTGATAAAGGATATATTGTACCTACAGAACCTTCTAATAGAAAAAATAAACGTTTGGATGGAAAATATAAACCTATTGAATTTCCAACAAGTATTCAAAAAGCATACGAATATTTTGTATCAAACATGAATTTGGGAATCTATCAGTCTAATAAATTTAGATTTGAAAGATATAAAGATATGAAATATGCAGTAACAGAAAGTGCAATTTTGAACACCGCTGTACAAGTATATGTTTCAGAAGCCTTTTCACCAAAAGACAATCAAAAAGCAATTACAATTAATGCTAAAGATAAGAAGATTGAAAAACTTTTTTATAAATGGCTTGTAGATGTAGGTGTAACAGATAATTTCTGCAGAAATGTTTTTTATAATTTGACAGTTTATGGTGATAATTTTTGGGTAAATCAGATTGATTTAAAAGACGGTAAAGGAATTACATCTTTAGTATCATTAGACCCATTTTTAGTAAAAGACAGATTGGAATTTAATGTTGGTGTAGTAAATCAACAAAAACAATGGTCGCAATCTTCAATGAATCTTGTAAATACATATGGTTCACTTAAACAAATTTACGATACTCTTGAAAAAGGTGGAGATTTGGAAGATTTTTCACAATTTTATAAATCATATTTAATGGGATATGAATTAAAAATTAATGCAGAAGATGAAGATGGTCAAAAATGTTATGGTGTACCGCCGTGGGCAATTACCCATTGTAGAATGTTTACTACAGAAAATGATTTCTTCCCATTTGGAAAACCTCCACTTCTCAACGCAATTTCTCAATATAAATCATATAAAACTACACAAATGTTGATTGATATGTTGCGAGTTGCTACATTCCCTAGAGAAGTTGTTAAAATTAAAAATGAAGAAAATATGGATGTATTTTCTCGTATGCAACGTGTAGATGAAGTTCGTCAATTTATAGACGGAATAACACCTAAAACAAACGGTAAAGATGATATTGCCGTAGGTGAAAGAATTTATACTTGTGATGATTTGTTTGATTATGACTTAATTGACCCCGATATTGATATGGATAAATTAGGTGATTTGGAAATGAAAGAAAGTGAATTAGTTATGTCTACGGGTATTCCTGATTCATATCTTATTCCTAGTCAAGGTGCGGGTGATTTAGGTGGTGAAAATGCAGAAAGTCTTTATTATCTTAATAAGATTTTCCAAAGAAGATGTGATAGTTTGAGAGATGCTTTCCTTGAAGGACTAGAAGAATCTTTCCGTATGCACTTACTATTAACTGATGTTGCAGATGGTGATAAGACAGAATTTGAACTTTCAATGCCATCAAATACAGAAGATTGGAATGATGATAAAATTTCAAGAGATAGTGATTTCTTGACATTAGCAACTGATATTTTATCAAATCTTGGACAAATGGTTGGATTGGATAGAGGTGATAAATTACCTGATTCTGTAATCAAAGATGTTTTGAAAAGATATATGCCAATTGAACCTGCAACTTTAAATAAATGGATTGATGAATTAACTAAAGCATCTGATGAACAAGAAGATGAAAATGAAGAAAATGAAACAAGTGGTGAACCTTTAGTTGTTCCTACGGGAAATCAAATAAATGCTAAAGGTAAATCTAGTGGTGGAAGTAAATCATCTTCTAAGAGTGGTTCATCAAGTGGAAGTAGTAATGTAAATTCATCTTCCACAACTAGTGTTACAAAAACAACTACTGTTAAAACAGAAAAAGTAAGAATGATTGAAGAAAAATTAAAAGATGGTTCTTTAATTAGAGAAGCCTATTTTAAGAGTAAAGAAGAAAATGGATTTGCTAATGGTTTATGTGGAAAACGATATTTTGTAAATCATTCAAAAAACCCTACAAAATCAATTACTTGTTTAAAAGAACAATTGATGATAAATAAAAAAGAAGATGTTAAATCAAGATTGACAGAAAATAAATAAATTGAATGGGAAGATTATAAAAAATCTTCCCATTTTTATAACTATTTCTTATTATGAGTGAAAAGACAAATATAAATAATTCTATAGTAATACCGTCAAAATCTTTCTATTATAAAGACCAATTTACAAATAATTGGAGTTCTCAACCATGTGCGTATGCTTTGGATTTATCGTTGGAAGATTTTTTTTCAAAACGATTAATTTTTCCATTGGATAGAATTATTTATTCATCTAATGATTTTACTTTTAGAGAAAGAACAAAAAAGAACGATGGTCAATTAAATTTGCCATATATGAATTATTATAGAATTGGATATTCAGAACCCGATAGAGATTGGTGGAATAATTACGCTAATGCTTTTGGTTTAATGGATATTGGAAATAAAGGATATTATAAAGAATTAGGCTCTAAAATAAGACTTGTACCGATTAAAATTGAATATGAATCTACAGTATTTTTTTCACAACAAAAAGATTGCGAATACGCTTATTCTAGGTTGTTATTGGGAGGAAGTAATGAAACAATATTAAATCCTATACTTAATACTAGTGATGAAAATGTATCATTGAAAAATATTGGAATCTTGAATATGGATTTAGAATTTAATCCGACATACAATGAATCCGATTGGTTAGTAAATAATAAAATATGGACAATATCAATTGATTTTAATGTTGATACATTTTTGATTTATGCTAGTGAAGAAGATTTGTTTATTGCGAATAATATTATTCTTAATTTTCTTTTGGCAAAAAATTTAATAAAACCTAATGTAATGGATTCTAATCCAAAAATATTATTGGAAGAATATTTTCAGTAAATAACCCTATTACGAAATAATCGTTATTTATTTAACTATGTAAGATATAAGGAGAATTTAACGATATGGAAAGTTGGCGAATAAAATCTAATTTAAACGACAATACTAATAGAGCATCTACTACTTCACAAGTTGTATGTGCAACAGTAATTAAATCACCTAAAGGATGTGAAGATTTTTATCTTTTTTCAAAAGGTGAAACACAAAAAGTAATTGATACATTTGGTTATCCGTCAAAAAATTATCCTTCAATTCAAGATGCGTTAGATGTTGTAGCAAAATCAGATTTATATATAGCATCTCCATATAAAAACGGTAAATATGGTGGAGTTTTCATTACACCTAACGGAACAGTACCGTTTGTAAATGGTGTTTCTTCTAAAGAAATTTCTGATTTTTCTGAAATTGAAAGTGCATCTAAAGTTGGAAGTGGTAATTCTGTAGAAACTACATTTATTGCGACATTACCAAATTATGAAAATTACATTAATAATAGTATTGGCATTACTGTAAATGGTGTTGCTTTGGAAATTTCTTCTACTGATGAAAGTGTAGAAATTATTACTGATACAGATGAAACATTTACATCTGCAAGTTATGATAGAAGTAATGGTAAACTCACATTGACATTTGCTGTTGCTCCTGAAGGTGATATTGTAGCAACATATAAAACTGATATGTCATCTACTTTATTTGTACTTTTTGATAGAGATTGTCAGAAAGATGATTTGAAAGTAAAAGTAGTAACAAATAAGTATGTTGATACAGCGTTTGATATTCATGTATCAAGATATAATCCTATTAAAGATGAATATGTAGAATTACTCAATTCACCATTTACTGTAGGATTGACAGAAAACTCAAAAGATTCTGAAGGAAATAATATTTACATTGAAAATATTTTCAATGATAATCAACTTCTTTTCACACCTTATGTAAATCATGATACATTTGATTCATTTACTAGTGATACAACTTATGTAGAATTAAATGGTGGTGATAGAGGTGCAGAAATTAGTGGTTCAGATTTAGCAAATGTTTATGATGCTTTAATGGATACAGAAACATACAATGTAAAAATCGTATTTGATGCAACTTCATCTGATGAAGTAATTTCAAAATTTGAAACATTGAGAGAAAGTTATCAGAAACGATGTAGATTTATGTATTGTTCACCTAATACATCCGTTGAAAATATTCTTGCAGACCCTGCTATTGCTCATAGAAATGTAAACAATCGTGGTTTATATTGCTATGTTTTGGCATGGGGAATTCATAAAGATGTTTACAATGGAAATAATTTCCTTTGTTCAAACATGGGATTGATTGTTGGTAAGATGGTTGATATTTTGAATAATGGATATGGTGAACCGATGTGGTTAGACCAAAATGGCATCGGTGGTCAATTGGGTTCATCTATTACAAAACTTTCTTATAATGCTAATCAATCGCAACTTGAAAAACTTGCAGATAATTTTGTAAATGCGGTAATTAATAGTAAAACTTATGGTGTATTTATTGAAAACGCATCAACTAGACATACAAATCTTAGTGTACTTTCTGATATTGGTATTTCATCTCTTGTAGATACAATTCTTGAACTTATCGAAAAGAATGTATTACCTAAGAGAATTGGTAAACTTATTGATGATACTGCATATACAGATGTAAGAAGTGGATGTAATTCAATTCTTTCTGCTTATGCAAATGCTTTGGAAGATTATTATGTTCTTTGTGATAATACAAATAATACTGCAGAAATGAGAAATCAAGAAACATTGGTGGTAGAAGTAGCGATTGTTCCGAAAAAGTATTCAAAAAAGATAAGATTGAACCTTACTCTTTACAAGAGTGGTGTGGATGTAGAAGAAGCCGTAACAAGTCTTTAATAATTAAAAAAAAAGAATGTTATATAAATCCCCTTTATTTTAGTAAAGGGGATTTTTTTCATTGACTAAGATATTTATTTGTTTGATAATATTGATATGAGTGGATTGATTAGAAAAGCAGACCAATATTATTATTTAAATGATGAAAAATTAGAAACAGTAAAAGGAATTTCTAAAATTGTAAATAGAAAATCATCTGTAATAAAGAATGTAATAGAATATCTTAATATAGAAACTCAATATAAAAATTATGCAAATAATCCACTTTATTTAAAATCAGATGTTGATAAAATTGTAGATTTTTTAAATCAGAATAAAAACACAAAGTCTTTATTTTATCATAATACTTGTATGAAAAAATACGGTGTAGATTCTACTAACAAATTAGATTCAGTAAAAGAAAAAATTAAAAATTCAATTGATAAAGATTCTTTAAAACGAAAATCTGAAAATTATAAAAAGACTTGTGTTGAAAGATATGGAGTTGATAATATCTCAAAAGTACAATCAATTAAAGATAAAAAAGAAAAAACGATTATCAATCATTATGGTGTATTATATTTTTCTCAATCAGATGAAGGTAAAAAGAAATTAAGTAATTATTGGAAAAATTTATCTGAAATAGAAAAACAAAAAATGAATGAACAAAAAATGAATACTAGAAAACGCAACTCAAAATCTCAAATATCCGATAAAATATCTTATAAAGAATTAGGTATTATGTTTGATAAATTACCTAATACAATTTCTGATGTAGTAATTAATTTAAAATTACAATCTTATTATATATGTGGTTCAAGTTATATCTTAGAAAAAGATATTTCTGTATTGGAAGATTATTTTTCTAAAACAAAAATGGCTAATTATTCATTTGTTGAAAAAGAAATTTGTGATTTTATAAAATCATTAAGATTTGAAATTATTGAAAATTCTAAGAAAATAATTCCACCTAAAGAATTAGATATTTATATTCCATCTAAAAATCTTGCAATAGAATTAAATGGTTATTTTTGGCATAAAAATAAAGATAAAAATTATCATCTTAATAAGACAATTGCTTGTGAAGAAAAGGGAATCAGATTGATTCAATTTTGGGATTATGAATGGGAAGAAAAGAAAGATATTTGTAAGTCTATTATTTGTGGTGCATTAGGAATTTACGATAAAAAATATATGGCTAGAAAATTAACATTTAAAGAAATTTCAAATGAAGAATGGAAATCTTTCTTAAACAAAAATCATATACAAGGATATGCAAGAGCAGAATATAGATATGGACTTTATGATAATGATGAATTAATTCAAGGTGTAGGATTAACAAAAGCATCACATAAAAAAGGTGAATTGGAGTTAAATCGAATGGCAACTAAATTAAATTGTCAAGTTATGGGTGGATTTTCAAAATTAATAAACCATGTTAGTAAAGAATTAAATTGTGATGAAATTGTATCATATATTTCAAGAAGAATGTTTGATGGTAAAGGATATTTTAAAGTAGGTTTTGAAATTTCACATATTAATCCACCGACATATATGTATGTAAGTCCAAAACAATTTAATAAAAAGAGAATACATCCTAGATACACTTTTATGAAAAATAAAATTGAAAAATATTATAAAGAAGGATTATTGAAATCATACGATTCTAATAAAACAGAATTTGAAAATATGGAAAATAATGGTTATTATAGAATTTATGATTGTGGTACGATTAAGGTTAAATATATTAAATCATAATATATAAATCCCCTTTATTTTAGTAAAGGGATTTTTTTTAATTATGTTAATTTTTTTATAAGTTAGAAATTTAAATATTAACTATTTTATTATATTGGAAAAGAATCTAAATTTACTAGGTTTATATGAAGTAAATTTTGTGAAAAAGTAATATGGTTTTTTCAATTTTTATAATTCGTTAGGTTATATAAAACGATTTTTAAGATTTTATTCAATTAATTTTTATATAGGAGATTAAAATTATGGAAAATAATGGTTTTCGTAGAGTAATGCGAATGTCTGAAAGTAAGGCTCGTGAAGTTTATAATGAAAAAATGTCAGAACGTGAATCAAAGATTATGAAAATGAAAGAAAAGTTTGCTAAATCAAAAGGTTTGGCTCTTTCAGAACGTAAACTTGATGAAATGTTCGATAAGGATGCAAAAAAGGCAGAAGCACTTCTTTGTATGCTTGAAAACACAGAACGCAATGCTTATAATAACCCAATTCTTTTACAAAACGCACAACAGATTGCAACAATGAAAACATTGAATGAATCAAGAATGACTGAAGCAATGCAGACAGGCGGTGCAATGGGATTGATGTTACCTACTGATATCGTAAAAGTAGTTCGTATTGGTTATACAAACAACATCGCACAAGATGTATTCGATGTTTGGGGTATGACTTCAATGAAAGATAGCATTTACAAACTTGAAACAATTATTGGTTCAACAGAACGTGGTGCTACTGCAGGCGATGTAGTTTATGAAAAATATGGTGAAGGTCGTTATCCTTCAACATTTGAACGTGAAGCACTTACAGATGGTGGTTCACATACTACTTATTCTGCAACTCTTTCAAACGTTCCACTTCTTCCATTCAAAGTAATGGTACTTGTAAACGGTGAACAAGTTGGTGCAGATAACGGTGCGGGTGCTTTGGTTGGTGCAACTCTTTCAAGTGGTACAATCAACTATACAAGTGGTGCCGTTTCTGTAACATTCAGTTCTGCACTTTCTGCAACTGATGTTGTTGAAGTAGAATATGCTTATGACTTTGAAGCAACAAACCTTTTCAATAAGACAGGTTCTGTACTTCTTTCTTTGGTTGAATACATGTTCTCTGCTCAACTCTATCCACTCGCTGTAGAATGGACAAGATTTAGTGAAGATTTGATGAATTCTAAACTTGGAATTGGTGCTAAGGATATGCTTATTGCAGGTGCAGGTGATGAATTCCGTAAGGCATTTGATGAAACATGTATCCGTAAGGGTATTATGGCATCAAGTTGGACACAAGCAGTAACATTTGATACAGATTTCGCTAGTGCGGGTAGTGATAGTTCTTATGAACATGCACAGTCTGTACTTAATGCTATTATCAGTGCAGAAGGTAAAACATATAAGGCTCTTGGTCGTTATGCAGATACTTCTAACATTGTTTGTGATTTCGATACTTATTCATATCTTACAAAACATCGTCAGTTTGTTGCTAGTACACCATCTTCAAAAGTTGGTATCTTCAAGGTTGGTGAAATCGCAGGTCGTGGTGTATTTGTTGCTCCACCAAATGTAATCACTAATAGTGGTGAAGCATACATCTTTGGTAAGGCTGTACAAGGACAGAATGTTGATGCACCAGTATCAGTCGGAAGTTTTGGTGGTGCAATTTCTACTAACCCAATTGAATTGAAGAACTTCAACTCACAGATGGGATTAGGAATGTATCTTGATGTTAAAACAAACAATAAGAAATTTGCAACAAAACTTGTTCTTGAAAACTTATCACCTAATTCGTAATCAAATTAAAAATTATCACTTGACTAAAATCAAGTGATAACTTAAACTTTGATAGAATGTTGTGAAACATACATAAGGAAGAATGATTAATTTCATTCTTCCTTATTTTTTCTAAGGAGTTAGATATGGATTATACAGTAAAGTATGTAAATCAATATTTTAATCTCAATAAAGCAACTTTAAAAAAGGTAAGAGAATATTTAAATATACAACTCATTAAAAAAGGAAAATTTTTAATTTTTTCACAAGAAGATTTTGATAAATTAAATCTTTTTATTAAAGAAAATCCAAACACAAGAACATTTTTTCAAAAACAAACTTTTTTGAAAAAATATGGTGTAGATAATCCTATGAAATTAAAATCTGTTAAAGAAAAAGCAGATAATACAGTTAAAGAAAAATATGGTGTAAATAATATTTCTCAATCTAATGAAATTAAGAATAAAAAGAAATTTACAAGTTTAAAAAATCATGGTGTAGAAAATCCTTCTCAAAATAAAGATATTTTAAATAAAATGTTTAATACTAAATTGAAAAAATATGGTGATAAAACATACGGTTCTTTTTCATCAGAAATTCATAAAAAATCGATGATTAAAAAATATGGTGTGGATAATCCAATGAAAAATAAAGAAATCATTGATAAATCTAAATTTGTAAAAAATGAAAATAAGAAAATTAGATTAAAAAAATTTGAAAATTTATTTTCTGTATCAGAACTTTGTCAAAAATATGAAAGATGTTATGATAATATGTTAGATATTCTTAAAATTAAAAATATTAATATTATGAAAATTTCTGATTCATATTATATACATGAATCAGAATTATATAAAATAGAAGATTATATAAAAATATCTGTTTCTAAAAGAGTTTCTAATGTAGAAAAAGAATTATTAGAATTTATTAAATCTATTTATGATGATAAAATTGTTGAAAATGATAGAAAGGTAATATTTCCATTAGAACTTGATATTTATGTTCCTAATAAAAATGTAGCAATTGAATTTAATGGTGTTTATTATCATAGTAATAAATTTAAAGATAAAAATTATCATTTTAATAAAACAAAACTTTGTGAACAAAAGAATATTCGATTAATTCATGTATACGAAGATGATTGGCTTTATAATAAGGATATTGTGAAATCCATGATTGCAAGTTCATTGGGAATTTATGAAAGAAAAATATTTGCGAGAAAATGTGAAATAAAAGAATTGAACTTTAATGTTTATAAAAATTTTATGGATGAAAATCATTTACAAGGTTTCGCTAAAGCATCTCATTATATAGGATTATTTTATAATGATGAATTAGTTCAATCTGTAGGAATTAATTATAATGGATTAAATAATATATGGGAATTAAATCGAATGGCTACAAAATTAAATTGTCAAGTTATGGGTGGGTTTTCAAAATTAGTAAATTATTCCATAAAAACATTTGATATAACTGAAATGAATTCTTATGTATTTAGAGCATGGTTTAATGGTAAAGGTTATGAACAAGTAGGATTTAAATTTGATATGGAATGTCCACCTACATATTGGTATATTGTTAATGATAGAAAAGTTAATAGAATGAATTATCAAAAAAATAAAATTAAAAGAAAAGTAGAAATTGGTGAATTAAAATATTTTAATAAAAATGAAACTGAATTTGAAAATATGGCGAAAAATGGTATTAATTGGATTTGGGATTGTGGTAAAATAAGATTAAAGTTAAAAATTTAAAATGCAATTCATTTTCTTCTTTCTAATATGAAAGATAACGGATTTTATCGTATTTATGATTGTGTATAATGAAAGTAAAATGGACTAAGAATTAATATATTTCACTTTAAGATTTCCACAATCATAGATTATTCGGTATCCGTTATTAAACATATTATCTTTTTCAGATAAATTTTTATCAAAAGATTTTAGTATTTTATTTAATTTATGTTTCTGATATTTAATTCTTGATTCTCTAATATTACATCCTTTAGGAATATAAAAATAATTAGGTTTACTTCTTCCTACAATTTTCCATGAACTAGATTCATAACCTTTACCATTAAATAATCTTAAATCCACATAAGAATATACTTTATTTATATTTAATTCTTTACATGTGTTTTTCATTAATTTAGAAAATCCACCTACAATTTGAGTGTTTAATTTTGTACACATTCTATGAAGTTCAATTTCACCTTTTTTAAATCGTGATGCACCTAAACCTATGCATTGTACTAGTTCATTATTATAAAATAAACCATACATCCATTTAGAATTTACACATCCTTGAATGTGATTTTCATTTAAAAATGATTTATATGTTTCAGAATTTATTTCTTCAAATTTGCAATTTCTAGCGAATATTTTTCTTTCATAAATTCCTAGAGAAGATTTAATTATAGATTTACAGATTTTATTTTTTAAAATCCATTCATCTTCAAAAAATTGAATTAATCTTATTCCTTTATCTTTACATTTTTCATATTTATTATAATGATAATTTTTATCAATCATAGAATGATAATATAATCCGTTATATTCTATGGCTACATTTTTATTTGGAATAAAAATATCAAGTTCAGATGGTGTTATAATGTGGCGATTATTTTCTAAAACTTCACCACTATAAATAGATTTTATAAAATCACAAACTTCTTTTTCTGATGAAGAAACATGAAAATCTTTACAGATTCTAATGTAAGATAATAATTTATCAATATCCGTATTTTTTACAAAAATATTATTTTTATAAACTGTATAATCGACATTGGATTCTCTAATTTTTAAAGCCATGTGTCCATATTTATTGTAATTTAAATTATATTTTTCATTTATATGGATAGAGGATAAACAATCGTTTTTATCTTCATATTCTTTTATAAGGTTTGCTAAATTTTCTTCTCTTTTAATTTTTCTTGATTCAGAATTATTTTTTGCGATAGATGAAAATTTTTCTTTTGCTTCATCTGTTTTCATATAATTATCACATCCATAATGATTAATATATGATTGTTTCTTTTTATCTTTTATTTCTTTAGATTGAGATGCGTTATTTACTCCATATTTTTTATAAATACTTTCATTTCTAAATTCTGATGAATAGTTTGGATGTTCATTTATAAAGTTTTTAATTTTATCTATAACATCAATGTTGTATAATTTTTTATTTCCTTTAATTAAAGGTGTTATGTTAATATGATTTAATATTTTTAACAATGAATCTTTATCTTTATGTAATTCATTTGCAATATCACCAATTGTAATCATTCCATTTTTTGATTTATTGGAAAAATCAGAAATATAATTTTCACCGTATTTTTTAATACAAGTTATTTTTCTTCTTTCTGTAGAAGGTAGTGAGAAATATGAAATTACATCTTTATCATCGTTAATATATGTTACTTTTCTACTAATTCGATTTACTGATTTTGAATGTTTACAAATTTCATCATAAGATAATTTTATACCATGTAAATCATAAATGATTTTTCTTATTTCAGATACAGTTTTCATATTTCCTCCACAAATAATTTTATTAGAAAAAGTTGGATTATTCAATTGAAAAATTAACTATATTTATAGTTATAATAAGGAGATTTATATGGCACACATGATAGATGTATTAGCAACAATGGGTGAAGATGCTTTGCAAAATCATTTTCAAATTGTGATTCCCGCTTTTTCTTTTTTAGGTACAAATATTGCAGAAATTAATATGCGAGTTTTAACTGTAGATTTACCTAGTTATGAAATCGAAACATACGAAATTAATAAACGTGGTCGTAAATTTAATAGACCTAGCGGGGTAATGAGTTTTACACCTGAAATTTCATTCACATTTAGAGCAGATAAATATTGGAGATGTTATAATTCTCTTATGACATGGATGCAATATGTTCAAAACAATCAAACTATGGCAATGGGTAGCGATAGTGGTGCTAACGGTGAAGGCGGAGGTGGTTCTACTTTCCGTACAGATGTTGAAGTATGGTCATTGACTAATCTTACCGAAACTGCGACACCAAATAATATATGGGTTGGGCAAGGTGCTTATCCAAAATCTATTGATGCTATTTCATTTGACGAAAGTAATGGTGAACCTATTGAATGTTCAGTAACACTTGATTGTATGAATGTTAAATTTCCTTCTGCATAATTGAGTTGATTTTTTATATAAAATCAACAATTCATATTCCACCCTAAAGGGTGGAATATGAATTGTTGTAAAATCATACTTGCAATCTTAACTATATTACTATACAATATGTGAAAAGTTTTATTAAAGGGGTAATTATCTTAATAAAGAAATATGACAAAGAACGAGAAAATTAAACAAAGTCATAAAGAAACTTATCTTAAAAGAAAAACTCAATATCTGAAAGTATTTGAGTTGAAGATTAATTGTCATCATACTTCTAAAGAAGATTTTCAAAAATTAAACGATTGCTTTAGACAAGCCAAGTGGGTAATTAATGATGTAATTGGTTCAAATGATATTTTTAATTATAATTATAAAGACCATAGAACTGTAACAAATAAAGACAAGGATGGAAACAATGCCGAACGGAAAATTACATTGCAGACTGGAGTACATCAAGAATTAGTAAATTCTGTAAAAACTGACATTTGTAATCTTTCAAAAGCAAAAAAGAAAGGAATTCAAGTTGGTGCGTTAAAATTCAGAAAGAGTGTAAATAGAATCTATCTTCGTACAGGAATGTTAAAAATAAAATCATCTAAAACAGTTTCAATTCCTATGTTTAGGAAATTATCAGTTTACGGATTGGAACAGTTTATAAATATTCCTAATTTTGAGATAGCAAATGCGAATTTAATTCGTAAATCTAGTGGATTTTATATAATGGTTACTGTATTCTTTCCTAAAGAAAGTAATGTAATAAAAACAAATAAAACAGTTGGTCTTGATTTTGGCATTAAGACTGCAATAACAACTTCTGATGGAGAAAAGTTTGATTGTAATAAGCAAGAAACTGAATACTTGAAGTATTTGCAACGACAGTTGCACAAGAAACAAAAAGGTTCAAAGCGTTATTACAAATTGCTTAATCAAATTCAGAAGGAGTATGAACATATATCTAATCAAAAAGATGATGTTGCAAATAAGATTGTTTCTCATCTTCTTAAAAATTATGATGTAATTTATTTTCAAGATGAGCAGATTACAAAATGGAAGAAAAATAAGCAGATGAAAAAATGTGGATTTTCTTTTGGAAGACAAGTACAATCATCTTGCTTAGGTAGAGTTAAAGGAAAACTTGTTGCTCTTGAAAAGAGTGGAAGAAGTTACAAAATTTCCAAATGGCTACCTACAACTAAATTTTGTCCTAATTGTGGATGTCTGAATATGGTCACACTTGATGAAAGAACTTATGTTTGTGATTGCGGATATTCAAGAGATAGGGATGTTCATGCTTCTAAAAATGTAAAACTGTTTGGTTCGACTAAAAGAACTGAGTGCTTGGAACAAGCCTCCGCTGAGGTATCAGTCACTACACAATCAATTGCTAGTCGATTGGTTATGCAAATTGAGCCGTTGAAGCGAAAACAAAAAGCCACCGCCTTAAAAGGCGGTGCGTAGTTCACCAAACTTAATTTAATATAAATATAAGGCATCTGAATTACAATTCGGCTAACTGTACTTCTTTTGCCGAATTGTGAGGTATGGTTATGGATTGTAAATCAGATGTTTTTTTATCTAAAAATGAAATTATAAGAAGAACGGGTCTAACAAAATTAACATTGAATCATTTTTTAAAATGTAAACCTTATGAATTAACAGAATCTAATTTTGAAAAAATAAAATCAGAAATTGATAAACAAAAAGAAATAAGAAACAGATATACTAAGAAAAACATTTGCCAAAAATTAAATATTGATAAATCGACATTAGACAGACGATTAAAGAAATTAAACATTCGTGGTGAAGAATGTTTGTTAGATGGAAATATTTATTTTTCTGCAGATGAATTTGATTCTGTAAAAAAATTATTGAAAGAAGAATATGAAGAAAAACAAGATGAATTACAGAAAAAATTAAATAAAACTCATGGATATAAAAATATTTTAAATGAAAAGATAAAAGAAAAAGAAATTAAATTGGGATTAAAATTAACATCACATCGACAATTATGTAAAAAATTTAATTTAAATAGATGTTTGATAACAAAATATTTTAAGCAATTAAAAATTAAACCAATTTATATAATGCACAATGCGTTTTATCATGATGAAGATATTAAAAAATTGGAATATTTTATTTCTCATAGAAAAGAATTTACAAAGAAAAATAATCTTGAAAAATATGGAGTAGAACATCCGTTTCAACTTCAAGAAATAAAGGATAAAGCAAATAAAAGCAGAATTGAAAAATTGATGAAAAATAAATCTAATTTATATTCTGCATCAGAATTATCAAAGATTTTTGATAAGGATAGAACTACTGTTACTTTAGCAATAAAATCATTGAATTTAAATTATATAATGATAAAAAATAATCTTTGTGTAGATGAATATTCTTTTGAAAAATTAAAGGAGTATTTTTCTACAACAGAAATGAGTGGAACTTCTTATGAAGAAAATGAAGTATTTGATTTTGTAAAATCTGTTTATAAAGATAAAATTATTAAAAATTGTAAAAGAATAATCTCTCCTAAAGAATTAGATATTTATATTCCAAATAAAAAATTGGCTATAGAATTCAATGGATTAAGATGGCATAATGAACTAGGAAAAGATAAAAATTATCATTTAAACAAAACAAAATTATGTAAGGAAAAAGGAATAGATTTAATTCACATTTTTGAAGATGATTGGATATATAAAAAAGATATTTGCAAATCAATAATTTCATCAAGATTGGGAATTTATAAAAGAAAAATATTTGCTAGAAAATGTGAGTTTAAAGAAATTACTAGAAAAGATGCTAAAAAATTTCTTAATAAAAATCATATTCAAGGATATTGTAGGTCAAATAAATTTTATGCACTTATTTATGAAAATGAAATTGTACAGATGATTTCTATCACATTAAAAGGCTTTCATGATGGAAATACAGAATTAACAAGAATGGCAACTAAATTAAATTATCAAGTGGTCGGTGGATTTTCAAAGTTGATTAAAGATTTCTGTAAAATAAATAATTGTCATAAAATTGTAAGTTATATTGATAAATCTTTATTTAATGGTAAAGGATATTTTAATGTTGGTTTTAAAATTGTAAAAGAAAACTCACCGAATTATTATTTTGTAGTAAAAGATAAAAGAATTCATAAAAGTAATTTTAGAAAGAATAAATTAAAGAAAATGTATGAAAATGGAATTATAAAATATTTTGATGAAAATGATACAGAAAAGAATATCTGTTTCAAGAATAAAATTTATAGAATCTATAATTGTGGTACTACAAAAGTAATTTATATTAGAAAATAACTTGACATTTCTTAATCAATTTAATATACTATAATCATCTTAGATATATGAGAGGATATTTATATGAAAGCAAGTGAAATTGTAACAAATGCTTTTGGTGGAAATTTGGTAAAAGATTTTGCAGATAAAGTAAGTAATGACCTTTATCATATTGCAAGAATCGTAAATAATTGGGAACTTGATACTACTACAGAAGAACTTACTTCTCTTGATACTGATTTGTACAATTTTATGGAACAGAATGAAGTACCATCTTGTAGAGTACAGATTTTCAAAAAAGATGATTGGTATTTTGGAATTCATATCAATTATGAAGAAGTTGAAAACTTTGATTGGGAAGTATCTGAAAAGGTTGAAAAACTTCACGCAGATGATTATGAGATTTCTAAAGATTCGATGTATGACTATGATTGATTTCTTTACAAATTGTTTTTTTTTGTATAATTATCCTTATAAGGAGAATAACTTATGAAAGAATTAATTAAAGACTTATCTAAGGTTGTAAGAAAAGCAATTGAAAATACACTTGAAGATAATTATCTTATGGATTTTGAATGCGAGGTGTAGAACCTACATTAAATGCAGAATCATATCAAGATTCAATTTCCACAGATGCAAATATCTATATTGATATGATGTGGTCAAGTGGTGATAGACCTAAGAATAAAAAGGTTAGAAGTTATGTTGATGTTGCAATCGATACAATGGAAAATGAAATGGATGAATTTGTAGCAGAAGGAAAAAGTGAAGAAGATGCTTATCTATTGGTACTTGAAAATAATAGAGAATACGACCCGTTTATTGAAGTTGTGTGTAAACCTAGATATTTTAGACGTGAAGAAGGATTTGAAGTTTGTGATTTGACAATTTCTATGGCAATGTTTAGTTATAACGGTGCTAAAATTGTAGAATATGAGCCTAAACTTATTTCAATTACTACAATTGCTAAAGAAGAAAATATTAATCCAAACTACATTAGTGAAGATGATTTTGAATTTGAAAGGGGAGGTTATCCCGTTGAAGAAGAAATCATTGAAAGATTTATTCAAGACACAATTCAAGAATATGTAGCACAGTTTTAATTAAAAAATCCCTAGAATAAACTCTAGGGATTTTTATTTTTAACTAACTATTGTTTTTATGGAAGATGAAGAATTAGAAAATGAAGAAAATAATGATGAATCGGTAAATTTGAAAGATTTATTATATGATGCTTTTTTATCGTGTAAAGAAATTCCTACAGATGAAAATTTTTGTAATCAGTTTATAAATGCAATTGAAACATTTTTTGAAAGTGGACATGTTTATACAGTCGATAGTGGTACAGTAGGAAGTTCACCGTATGTTGGTGTAGGTGTTTCATATTATATAAAAGGAGATACATCAAGTGCAATTTCATCTTTATTAAGTGTGGTAAAATTATTGTCTGCTATAACTGTAGGTGGAGAAGTAGTTTTGGCAAATGGTATTTCATCTGCATTAAATTTGTTATTTTTAAATTCTCAAATTTTATGTTTGAATAGTGCGGGTAATATGAGTGGAAATCTTACTTTTGATATAGCATCTTCTTTAGGTACATTATTGACTGCAGATTTTATTGAAATAAATCAATTAGAAGGTGAAACTCCCGAACAATACAATGAACGATTGGAAATTGGAACAAAATATAAGGATACAGATGAATGTTTATGTGATAAAATGGCAAATCATATTCAAGGAATTTTGGAAAATCCATTATTAAGTATTGTAAATACAAGTGGTACGGGAACTACTCAAAGTGTAGTTGGTGTAGGTTCTTGGCAATTAGAAGAAAAAGAAGAAGATGAAGAAAGTGAAGAAGAAAGTGAAGAAGAAACAGAAAATACAACTATTTCTTAATAAGGAGTAGTTCATGACATTAGATAATATATGTACTTGGTCAAATAAACCTGATGATTTAATTTTGCAAAATATGTGGTACATTGAAGTTACTGATAGAGCCAATAATAGTGAAAGTGCGAAATTTTCAGATGGTAAATGTTTGTTAGATGTATATGTTCAGTCTGTAAATGTTCCTTTTTCCAATGTAGAATTAGAAAAAACAGATTTTGGAATGATTAATGTTAAAGAACGTAATTTTCCTAGTTCAGTAACTATAAATTTTTTTGATTCTAAAAAAACAATATGGTTATCTAAATTTAAAAAATGGCAAGATACTATATTTGATTTTGATAAGAACTGTGTAAAAAATGGTTGGAGAAAAGAAGGTAAAGATTTTCACATTACTCAAATAGCAATTCAAAGAAACAATGACGGATTTGTAAGAAATATAGAGAATAGACTTACTTCACAAGCAATATTAGCGTTAGTCGGATATGTTGATTTAAATAATATTGAAGTTCATAAAATTATGACACATGAACTTAAAAATTGTTATATTTCTAAAATTGATGATTTTGATTTAGGTGTAGATAACGGTGAACCTATGGAATTTAGCATTGAATTAGAATGTGAAAAATCATCAACTACATTTTATAATGGTGTAAATGATTTAATTACTTTATAACTATTAATTATACATGGAGGATTTTTTGTATGAGTGATAAACCGTCAAGATTAATTATTGATGAATTTAATCAAAAAGTAGATGTTGAAGAAATTGACAAGAAAATAGAAAGCGATAAAAAAATTCCATCTTCTTATGTTGAAATTAAATTACCTTCTTTAGGTAAATATGGTTGCCCTAAATCTTTACATTTTAGGGATTATAGTTTTTCTGATGTAATGGATTTAAATATTCATGATGAAACTAATCAGAATTTATGTAAAGTTTTGACAAATTTGAATTATGAAAAATTTGATGTTTCTAAACTTTCTGAAAAAGATGTAGTTGTAATTTTATATTCATTACACAAAATGTTTGTTTCAGATACAATCGAAAAGAAAATTTATATCGATGATTCTTTGGAAGAAGGAACAGAAGAAGGTCAATTAAATCATAAAGATAACATCGATACTGTAGATATTTCATTATCAGAATTAAATATTCAGAATTTGGGATATGACGAAAATGATGATTTCATTGGTGATGTAAAAATTCCATTTACAATTAAAGATACTAGAACTAATGATAAAATTAAATTAAGAATTCCTATTTTGGATGATTCTTATAAAGCAACTGCATATTGTAAAGAATTTTTCAAAGATGAATTGTTGAAATATACAAACATTAAAACACAATTATCTAAACTTCAATCTATTAAAAATGAAGAAAAACAAAATGCTATGTTTGAAGAATTTTATTCTAAGCATGAAGATGAATGTAAGGAATATTATGATTTAATTGAAAGAATGACAGTTATGGTAACTAAAATTGTTCAAGCCATGCAAATTGTCGCTTTTAATGATAAAGAATGTGAATCTTTGGAAGAAAAATTAAGTCTTTTCAATGATAAAATTTCTAGTGGTGTATGGGTTCAATATGAGAAGTTTTTGGAAAAATTTAATTTTGGTATAGTTGAAGATGTAAATGTTTTTATTCCATCTTTGAATAAAAAGGTGGTGAAGAAAATTCCCTTTCAATTTACCGATTTCATACCAACTAATGACCGAACAACAGATGATAGATTTGTTGTCGAATTTGATTGAACTTAATTTTGGAACATATCATGATTTAATGTCTGCACCATATAGCAGAATTATTAAATTGTCAAAAATGTTGGGTAAAAATTACAAGGATAAATTAAAGGCAAAACAAGAATACGATGTTTCTTTAATGAAAGCCTTTAAATGCCCTTTATATACTAAATAAGTATAGTAAAATCCCTATTCGTAACTATTTAGATGAATAGGGATTTTTATATTATGGCAAGTAAAACAAGTACAAATAGAAATGCAAGAGCAAATATAAACAATAATAACAATTTACATTCCTCAAATCCTTTAGGTGTAAGTAAACCATCAAAAATGGATGATAATACTTATAAATTTATGAATGAAATTTTGAAAACCGAATTGACAAAATTAAATGATAATTTAAATAAATTTGGTAAATCTTATGAAGAAGATGTGAAGAAAAAAGCAGAAGAACAGAAAAAAGAATCAGAAAAAAATAAGCGATTGAAGGAATTGGAAAACACAATGATTCAATTAACTAAGAGTTTATCTGAAGGAAAAATCACAAGAGAACAATTTGAATTAAAAGAAATAGAATTCATGGATAAAAGAAATGAAATCATGAATAAAGAACAAATTGAAGAAACGAAAAAACAACAAGAGCAAATGAAAAAACAACAAGAAATGTTCAAACAATCTTTTGAAGAAAAAGATGCACAAATAAAAGAATTTTTTGAAAGTACAATGAAAAATGTAACTAAAGTTGTAGAAAAAAATTCTACAAGTTTGCGTGGTGCTTTTCTCGGCCCGTTTAATTTATTACTTTCTCCATTTGAAGAATTTTTTGGAGGAAGTGTTTTTAGTGGACTTAAAAATTTCTTTACTAGAAAAAAATTAACAAAGAAACATCCACAAGAAAAAGATTTGTTAAAAAATAACGAATATACGGGTATTTATATTATTGATAAATTGAAGAAAATGATTGGAAAAGAAAAAGATGATGGTCTTTTTGGTGGTATTTTTGGTAAGATAAAAGGTGTTGGTGAATTTTTTAAAAGTTTACCATTATTATTTACAACTTTATTTCAACTCATTAAGAATATTCCTATTCTTGGAAAAGCATTAAGAGGAATGATGCTTTTGATAAAGTCTTTTGGTAAAAACTTTTTAGGAAAAGGTGGTGGACTTTTTAAATTTTTAGGAAGTGGTGCAACAAAAGCGGCGGGTAAAGCGATGTTACCTTTAGCAATTATTACATCTGTTATTGATGTTATAAAAGACGGTATTTTAGGTATGTTTAAGGCAAAAGAATGGGGAGTTGGAAAAGGTGCGAGTGCTTTAGGTGGTATTTTTGGTGGATTAGATAAAGGCATTAAAGGTGCTTTTAAAAATATGGGAAAATGGATGGGTATTGGTGCAGTAATTGGTTCTGTAGTACCCGTTGTTGGAACAATTGCAGGTGGTTTGATTGGTGCAGTGATTGGTGGAATATTAGGATTTATTGGTGGTGAAAGAATGTCAAAAGCCTTTAATGCTATCGGTAAATTCTTTGTAAACTTATTCACTGTTTGGATTCCTGAATTCTTTACAAAAAAAGTTCCTGCATTTTTCAAGGTACTTTTGGATAGTTTAAAATCAAAGAAGAAATTATTGGGAAATATGTTTGTAAATACTCTTGGTTTTATAATTGCTCCAATACCAACATTAATTAAAACATTTTTTTCTAGTGGTTTAGCAAGTAAAGTAGGTGGTCTTTTAGATAGAGCAATAGGATTTATTTTTGATGCAGTTAGTAATTTATTTGGTTCTGATGTAACATGGGAAGATGCTAAAAATAAAATATCTGATTTTATGGATAAAGTTGTAATTGCACCTATTAAAAATTTCTTATCTGCAATTTCTGATTTCTTTGTTTACGCAAGTGAAAAAATAAATGAAAATGGTTTTTTCAAAGGTGTAGCAGAAATTGTAAGTGGAATGTTCTTTAAAGATAAGAAAACGGGTAAAACTGATTATGAAACTTGGAAAAGTAGTAGAACTGTAGATGTAAATGACGCAATTATTAAATCAGACGGTACAATTATACGTACATCTGTAGATGATAATATTATTGCTACAAAAAATATTCCACAAAATTTAAATTCTATAAGAGTAGATTCTAATAAAGATTTAAATAACAATTTAGGTTATGTGGGTATGAGTTCTAATGCATCTGAAAAAATGGACAAGATTATAGATTGTTTGGTTCAGATTGTTAATAAAAATCTTGAAGTTGTATTACCTTCTCAAACAAGAAGTGATTTAGATTTTTTAGTAGGGAGTAGATAATGATTCTTAATACTATAAGTAACGATAGAGGAAGAAAATTAAAAATAACTCAAAATGGAAATGATATTATTTCGCAAATATTATATATTGATGGTGAATTTGATTTAAAAACAAGTTCTAATTTTAATTCACTTTGGAAAGCAAGTTCTAATAATTTGTTGAATATTGTTTCATCTTCTTTTAGTTTTGGTGGTAAAAGTTTACCTAGTGGACAATTTGCCATGCAAGGTGTTCAAGTATGGGAAAGTACAGAACCTTTAGAGTTTACTATTTCTGCCCATTTATATATGAATGATGATGCTTTTAGTGATGTAGTAGCACCCGCTATGGCTTTAGTAAATTTATCATTACCTACAAAATCAAAATCAATTATTGGTAAAGACGGTAAAATAAATATAGGAACATATACTATAAATTTAACAACATTGATACCCCCTGGCCCGAATATTGAAGCGATTTTACAAGCAAATGGAAGTGCTACAGATGATAAAAAATTTGGTAGTTTGGAATCTGTAAAATCTAAAGGTGTATTTACTGTAAAGATTGCAGATTATGTAACTATACCTAACGTAATTATAAAAGGTGTTGATGCTCAATTTTCTAAAATATTGGATGAAAAAGGTTATCCAATTGAATGTGAATTAAGTTTTGAATTTAGAACACTTGAAATTGCTACAACTGATATGTTGGATAATATTTTGGAATCTATGAGAAAACCATCAATAGATGATAATACACAAGTACAATAGGAGTATGAATAATGAAGAATAAATATCAACTTATGAGAAATTCAGAATTTACAGATAGCGATGGTAATAATTATCCTGATTTATCTACATTCCCGTTGGAAACTTTAGTAATTAATACTAAACCGTTGAATTATTCTTTAACAGAAAATGACTGTTTAAGATTTTTTGATTTGATTTATAAATATTATGGAAATTTTGATTTCTATGATGATATGATTTTGTGGTTGTCTGATGTTGAAGATATTACATTGGAATCAAATTTTGAAAGAAAAATAAATCTCATTTCTAAAAAGGATTTAGATTCATGGTATTTGTCATCTTTAATCGGTGAAGAAGTTAAAAAAAGTACCAAAATGGAAAGTACGGATTTGGAGGATTTCTAATATATGGCAGATGCATTTGGAAATTATTATTTGAATTTAAAAATAGATGATGAAGTAATTGATGTTGCACCATCTGCTTATGTATTTACTGTATGTGATTCTATATATTCTATTTTTCCAAAAATGAATATGACATTTTCTGATTCTAACGGATTAATGAATGAATATTTAGGATTAATAAATGGTACAAAATTAACAATATCAATGGGTAGGTCTGAAAATAAAATGATGACTTGTTCTTATCGTGTAGAAAAGAATTCTGTACCACAACAATATACTCAAAACTCAATAGCGGGTGATATTGAATTATCATTGATTCATGATTGGTATTATCATCAAGGTAAAAAATGTGTAGCATATAATAATAACATTTCTGATATTGTAAACGATATAGCAAATTCTTATAAATTTGATTCTATCAACGTAGATGATACTTTGAATCAAGGTGTTTGGTATCAACCTTACATGGAAGATTATAAATTTATTAAAGAATTATTATTACCTTTTGCATACTCAACTAATGCAAATAAAACACCTTTTTTCTTTTTTATTGGATGTGATAATACATTCAATTTTAAGAATTTAAATATTTTAAATCAACAGACACCAATTAAAGAATTTGAATATTCTTCTATGGGTATGGTAAATAATTTCTCAACAAAAAACATAAATACTGTAAACTTTTTACAAGAATCAGAAGAAGAAATGAGAAATTCATATCATAGAATTTTAGGTCATTTTAATAATAAGGGAGATTGGGTAACTGATAATGATAAATCTTTAATTTCAGATTATCCATCAAATGATAAAAACCCTATTCCAATTAGAATTAATGAAAATAATATCACTGATATAAAGAATATTATTGATGAAGATACTTATTCTACAGAAATTAAAAATAATAGATTGGGATTTGAAGTTAGTGGACTTGATAAAGAATTTTTCATCGATAAAATATTGATAACTGTAAATTTTGATTATCGATTAAGAAGTGGAAAAAAGATTAAGGCAACATTCCCTATAAAAGATATGGATGGAAATGAAATGGATTCTCTTAGAAATTCAAATACATATCTTATAGAAACATGTTATCATAAATGGGATGGTAATAAAGCATATACTATTTTAATATGTTCTAAACAGACTGTAAAATTGACAAGTTCTTATAGAAACTTAGGATTAATTGTGAGTAGGTAAATTTATGGATGAGTTAAAATTATTTACGGCAAAAGTAGTAAGTATATCTGATTCTCAAAAACAAGGTAGAGTTCAAGTTAGAATTTTACCCTACTTTGAAAAAATGAAAGATTCTGATTTGCCGTGGGCATCACCTTTTATATTAGAACAATCTTCATCTACATTAAGTAATGATTTACCTAGAGTAGATTCTACAGTATATGTTTTGGCAGATAAATATTATAAGAAATTTTATTGGCTAGGAAACCGATATTTTTATGGATTATTTGATTTTTCTAAAGTAAGTAATGTTTTAAGTAAAGGAAAAGATGCTAATAAATCACCTATAGACACTACTTATGAAAATTTAATATTCAGATTATATGATGATGGTGGATTGGAATTTCATAATAATAAAGATGGCTCTCATGGGTTTATTCATAAAAGTGGAAGTTTTGCATTATTTGATAAAAATGGTGCTATAGTAACAGAAACACCAAATCAAACATATACTTTTACTAATGGTGTTGATAGTTTAGGCTCATTATTGGAAGAATTAATCAATGACTTAGCGGGACTTGTTACAAGTGGTTCACCAACTAATCATACTTCTCCACAATTAACTGCACAAATGCAAGTATTGTTACCAAAAGTAAAAGCATTATTTAAGTAATTTTATTTTGATTTTCTATCTTTCAAATATTTTTCATTACATTCTTTATCATAATGTAACCAATCAGATTTATTCATATCTGAAAGATAAAACCAATTAGCATTTTCATCCCATTCTAATTTCTTACCATATTTTCCTAGAACTATAGAATATTCATTCAATTCATCCATTAATTCTTTAATGTGAATTGAAATATTTTCTTCATGTTTGTTTAAGAAAGATTCCAATTCTTGAATAAGTGCAAAAATTACAGAATATTTTTCTAATTCAATTTTCTTATTTTCATTGTTTGAAATTGCTTTTGCGTGAGCAATATTTTTTTCAAATTCCTTTTTAGTAGGAACAAAGAATTTGGGTAATTCTTCAATGATTCTTCCGTTTATTTCCATAAAATCCTCCATTTATGAAACATATAGTTGATATTTGACTAGATTTTATAAGGAGAATTCTATGAAAAGAAATAAATTAATCGAAAATTTCAATGCACCTAAAGATTGGGATTTTGATGAAATGATTGAAGAATACGGTGAAGAATATTTAAATGATGTTGGTAGAGATTGGGAAGATTATATTCATGAAATGGATGACCTTCAATATTATTTACAGAAAGAAGATTTAAATTGGTTACTTAATCGTATGTATTTTGGTGGACAATATATTAAAGGTGATTTTGTTTCAAAAGAAACATTTGACCCTAATGAAGAATATTATGTTGTAAATGGTTATGGTAATTTTTATTCTTTATCAGAATATTATAAAAATGACTTCATTAAAGATAAAGTTGAATATCTTGATGATGGTGAAGAATCGTTTTATAATTGGTGTGTAGAACAAGGTTATTTTGAATCTGATGAAGAATAAATGAAAAACCCTAGATGCAAAAATCTAGGGATTTTATATTTTTAATGGTTATAATTAAAAAAAAACGTAAATACTTATTTTTAACTTAACATTTATGATTTCATCTGATATGATAATTATATAGAAAACATGATTCGCTCAAGACTTATTATGTTTGTTTAAAATAATTTGTAAGAGAGGAATAATTATGAAATATTCAATTATGCACGATTGAGAAGGTAAGAGAACTAGAAGAAATGAGTAGTTCGGAAAGACCGAACAAGTGAGGTAAGAGAATGATAGGATATAAGGCTACAGACAAAGACGGTTGTTGCAGAGGTTTTAAGTTTGAGGTTGGGAAAACTTACACCAAAGACACACCGAAAGAAGAATTAGAATGTTGTACAGATAAAGTATTTCATTTTTGCAGAGAACTTTTTGCAATTGAAAAAGAAAGTAATTATAAACTTTCTGAAAGCAGACTGTTTGAAGTTATTGCAGGTGATTATGTAAGGAGTGGTGATAAGTATGGAACTAATTCACTTACAATTCTTAGAGAGATTGAAGGAGAAGAAAAGTTAGAACTTATCAATAGCGGTTCATATAATAGCGGTTCATGGAATAGCGGTTCAAGGAATAGCGGTTCAAGGAATAGCGGTTCAAGGAATAGCGGTTTATGTAATAGCGGTTCATATAATAGCGGTTCATGTAATAGCGGTTCAAGGAATAGCGGT